TAGAATTCTTGCTTGTGATGCGAGAGGTCATGGGTTCAACTCCCATCATACACCCCATTAAATTTTTCTAATCATTCCTCTCAAAAAACCTACTAAGAAGCTTCAAAACTTACTAGGCTTTAGACTTTCTATCATCGCAGATAGTTTTTTCTATTTTTTTTTTACACTTTTAAACTGATCAAATGAAATATAAGAAAGGCGATAAGGTGTTAATGACATCAGAACAATATCCAAAGAATTGGAACAGAGAAAAAATGGATCCTTTTAAAGGGACAACTCAAGAAATAGAAAAAGCATTAGACTATTGCTATTATTTCGTTAATAAAAAATTAACAGATACTGGTTGTAGTTGGACTGATGATCATATTGAGAAATTAGTTTCTTCTGGACAAAGACTATTTCAAACTGGAGATGTAGTAGAAATTACTGCAAAGTATATTGCTCCAGGACATAGTTTTAATATAGGAGATATTGGACAAATATATAGTAATTGGGGACCTAAATATGATGGTAACTTTGCTTATAATGTTAAAGTAGCTGGTTCAATACAAGTAGTAAATGAAAATGCTTTAAAGCTTTCTACTAAAGTCATTTCTGGAGATTTTAAAAGAGGAGATAAATTAGTCTATTTCCAAAAGAAAGAAGGTTTTTACTGTGGATTTTATGAAGGACAAGAAGTAAACTTCAGTCATTATGCAGATCATGAATCTTGTCATTGTATGTCTTTAGATGGTAAAACTCCTCAATTAGTTTATAACAGCTGTTTAAAAAGAGTTGTTGAAAAAACATATAGATATAATCAATCTAATATGTTTGGAATGAAAATTCAATTTGGAGGTGATACTATCTATGAAATAGTAAAAGCATCCAAAAATGCAGATTTTGATTTAAAAGCTGTTCGTACTGGAAGTGTATATGATAATCATTATACTTTAGAAAAGCTTAATACATATCTGGAAAATAGTTCTTGGACTGTAATATCTCTTCCTTCTCAAAATCCATGTAGAGAAGTACCATTAAATGATGCACAGACGAAAAGATATGAGAAGTATGATAAGTACTATGAAACACATGACTATGATGGTGATGATTTTGATGATGAAGAGGAGTATTATGAAGAAGATGAAGAAGAATTTTCTTCTACAGATCATTCAGTACAAATTACACCTCTTGTAGATAAGAAAAAGAAAAAACAGAAAGAAATTCTCATCTTACCACCAGAACCATTAGCTCTTGTATCTAAACCTACAAAAACAAAAAAAGATATTTTAATTTTTTAATCATTCATAAACCAAACATCAAATGAATAAGTTTGAACAAAGGGTAGCAAGTCTCCTTAATGACGATGCAAAAAAGACACAACCTGAAAGGACTTTCAAAGCTGTACAAGCACATCTGAAAGTACAAAATGCTCAACTGGAAGCTAAGAAGCAAGAAGATGAGCAAGCTGTAGAAGCAGCAAAGGATGCCTATGAGGCTGCTAAGTATGTCACATCTTTTGACAAGTACTCATACCTACCTAACCTGCTCAGGGCCAAGAAAAATGTAGAAGAAGCTGAGGCCACTCTGCAACAGACTACAGACAGCATCACTCTGTATACAGCACTCCTCACAGAGTTTGCTACAGAAGATGCTGCACCAGTCCAGGCTTAAGTAAAGATCATGAAGATAGAAGGAGTATAGTAATATATTCCTTCTATTTTTAAAAAAAGAAACAATGGCAAATCAATTAGCAAAAGCAATATTCATTGCATGCACAGGCTTCTTAGGTAAAGTGGATAAAGGAGGTCATCCTTATATTCTACATTGTCTAAGAGTAATGCATAAACTACATACAGATGATGAAGATTTGAACATCATTGCTGTATTACATGACTTAGTAGAAGACTGTCCAGAAGAATGGAGTTTTCCTAAGTTACAGGCTGAAGGATTTAGTAAGAGAGTATTGAATGCTCTTGTTTTATTAACTCATGATAAGGAAGTACCTTATGATGATTATATAAAAGCTATTTCTCATAACCACGATGCTACTATGGTGAAGATGGCAGACTTAAGAGATAATTCCAATATAACAAGATTAAAAGGCTTAACGAAGTCTGATTTTGATAGAATGGAAAAGTATCAAAGAGCCTATACATACTTATCTAAACTCTAATCTTAGAGGCCTTCATGGTGGAACTGGTAGAAATCATGAAGGATATGCAGGAGTGATGAAACTGGTAGCACATGAAACACTTAAAATGTTTTGGGACAAAATCCCGTGGGAGTTCGAGTCTCCTCTCCTGTACTATTTACCTATATTTTTACCCCTATAATTATCAGTATAACTATGACAATTAGGACATAACAATTGTAGATTTTCTAATCTATTATCATTTCTAATTCCATTTATATGATGTAGTTCTAAGCTTATAGGTTTATCTAACCAACAAGTATTTAAACAATTCTCACATTGATGTTTCTTTATTCCTTCTTTAATAAGTCTTTTATTAAGCTTATAAGAAGAATAATAAGCTCCTGTAGAATAGTTTGAATCTACTATTAACAAATCTTGAATAGATTTTTTAGAAGTAAAAGTTTTATTCTTATTGGAAGCTTGTCCAGTAAAATGGGAAATATCTAATTTGAATTGTTTTATTCTAATTTTAATATTAGAGTAATTACCACCAGCCTCTTTAAGATTTAGTTTATTAAGAACTTGTCTAAAAGAAGTAGAATTTTTTACAATCTCTTCAAGATTTTCTTTTGTGTATTTTTTATTCATATTTAGTATTTAATATGGTAAAGATATAACAAAATTTTCACATTTCCAAATTCATCACTAAAATAAGTTAATTTAATGAAACACACCATTAAAGTTAAAAAAACAAGAGGAGCTGCTTACTCAGAAAAAGAGGTAGAACTTATCAAGTATTGTGTCAAGCAAAATCCACAAAGCTTAATAAAAGCTTTTAATAATGCAAGAGCTGCTATTTCTATTAATTTAGGAGTAACTAGAACTTTAAATAGTATTGAAAATAAATACTATAATGACATAAGAAAAGGAGAAAAACTATTTTCTATAAAAGAGGGTAGCAAGAATGTAAAGAATTCATCAAAAAAGATCATATGTATAGCTAAATCTCAAACAATTGTAATAAACAACGGAAGAATTGAGATAGGAGATACTAAGATATTTGGAGATTTTCAAATCACACTCTAAACAACCAACAAATGACAATTTTTATTTTTTATTATCTTTTCTGCATTCTCTTTACAATAGGAGGATCACTTAAAGATTGGAAAAGCTATCCATGGTGGGGAATTGCTCTAGGAGCAATATTATCTCCTATAACCACACCAGTTGTAATAGGACTAACAGTTGCTGTAATATTAGACTAATATGACAAAGGGAGAAAAAAATGTTAGATGCTTTGTTATATTATTAATGCTTATTATGTTTGTATTACCTTTTGTATTAATGCCCACTGGTTGGAAAGAAGATACAATATTGGCAATATGGATGTCATCATTAGTAATATTTTTATTATCAACATTAAGTTTTGTAATAATAAGTAGCAGATCATGATAACAGCAAAAGAAGCAAAAGAAATTTTTGAAAATTCAGGAATAGAAGATAAAGCAAAAGCTATTATTCCTAAGATGGAAGCAGGTATAAGATCTGCAGCATCAAATTCTAAAACAACATATTTACACGATGTCCCAAGTGGAACAACTGAAGCTGTTGTAAAAGAAGTAATAAAGCAACTTACACTTCTTGGTTATAAAGATGTGTCTGCCACTGGATCATATTTTCATATACATTGGTAAAACATATCTTATGAGCAAACCACGCAAAATTTTCAGATTTTATCTAATTTTAGGAGTAGTCCTATTTATAGGCATTCCTAGCACATGTGGAATTTTAGAAGTAGCTAAACCATTATTTGAAAATATATGCATTGTAATAGGTGCTATATATTTATTTAGGCAACTCAGTCTTATAATCACCCCTACTTCAATATGAGGGTTGGGGTGTACTCCCTGGAGTCTTAAATAAGTAATTTATAATCCATTCAGGATAGGTGTTTCTAAGACTGAGTTGCCATATAATTGTGAATAACAATTATATGAATATGTTTTTCCACATACTATATACAGAAAATGTGTAGGGATAGAGTTCATAGAAACTACGGGGCTTTATTCCATCAAACATTGCTATGAATGCACTAAACACCAATAGTGCCTCTTCCCTACATCATCAAATCTAAATATAAAGTCATGGAAAAACTACAAACAGAAATTTTTGGAAAGGAGAAGAATGCTATTAGTCTAATAGAAAAAACTCTATCAGCTAATAGTACTTACAGTGGTAAAATTTCAGTCATTAGACACATTCTAAAGAAGTTTGACAACAGTGTAGATGAATTAGTGTCAGAATGTGTTCTAAGTGCTGAGAGTAGAGATTTACCCTTTTAGAGAATCAACGAGAGATGCAAATAATATTGTGTCTCTCCTTTTACCTTTCTCAATATTCAGAAAATATGTTAACAGTTAAAATATAATATTTTAAGAAACGGTTTATGTATTAATTGGGTTCTACTAAAGCCATATCAATGGACTTTAGATATTTCAAATGCATATTTTCCTACTTCATCGAGATATGATAATTTGATCTTCAACGTATTTCCAGTATCAGAATATAGAGTCCATTCTTTCTCTGAAACTATTACATAGTTCTTATTGAAGAATTTAACCCATGATTGGGTAGCATCTCTATCACTTGGAGATATAATAGTTCTGATTATTTCATCGTAGGTATTGAACATTACAAGAACTAAGGAAGAGTTTGGTTTATCAAACCATGTCAAGGTTTTAGCTTTAGTATCTCCTAGCTTTATATAGTCCTTAACAATCTCTCCATCTATCACCTCTCTAATTTGCTTCTCTGACTGTCCTAGATAGTACTGAGAATAACCTGAAATTGAGAAATAGAGAGAGAAAACTAGGAATAAAAGATACTTCATATTACATGTTTGACGTTACATAAAAAGGCGTGAGATAATTGTCATACTTGTAGTCTGAGGCTCTCGATTGCCCATAAAACAGAATATAACAAGTCTCACGCTGAACGTGTACCTGCATTTATATTCCCTGTTTTATTATGAAGTTTTCGAGATTTCAGACTACAGAGATATACCTGGGGTATATGAATATGATGTTAGCTTTCGCCTATAGATGTAGCTTTAGTTAGTTAATAGCACAAAATTAACTATATTGAAAGTAAATCAAAGTTTATTTTGCCTGAGAAGAAAAGACAATACAAGTCTATAGATGAGCTTACTAAAGGCTTTGATAAATTCATTAAGAAAGAAAAAATCAAAGAAGCTGATAAGGAGCTAAAGAAGCTCATTAAAAGGCCTAAGCAATCAAAGTGACCAGAGTATTAAATATCTGTTTATTACTTCGGTTATTGAATCTAAATGTTACCTCATCAGCATAGAGTTGTAAATACTTTGGAGAGACGTGTATGTAAGAACCTTTAATAGTTCTCTTAAACACAGACCAAAAATTTTCTACATGATTAGTTGTAACATTTCCATTACTATACTCGCCTCTACAGTGATATACAATATCATGCTTGTAGTTTTTAGAAGTGCTTGAGTAGGCTCCCCATTCATCAGACATGACATGCGAGTTCTTAGCCACTTTAGAAAGGATTATAGGCATTATTGAGCTTGCTTTGGTATCTGACATCACTTTAGTGTAAACTTTGCCTGTAGACCTGCTAAAAACTCCAAATACAGGAGTTTTATCCTTAAATGATCTACCTTGTGAGTTTTCTACTTTCTTATCTCTATGTCTGTTTATGTTCTTACCACCTACAAAGGTTTCATCGCATTCAACTATACCAGTAAATAGGGTCTTATCTTCTACAAGAAGTCTTCTAATCTGCATGAGCATACGCCAGCAGGTTTTATAAGTGCAGCCTATTTGCCTTTGTAGTTCACATGCTGATAAGCCATTCTTTGAGGAAGTGAATAGAAACATAGCATAGAACCAATAAGAAAGAGGTGTAGAACTCCTATAGAAGATAGTGCCTACCATCGGATGTATTTGATTATAACATTTAGGACAATAATAACATGTCCTATCTTTTACTCTTTTATATCCATTAGTACTATTGCACTTAGGACAGATTTTAAGTTCACCAAATCTGAGCTTGAATAACCTATCAAGACAAACACTATCTGAGCTATATTCTGCCTTAAAATCCCTTATTGTATATCCTTTAATCTTCATACACAAATATATGAATAATATTTGTAATATGAAAGAAATTAATGTTAATTTTTTAGTTAAAAAATGAGTGATAGTAAAGGTTTAATAGGGTTTGAGAGTTTACATTACATAGTATATTTTTAACCAGAAAAAATAAAAAGTCTCAGGGTTTAGCTGAGACTTCCATCAAATTATCTTTTGATTAAGGTGTAGATATATTTACTACACCAAACAATGAAACAAGTACATAGCCCAGCAGATAATTGGACTATGAAGGACCTAATTAGTTCTTCTTGCACAGAATTGATTAAATTACCTTCAATAAAGGAAATAGAGTATTTCTCTCTATTCTCCAATATTGAAAAGATAAAAAACAGAATTGAATTTAATAACCCCTTATACACATATTAATTATATTAAATTAATTGGGTTGAAGGGATGAATGCCTTTATTTATATTGGCAGTAGTATTCGTATTTCACAGTTAACAAATTTAAACATCAAAACACAATGAGTATTGAATTAAAAAAAACACCCTTAGATGATAAGTATGAAGGATTTATGCTTGCCCTGGATAATCCAGACAAATCAGCATTGATTGATCTCACTTTTCAACTAAGCCCTAACAATGTAAACAAACTCCTATCTGAAAAGAAGAGTTTGGAACTCGAAAGGGCACAAATGTCAAAAACTTTCAAAGGAAAGCACAAAGTGTTTACTCTGGAAGAAGTGAAAGAAGAATGTTTGCAATATAACAGAGCTTTCACGAGAGCTTCTAGGTTTGAAGGAGAGTATTCTCTAGAACTTATGGCTAAGATCAAGGCATTTATAACTGAGTTTGATCTCAATAACCCAGGCAACTTTGAATACACATTCTATTGCATGGGAGAAATGGACAACACAGCAGACAATGTCAAGATCAAAGACTGTGCAAAAGATCCTTTGTTCTTCTACAGAACAAGAAATGATAGTGGAGGAAGAGACTTTTTCATTCTACTTGATGGAGATACAAACTATGTAACTCTGACTAATCTTATCAATGGCTTTGAACAAAAACATGAGCTGTGTAAGATAGTGGGTAGCCTGGTGAAGATCATACTTCCATCAATAGCTGCAGTATTTCTCATCAATCTCTTATTCCATGGAAGTTGTCTATGGTGGGGTTGTATGCTTATTGGCACATTCTTTGGAGCAATAGCTACGCTATTCTACATGATGGCTGTCAATAAAGGAGACTCATACTACAATATGAAGAAGTATCAATATTATACAAATGCAATGCAAAGATGATACCAGGAATAATAATCGTAATTTTATTTATTTTATTTACAAAATATCTACTGACAAATGATACAGATATAAGGATATCCATCCTGAAGTCTTATCTACTAGAGAATCAGTATAATGAAACCTTTACAATATGGTTTCTCTCTCTACTATTTCCAATAACATTGGTACAATACATATTTATCAAAAAAATCAACATGAAAAACATACTCACAGCAATCGTACTAATTGCACTGGCTTCAGCATTAGTATATGGAGGTACGCAGCTAACAGGAAAAGTAATAGATTTCTCTAATACAGAGATCAATGTCAAAAATAACTACAATTCTGAAGTAACAAACAGGACAGCTATCTATGACAAGATGTACAAGGAAATCAGTGCTAACACTGAACTATCTCTCAAAGTAGACTCTTCTTTCAAGGAAGTAGTAGCTATTGTAATGAGCAATAGGCAAGATGGGCCAAACCTTACATGGAAATGGCTTCAAGAATCTAATCCTACAGCTACATATGCACAAGTAGCAGCTTTCTACAGAGATCTTTCTGTTGTAATAAACAATAACAGAGAAGAATTTTTGGCACAAGATAAGCTTTTATCAAGCATCAATAAGCAACATGAAGATCTAATAGGTACTTTTCCCAATAGTCTGTATAATACAGTGCTAAAAAGGAAGTCTTTTGACTACATACCTATCACCTCTACAAGAGCTGAAGAAGTGAACAAAACTCACAAAGATGATGATGTAAAAGTCTTCAAATAATATTTATAATGTCGCCCCTTATTGTTTAATACAATGAAGCTGCCTATGATCTAGCAGTGATTTACCATGTACATTAGGTAATAAAGGGGGCGACATTAATTTTCTAATATCTTAACACTTAAACACAAATGTCAAAACACACAGCTATTCCATATGTTAGAACATATGAAGTAAAAGATGATGGATCTAGGGGAAATCAAACCAATAAGATCACAAAAAATGATCCATATCTTCATATTGAGGATGCTCTTTCAAGATCTGAAAGAAGAGGTCATGTAAAGAAAGATGTACTCAACGGAGAAATAGTATACTACAGGAAGCTCAGAAATGGTAACTTCATGAGTAACTCTGGTCATCAAGTGAACAGAAACTATTTTTTCAGTAAAGCATATCTGAATAAATTTGTACCTGAAGATCAGCCAGCTGAAGAAGTGGTAGCTGAAGAAGTACCAGTAGAAGAAGCTGCATAATATTGAGAAAGAAGGTGCCAGAAATAGTGGTAAAGCTAGGATGTCAGGAATGTAACCCTTCTAGCTATGAGCGAAATTTCTCTTTTTATTAACAACAAACAAGCAATGAAAGAAACTAAATCAAATCTATTTGTTACAAAAGAAATAGTATTACCTAATTGGGCTAAAGTCCCAAGTGGTACTAAATTTGTAGCAAGACTGAGATCAAGAGCAAAGCTCACTACAGGCCGAATTTTTAAATCAGGAAAAACTATATTTTTATGTCAAGAAGATATAGATGGATCATCTTGTTCTAATAAACTAGGATATAAATATTCTTATTCATTATCTGATGGATCTGAAAAAAATCTTAGGGAACAAAATGTTGAGATAATCAGCTTAGAACTTGATCCTAAATTTAAAATTCCTGAAGTAATAAAAATCAGGGACTGGACAGTGGTAATTACTCCGCTGAACATAAAAGTTGGTTGTACAACTGTAACACTTCCCACTATTACTAAAATAATAGGTGAAATGGGATATAAACTCGTCAAAAAGTAAAATGAACATACTAAAAAAAGAAGGTAAGCTATTTGTTTCTAATGAAGCAGTTAGTTGTTTTGAAAAACTTCCAATAGGAGTTTATATGTTGGATCAAGATCCAAGAACAAGTGAATTCTTTCTAATTGAAAAAGAAACATTTACATTACCTAAGAAATTGTATGGTGATTTTGCTTGTGTAGACAGATGGTTAACAGCATACAATAGTGCAGAGAAGAATATGGGAATCATTCTCTCTGGTTTAAAAGGTTCAGGCAAGACCATAACAGCTGAAAAGCTTTGCCTAGATTCCAAAATGCCTGTAATCATTATTAGTAATGCATTTTCAGGTGTAAATTTTATAAACTTCATTACATGTCCTGTAATTCAAAATAGTATCATCTTCATTGATGAATATGAAAAGATTTACAAGGCAGACTTTAGAGATGTTGAAAAAGACATTTTAAGTATTATGGATGGAGCTTATAAGACAAGACTGATGTTTCTGTTAACATGTAACAACTTTACCATCTCAGAATATCTAATCAACAGACCTAGTAGGATAAAATACAGGAAGGATTATGATAATCTTGAGCCAGAGATAGTTGAAGCAGTGATAGAAGATCTACTTGATAATAAGGATAACAAACAAAGCATCTATGAATTCTTTGGAAAAATAGGTATTGTAACCTTTGACCTACTGGTAACAGTAATAAAGGAAATGAACCTCTTCAAAGAAAATGCTATTGAATGTGGAAAACACCTTAATCTTCAGGTGTCAAGTAATCACTATGATGTATATGAGATAATCAATGATAAGGAATATCCTTGTTATAGTATTCAAAGTACTCTTGATTCTGACATTAGAATTGAGAGAAAAATGGATCACTATAAATCTCTAAACAAAGTAGTATCAAGACCAGTATCTTCTGAAACAGATGAAGATGATCTTTATGAAGAACCTAAGTACAGCTATGAAATAGAGATTGAGAAAACAGATATGCAACTTGATAAGGTATCAAGCAGTATAATCATGCTCACTGACACTAAAGATGGCTTTGTATTTAAATTGATCAAAAAACCAATTAGTAAATTGGTATTCTAAAACAATCAAAAAACAACAATGAAGAAATATTTTCTCGGAATAATAATGCTAGTAGTATCACTATCCTCACAAGCATTCTCTGTAGACTCAACAGCAGCTTCTGTAAAGAAGTCTGTAGTAGAAACTGTAGACAGTACTAAGAAAGCTATTGTGGAAACAGCTAATGCTGTAGATACATCAAGGCTCTCAAAGCAAGTGTATGGAGATGTAAAACAAGCCCTTGTAGGCATAGCTTCAGCTCTTAAAGTAGGAGTTGAACATGTATATAAAGTGCTTGTAGTACAACAGATAGTTAAGTCTATCACATGGTTTATACTTCTTCTTATACCAACAATACTCTTTGTAATATTCAAAAAGAGATGTTATGACTGGTGTAAGGAAAACTCAGATGATAGTGATGGTATTTCCTGGCTTGTATATGCAGGTATATGGATAGCATGGCTAGTATCATCAGGAGTAGGTATAGGTCATCTAGATACTATAGTAACAGGATTTGTAAATCCTGAATATGGTGCTCTACAAGATATACTCAACTTTATCCAAACAGTAAAGAAATAATACCATGGGAAAAATTATAGGCTTTGGTATTTTAGCTTTCGTTTTTCTAACAGGACTTATAACATTAGCTATGTGGGGATTTCCACAATATAATGTATATTCTGCTAGAAAAGAAGGAGAAGTATTACTGGCACATGCAAGAAGTTCTAAAGAAGTAGCTGTACAAGAAGCAAAAGCAAAGATGGAATCAGCTTCAATGCTTGCTGCTGCAGATACTATTAGAGCTCAAGGTGTAGCAACATCTAATAAGATTATTGGACAGTCTCTTAAAGATAATCAGGAATATCTTACATGGTTATGGGTAGATAATATGGACAAGACACAAAATCAAGTCATATATATACCAACAGAATCAGGTGTTCCAATTATGGAGGCTGGCAGATTTAAACATCAATAATATGATAAGTGCTAAAGAAGCAAGAAACACTATAAATCTTCAATTAGACGCCAGACTAAGAAGAGACTTACTCACAGTTGAATCACAAATTGAAACTGCTATTAGTGCAGGAAATGCATATATTTATATAGCAAAAGGTGGATTTCAAGATCTAGCTAGAGTAAAGAGTAAGTTAACAGATGCAGGCTATTCAACATCAGAAGATGGTGCATGGCTAAAAATAAGCTGGTAACAAAAAAAAAACAAGGGTGATGGAGAAATCTGTCACCCTTTAAAAGAAAAATAGGAAATACTATAGTTTAAGGAAAGAATAGTTATTAATAAAAGGTGGAGTTCAATTCTCCAAAAGTATTTCCTTTTTAATTTATATGGGGGTGTATATGTATTGATTGGCGGAGAACGATAGATAATTAGGAGAGTGAATGATATAACCACTCTAAAAAATGTATCAAAAATAGAAATGACAATAATAACGTTTCAACAACTGAAGATTTATCTTCAACAACTGTAGATGATATATTTGCCTTCATAGATATGACAGGTGAAGAAGATATCAGAGTAACTGAACAGCCTGAAAAGGTTGAGATGGTACTTGTAGAAGAAGACTATGTCTAATTTTCCTACACTAGAATTCTAACTAGATAAAATGAAATAATGCTTTTGAATATTTTACTTAGAAAATATTCTGGTGGATAGTCGCTAGGCATACCTAGCTGCCCTATTATTTTGGAGAGATGAATAAGATTAAATCTCTATCCTAATCCTATAAATAAATTATTTGTAAGTTACTGAACAAGACCACGCGTCGCTGCGTGCACCTCCACTTATTATGAATTAACAGATGTATTAATTAATAAACTAATAAATTCTTTGGTTTGTTCCTTAGTATATCTGTTTTTCATAAGATTTATCGGAAGAGAAATGAATTCAATATTTCCTTTAACATAACCCTTAGTAGAATCAATTCTGTCTACTGATGCATATAAATACCAATCAAGTTCCTTATTAACTGCACCATCACTATGACATCTAAGTTTTAATTTAAAGTTTGTATATGGACAAATTCCTTCTTGTAATTCCCATTGATCTTTTAAATCCTGAAGTGTTACATTTTTATCTTTTAATCTATTGGAATTTTTAATAGATTTAAGATATATTTTAAACATCTTAAATGGATTTTCTTTTTGATTATTTCTATTATATTCAGTAAGATTAAAAGTACCTCTCAATTCTTTAGGTATTTTATTAATATCAGCTGCACATTTAATTGAGCAAAAAGATTCTCTATTCTTTTTAATATTCCTTAAGTATTCAGATTCGTCTTTATAATATTCTTTATTACATTTAGGACAAGTAAGCTTAGTTTGTTTTCTCATAGTAAAATTTTTCTAAAGATAAGAAATAAATATGAAAAAAGCAAATCTATAATCAAATTAAGTGAATTTGATGAGATTCTCATCACATCCACACATAACTTCCTGTAACTCAGCTGCATAGAGTGTCAAATTTCTAATTTGAAAGTCCCAGGTTGGAATCCTGGCAGGAAGACTAAACTCATTTAAATCACAAAACAACCAAAACAAAATGAAAGACAAACTTTACATTAGGGTGCAAGACTCTTTTGGAATAATCCATCTTGTAGAAAGTAACTATTTTTACACCAAGTTCAATATAAACGAACTACCTTAAATCTATAAGAATGGAAAGAATATTTAAAGCACTTGGATGTACATTAGTAATAATAGCTGCAATAGGAATAGGTACAATACCTTTTAATATTCCTAAAATAGGCGAATATTGCTTTGCTGCATTTGTTGGTGTAATAGCCATTGGTCTAATAGCAGGAATTTGTACAGCTAAAAGTAGTGAAAAATGAAGAAAAGAGAAGAATGGAACTCCCAAGAGGTCATTGATCAAATGGAGAGAGATAAGAAGATAGTAGCTGCTTATTTCGCTAAAATAGACTCCTCAAGAAGTAGAAAGATAGATTTTCAACTTACTTTAGATGACTATATCAAACTTCGTAAAAAGAAAAAGTGTTATTATACAGGAGTAGTATTGGATGAAGAACATCCAGGAGCTCCTAATGGTTTTACTTTAGATAGAATAGACTCTACTAAAGGATATACCTATGAAAACACTGTCCCATGTGCTAATAAAGTCAATCAAATAAAAGCTGTCTTTGAGAAAGACTTTGAGATGGCTCAACAAATTATTAAGAAAATCACAAAACCAAAAACAAAATGAAACTAACTAAAAATTCATGGCATTACAACTGGTGGATGCTCAACTTTTCAGAATACAGTAAAGAACCTAACAAAAACTTCTGTGACTATTTCTGGGCTCTTGTACTATCTGTTGTACTTTTCCCAATCACAGCTCCAAGTCTTCTAATAAAGAAGATTGCTAAAAGTGATACAAACATCAAAGAACATGTAGGTATTACTTTGGTATTATACCTTGTAACTTTACTCATTTTTGCTGTAGTAAAACTTTCTACTCAACAACCTATAGTAATGCTTATAATTGTTGCAGCTATTGCAGCTGTTGCATTAATGTGGTTACTTCTTCACTATTTTGTAGATGTATTTCCTAACACTAAGTTTGCAAATAACTTATCTGAAATAGGAGACATAGGTAAAGAAGGATGGCTTGCTTTCAAAGGAAAATATTGTCCTAAAGTAGAATGGCAGGCAGCTCCTATTTCTGAGCAACCATCTACACTCAATCATGAGTAAAACTATTTATATATCAGAAAAAGCTAAACTAACTAATGCTATTAGACTCTTGGAGAAATCCAGGAGTCTATTTAGTAAAAGAAGACAATCTGGTAAAGCTTCTGCTACAGAACTGAATATAGAAGAAAAGATAACAGAATTTCTAACAGACATAAAAGGGTAATATGAAATTTATATCCAGAGCAAAACTTGCTATATATAATTTCTTTATTAAATCAGATATAGATGTAGTTGAAAGACTTGCTATATACGAAAAACTAAAGAAAACATTAGAAGAGCAACAAGGAGGAAGCTATGGCTTCTGTCACATACTTGGTGTCCTTTATCATAAAGGTGAAACACCAAAAATCTACCATGTATCTCAATTTCCAGAACTAATGTTATATAGACCATATAAACTATTGTGGACTGGATATTGGTTTGTTCCTGGAGATAAGAAGATAAGAATTAGTATCTTAGACAAAGAAATACTTTTCCTTAAAAACTTATTATATGTTAAGTAAGCAGGAATATGAGACAATAGAGAAATGTATAAAAGAGCTTGGAAGTATTTCTGGATTAATAAGAGCATCAGCTCTATTATCTAGATCTTACCAAGAACTTATGGATCTCTATTATTCAGATGAAACAGTAATAGTATGAAACCAATCATTATACATGGTAAGGAATATTATTATCAAGTATTCTTAGATACAAGTGATCTTGATGAAACAAGCTTTTACAAAAAAGAAATAGTAACAAGAAAAAAATACTATCTCTGGGGTGAAAAAATAAAAGTAGATGAATACAATCGAGTATTTAGAGTTTCTTTTAATATAGAATCACCATACATTTCTAAAGAATACATCAGGAAAGAAATAGATAAGGAATTAGCTATTTTAAAAAGGGCTGAAGAAATCAAAAGAGGAGAAATCCTTTAACACTAAAACGAAAAAACACTCAATGAAAAATTTAACAGCTTTCGTAAGACATGCAAATCCTAAATTTAGAACTAAGGTAGTGGTATCACTACATCCTAGTTTCTTTGTTCTGGATAGCTATGATAAAAGAAGATTTGGTAATCTCGCAGGTAAGATTAATTCTGTGGCCACAGAGTTAGCTGGAGGCAGATTACACCACTATACATTAGCATAATGCTAATAAACTAAGGAGCCTTGCCATGAGTTATTCAAGAAGGACTTGATTTTAGAGCGAGGTAGGAACATTTTTAAATGTTCTAAGTGTTTAGGAAACACATGTAATTTAGTAATAACGTAACAAAGTAAAAAAAATGACAATTGTAAGAGTTGGTGCCTTTACTGGTACTGGTAAAACTGATAAGAATGGAAAATCTCCAGTTTATTTAACATATATTTCTGGTGATGCACTTCCAGAGAACGCAAGGGTACAATCTGGTACTATTGCAGAAAACTCAGGTCTTGAAATAGGTAATTCCTATATGGTGAATGTGAACCCTGCTGAAGCTTATGAAGGTAAGGCACAGTTTAATGTAACAGTAGTAGCTCCAGTGTCTGGTGCTGATCTGATTGCATTATTCTCTACACAACTTTCTAAGCAAGTAAAGTTTAGTACTGGTACTACTTCTACTACTTCTAGTGAAGCTACAGGTGCGCAAGCAACTGCTGCAGCAACTCCAAGTACTGAAGCTGCACAGTAAGTTATATATACAAAGAGAGCCCGTAAGCTCTTTTTTAAGAAACCTACCCTAGCAAATATCTCTGTTCAAAGGAGGTATAGGATATGAGTTTCTTTGGATCCTTAGTTTAACTGGCAAAACTGCTTATTCAGAGAGGGATAAGTGTTTTTGGGTTCGAGTCCCAGGGGATCCTCTAATTAAAATCAAAAAACATGACAATACCCATAGTATTATTAATTTATTTTACAGGTCTTATAGTTTCCTTCTTTATAGTTGGAGCAATAAATGACCAATCAAAAACTGAAAAGGAAAAATTTGGATTTGGTTTTGTTATACTTAGTTGGATAGGACTAGCATTTCTTTTATTTTTAACTATTATTTTCTTATGTGTTGCAGATGATGCTCCAAAACCAGGTTTAAAAACAATAACAAAACTCCTAAAAAAAGAGAAATAATGGATTTAAAAAAACTAAACATAATCAACTTTAGTGATGGTCATAGACACCTAAAGCTTACAAAGGAAGATGAATATAAATTATTCAATTCCAACTATGATCAAATAAAGATGTCAATTACATCTTTCGATGATTTGTTTCTTTTAGCTCAGCTAAAACAAATACTTCCACAAATAAAGAATTTGAGAATTGATTATCTTCTTGGAGCAAGATGTGATAGAAGATTTTCTGATCTGGAAGCTTTAGACCTTAAGATAATCTCAAATTTTATCAATGATTTAGGCTTCAAAAAAGTCTATATACATCATCCACATTCTGAAATATCTCTAGCTTTAATAGATAACTCACAGGCTTTCTATAGAACTAAAGATTTGTTTCAACTTTGTGTAATGGAACAAAAGTGTACTAACTATAGTGTACTAGCTCCAGATGCAGGCGCAGGAAAATGGATTGAAAAGGTTTTAGGAAGATATGATGTGATTCATTGTTCTAAAATCAGAGATGTAGATACAGGAGAAGTTATAGGAGTAAAAATTCCTGATGATGTCAATGAAGATTGTATCTTTGTAGATGATTTATGTGATGGAGGTAGGACATTTATAGAACTTGCTATAGAAGCAAAGAAAAAAGGTGCCAAGAGAATATTTCTTATAATAAGTCATGCTATGTTTAGCAAAGGATTTAGAGTGTTTGATGGGCTAATAGATCATATCTATTGTACTAATTCATTCTCTGATCTTGAAGACACTATTTTAACTCAAATAAAAATATGAGTTACAAGTACAAATTATATGGAGCTATTTTAGGAGATTTATGTGGTCAACCTTTTGAGTTTGATAAATCTAAAAATCCTATAATAATTCATAATCCAGAATCACATTTTACAGATGATACTTTAATGACATTAGCTGTTGCTAAGTCTATAATAGAAGGATCAAATGTAGAATATGAATTTAAGGATATGGGAAATAGATACCAAGGTGATTACTATGGTAAAAATTTCAAAGCTTGGCTTACAACTCCATTAGGAACTAAAGGTGACTCTTGGGGAAATGGATGTATAATGAGAATTAGTCCTTATATGTATATTCAACAATCTCTTCCACAAATTTTAGAAGCAACTTTATGTTCACATTTCAATCAAAGAAGTGTAGAAAGTGTAATAAGATTATATAATTATTACAAAGGAGAAATAGAATGGACTGAAACTCCCATAAAACCTTTTGAGAGATTTGTAGTAGAGTGTGATGCAACACTAGATTTTTGTATAAATGTAGTATGTCAAACATATAGTACTCATGAAGGAATCCTTACTGCTGTAAAAGCAAAAGGAGATACAGACACAAATGCATCAATAATAGGAGAATTTAATAACTATATCTATAAAGATTTAACACAAGAAGATGTTAAATATGTAGAAAGTAAATTAGATCCTTATCTATTATCTATTTTAAAAAACTTTAATGACAAGTATTAATGGATGAATATTTAGTTCCTAATGCTCAAATTGAAAGACTAATAAAAGAATATTTGAAATATGATAGTCTTGTAATAGCTTTTGATTTTGACAATACAGTGTATGACTTTCATAAGAAAGGACATACCTATACCAAAGTAATAGAACTCTTGAGAAGACTCAAGGATGAATTACATTGCACACTTATCTGTTTTACAGGTAATGAAGATGAAGCTTTTGTTTGGAAATACTGTGAGGATAATGGTATCCCTATTGATAAGCTAAATGAAAACTGTGACTTCTTCAAATCAACAAGTAGAAAGATATACTATAATGCTTTCCTAGATGATAGGGCAGGATTAATACAAGTGTATCAAGAACTTGATTTACTAATCAAAATTGTAAAAGCTGATGTTTAAACTTAAAAGATATAAACATATATCTTCAGGAGCTATTGCTGAAAGTAATAACTATGACAAAACTTATTATGTTACTTTAAACAATACTTCCAAGGGATATTGGGATCCTATTTTTATTGAAAATACTCAAGATTGGATATTAATAAGTTAAAAATATACTAATAAAGTATTTTTAACAGACATTTCAGTAATAAATTTGGAGATGTCAGTTATTTTTCTTATATTTGTAAAAAATACAAATATGAAAGAGATAACAGAAAGACATTGCAAACATTGTAATAGTGTAAAACCTATTCAACAGTTTACTAAAGACAGACATGCCAAATCAGGATATACTTATACCTGTACTAAATGTAGAGGTATTCAACACAGAGAGTATTACAAAAATAATCCTGAGAAACAGAAGATTAAAAATGACAAACAAAAGGAAAATAGAAAAAAATTCTATAACACCCCTGAAGGTATCATTTCATCTAGAAAAGCTCATCTAAAGAAAATGTACAATATAACTTTAGAAGAATATGATATTTTACTTGAAAAACAAAATGGAGTTTGTGCAATCTGTTTTGGTAAAGAAACTTCTTATAGAAATGAAGTATTATCAGTTGATCATAATCATGAAACTGGTAAAATAAGAGGATTGTTATGTAATACTTGTAATAGAGCTATTGGATTATTAAAAGATGATCCAAAGCTATTAATTAATGCTGTAAATTATTTAACTAAAAATGTTTAAACAAAATCCCTTAAAGCGCACAGACGGGTACAAAATTTGTCACCCTCGCATGCTTGCTCCAGGAACAACAAAACTTTATGGTCAATGGATACCACGAAGTGTAAAATATGCACCAAAAGGTGTAACCAAAATCCTTTCATTTGGTCATCAAATGACTTGGAAATGGATCCATGATGAATTTTTTGAATATTTCTTTAGTCTTCCAATACAAGAAGCTGTAGGAAAAGTTGCAAAAGATTTTACTTTATATTTAGGTATGGAATATGATGCTTCTCATTTTGAAGCTCTTCATAATCTTGGATATCTTCCAATAAGAGTGAAAGCTCTTCCAGAAGGTATTGAGACTAAGCCTAATATTCCACACATGACTTTTATCAATACTGTTAATGGATTTGCATGGCTTCCTCTTTATTTGGAAACAATAATCAGTAAGCTTGCATGGAAACCTTCTACTTCTGCTACAACTGCTTTAGCCTATAAAAGGTTAATAAAATTGTGGCTTGAGAAGACAGATCCTGATGCAATGGGTCTACTAGAATATTTAGCTCATGATTTTAGTTCTAGAGGACTAGATGTATGGAGCTGTGTTAGTAGTGGACTTGGTCATGCTTCTTCTTTTAGAGGAAGTGATACTTTAGATGTCATAGACGCTGCAAGGTATTTCTATGGAGAATCTGAAGATGAAGTGGTAATCAATTCTGTAAATGCTTCTGAACACTCTGTATCTACCACTTGTATATTTACAATGGGTGAAAAGGAAATGTTAAAATACTTTATGAAACAATTTCCTAAAGGAATTCTTTCTGTAGTAGCTGACACATTTGATCTTTGGACTCTTATTACTAAATATCTTCCTGAAATAAAAGAAGAAATTCTAGCAAGAGATGGAAAGATAGTGATAAGACCTGATAGTGGTGATCCAGTAGATATTATTTGTGGATGGGATACTCGTACTGCTAATTATAGCTCATATCCAGGAACATCTACACCAAGAACTTGTAAACACCCAGCAGAAGTAGAAGGAGTTATAGAAACTCTTTGGAATATTTTTGGGGGTACTATTAATAAACAAGGTTATAAAGTTTTAGACAGTCATATAGGCGCTATTTATGGGGATTCTATAACTCTTGAGAGAGCTGAACAAATATATGAAAGACTTGAAGCAAAGGGATTTGCATCATCTAACATAGTATTTGGTGTAGGTTCTTTTACTTATCAGTATAACACAAGAGATACTTTTGGTTTTGCTGCTAAGGGAGGATGGTTTGAGACTAAGGAAGAATATCCTGATCATACAGATACTAAATCTTTTGCTATCTATAAAGATCCTATCACAGATGATGGTACTAAGAAATCTCCTAAGGGTTTGCTTAGAGTAGATCTTGTAGATGGTGAATATGTTCTTAAACAAGAATGTACTCCAGAAGAAGAATCAGGAGGCGTATTACAAGTAATATACGAAGATGGAAAATTCTTTAATACTATAACACTTACTCAGATCAGAGAACTGATAAACAAAAATGTATAATACTAAATAGGGGAGAGAAATCTCCCTCTTTTTTCAAATTTTAAAACACAAAAATATGCCTTGTAATAGTAATTATTTAAATCCCACAAATCTAGAATCTGAAACTAGAAAAGTTATAGATATGTATCTTTGGTTAGAAAGTAATTTTAAAGGAATTCCTGATAGAAAAGCTTCTAAAGTAGAAAAGAATAGTACAATATATTTTTCTAAGTCAGAATCTGATTATTTTATAAATCTTCTATGTAAAAGATGTACAGAATTAGCTAAAAGAAATCAACTAGATTCTTTATTAAATAAAGCTAATAGAATGTCAAGAAATCTGGCTAATTGGTGGGAAGATCATCAAGAAGCTGATGAAATAAGAAAAGATTTAGAAAAAAAGAAAAAACAAGATGAAAAGTTGAAAAAATCAGCTCTTTCTAAACTCTCAAATAAAGAGAAAAAAATACTAGGTCTTAATTAAAAACACAAAAAACAAAATGGCTAACAAAACAATTGGAGTTCCAGGATGGACAGACAAAGAAAGATTTGGCGTAGGTATGCAATATCTTGAATGGTTGTCTGGATATGGAAATCCTAGAATAATAATGAACTGGGAAGAGTTCGTTGATGTGGACATGTTATTTCTTCCAGGAGGTCCAGACTTGGCTCCAGGAAGCTATGGAGAAGCTCCAGGCTTTTACACAGGAAATCCATGTGCATTCAGACAATTTTTCTTTGAACATAGACTCAAAAACTATGTTGATGCTCGTACACCTATTTTTGGTACCTGTCTTGGTATGCAAATGATAAATGTTCATTTTGGTGGAACTCTTAACCAAAATATGAAATACTATCATGCAGATGGAGATGGTGAACATAAAATTATCTACACAGCATCAGACAAAAAGACATACAAAGAAACTGTCACTTCATCACATCACCAATGTGTAAAGAAGCTTGGCGAAAATCTTTTAGTCATAGCAACTGCTGATGACTCTAAAAAGACAGTGGAAGCCATTTGTCATAATGAACTCCCTATTTGTGGTGTACAATTTCACCCAGAAAGGCTTTATTCAGACTTGGCAAACACAATGATACACAAACTTCTTAAATCATAATCATGGAAAAAACTGTAATAAAAAAATGTACTTGTAAGGATGAAGATCAAGACAAGTTATATGGACAAGGTAATAGGCTTCATAATGTTTCCTCTCTTCCAGGAAGAAAAGAATGCTATTGCACTGTTTGTAGTCCTTCACAAAGGAAACTAAGAATTGGCGCAACTCAGTATCCTGTTCCTCATCACTTGAGGAAATCAAAGCCTCTGTAATAATAACGAAAAAAGATTGAAAATGGTAAAAGTAATAATGTTAGGCACAGATCCTGAATTCTTCCTACAAAAGGATGGAAAACATGTTTGTGCAATTCCTTTTGTAGGTATGGGTACTAAAGATAATCCTATGCCAATGGTAGATGAGAATGGTGTGGTAAAGGAAGGTTATTCCTTTATGCATGATAGAGCTTCAGTAGAATTTAATGTGCCCCCTACTATAGACTTCGAGGAGTTTAAGAAGAGCATTGAATTTGCTATGGCATATATCATGACCGTAGTTAATGGTGACTACAACAAAGCTAAAGTAACTGCTTCAGATAAGGCTTCTGTATGGTTTGAATGGAGTGAACTTCAAGATCCTAAATCTATGGAGATTGGATGTCAACCTTCATGGAATGCTTATACTTTGGAACAAAACGAAGCTCCAGATGTAAGTGATATTCCTCTTCAAACAGCTGCTTTTCACTTTCACATACAAGTGGATTTTGGTGATTTGGATAAATATGACACCACTATTGCATTTGTAAAAGCTCTTGACTTATTCTTAGGTCTCCCTTCTCTTCTTCTTGACAAAGATACTGAAAGGAGAAAACTCTATGGAAAAGCAGGAGAGTTTAGAGAGCATCTTGATGATGACAGGTTTGAATATAGGGTTATATCTAATTTCCTTTTATTTAATCCAGAAGCACTTGAATTTATGTGGAATCAGATATTCAAAGCAGCTGAGTTTATTAGTGAAAATAAACTATCTGAATCAGATGAAGAAAAGATCAGAATGGCAATAAACACTTCAGATGTAGAACTGGCAACCAGTCTTTGTGAACAATTTAAGATTGAAGTACCATGTATAAAACAACTTTCCTAGTACTCGTAATAATAGGATGTATTTGTGTTTTATACCCAGATTTAAGTAAGACTCCAAGTGTAAAACACTGGCTTACTTTTATTATATTAGAAATTTCAGCTCAACTACTAATAACAAGACATGGCAATAACAGTTAAACACAATGGAGAAGATAAGTACAGGGATTGGACAGAGTGTTGTTCAATAGTACATTCTACTCCTGTTACTCAAGTAATCATAAAATTAGAGCAAGCTGCTCAATTATATGGGCCTGAGGTTACAAAAAGATGGCTTAAGATAATAGCCTTAATAGACAAAAATATTATCTGGAAGGAAGAAAACAATGCGTTCACAATAGAACTCTATTCCAAAAACTATGCTAATAATGTTGATTTATATACAACATTTATTATGGTTAGATGGCTCTGGAGATTTAGAGGACTTATTCCACAAGTTTTCAAAATAAGGGAAGAAACTAAACTTATCTGGTTTAAATGTATCCAAGCAGCTCACTTGTTTAAAGTGAATGAGGATAACAAAGATGAACAAGGTAAGCCAATTCTTGTAGGTGGTTATCATAACTTCTTTGATGGTTTCAAAGATGGTGGATATAGAAGAGAACTTCTCACTTATAAAGAGTTTTTAGCTCTTCCAAAAACAGCAGGATACATTAACAAAACATGGAATAAATTCTTTGTTTGGGATGGAACAATAGCAGATCTTACAAATGATGTAAACATCGAAGACACTATTGAAATATCTCAGGCTAATTATGACAAAATTGAATCAATTATACATAACTTTACAGATAAGAATGTATATATTTTGTTACAACCATGGGATGCAAATGTTGCTTTAAACTCAATTTGGTTAAAACCAAATAATGTTGGAACTAGTAATCTTAAGAGAATGATAGAAAATAATAGCTCAATGAGAAGTTATGACTATCAAACTGCTGTAAAAGATGAAAAAGGAAATGCAGCTGGACATGGCGTACCTGATAATAGGTGTGCAATTATTGATTTTAGTAAAATAAAAGTAAAAAAACAATGAATATTTCAAGAGAAAGAGCCTTAGAATTAATAGAAGGCAACAAAGGTAAGTTCATCACAGTAACTTTCACAAAGAAAGGTGGTGACACAAGAGTACTTAATGGACAATATGTATCTACAACCAGGCTTGGCTATGTCAAGATGAAGGATACAGTGAAGTCTAGAAGGTCAGGTAAGGATTGTATAAGAAATGTGAATCTTCAAACGATCACAGCTCTTAAGTGTCAAAAACAATCACACAAAGTAGGATAATATGAACATGGAAGAATGTGTAAGTCTTATAATGAACAAAACTATAGAATATACAGGAAACTACTCAGATGATGAGCTTAAGTTAGCTGTAAATTTCCCTAGTGTGTTTCTTCATTATTGTAGACTACTAAAAACAGGATTGAGTGATAGGAGGATTACTTATGGTAATCTGGCATTTCTAAAGTCTAAGTATCTTGATTTTGGTATTCAAAATAAGAAGATACAGTATATAAGATTTGTGCACCATGACTCCTATACTGATGAACTCAGAATGAAACTGAATGAAGCAATTAAGCTTTACTTAGATGGTGTAGAATGGGATGATGAATTTGCAAGGAAAGTTGATACTGCCTATGCTTATTCTCCATCTACTCCTACTAAGAAAGTTGAACCAGCTTCTATAGGTTTATCATTAGATTTAACAATATTAGATAAATTCAAATTTTAAAAAAAATGGCTGATCAAGAAAATCAACAACAAGGAGAAGACAGTAACAAAGTAGCTAAGAAGTACGAAGATAACATCAAAAAGCTTACAGCTCTTTTAGGTGGTACAGCTGCTCTCAAGAAGACTAAGGTGCCTAATGACACTGTTGGTGAATTAGTAACTGAACTTCTTCAAGAAGATCAAGAGGCTGCAGGCAAAGTACTTAAGGAAAAGATCAAAGGTCTTGTAACTAAGTATATTTCTTTTAACAAGGAAGCTGCTAAACTCAGAAAAGAACTGGAAGGTAAAATTTCTGCTGGACAAAAGGATTTTAATGCTGCTGTACAAGAAGTATTCAATGAAATAGAAAACATTGGTGCTATTGAACAGAACTATTATAATACTTTAAGAGCTGTAGCAAATACAACACCTTCAACTGAAACTCCTGCTACTGAAGCAGAATAAGAAGATTGAAAGTAATTTAACCAATCTTATTGGAAAAATGGATCTATGATATAGAGACATACAAGAACTTTTTCTGCTGCACATGTCTTTCTGTAGACTCAGATGATAAACATGTGTTTATTATTGATGAAAATAGAAATGATATTGGTGGTATGAGGAAGTTCTTTTTTAAAAAATGGATGATAGGATATAATTCCTTAGCATTTGATAATATAGTTGTTAATTGGATACTTGCTGAGAATGTCTCAAGTGCAGAAAAGATTGCTGAATTTAGTAACACTATTATTCAGACAAAAGATAACTATGAAATTGTTAAGTATTATAAGTATAACAATAACTACAAGAGTATAGACTTAATGACTCATTTATTTTCTAAAGCACTTAGAGTTGGACTCAAGGAATTAGAAGTGACAATGAATTATGAGAATGTACAAGAACTACCTATACATTATACTAAAACTCTTACAGAGGAAGAAAAATTAGAAGTGTTAGATTATAATCTTAATGATTGTAAAGCAACTAAACTTTTATGTCAAAAATGTAAAGAGTCTTTGAATTTAAGAACAGCAATCCTTAAGGAATTTGGATTAGAATGTTATTCAAAGGATGGTGTAAGGACAGGGGTAGATTTATTGTTAAAATTGTATTGTGAGAGAACAGGGGAAGATCAAAGGGAGGTGAAAGACCAACGAACTTTTCATCCCTACATTGTTTTTAATAAGATAATAGATAAGAGAATAAGTTTCCAATCAAAGGAATTTAGTCAATTATTGAAAAAACTTAAAGAAACTGTAATTACAAAGACAAAAGGAGCTTTGGATTATAAGGTGTACTATAAAGGTGTTCTTTTTCAATTTGGTACAGGAGGATTGCACACGAAGGATGCTCCAAAGTTAATTATTCCTAAGGAAAATGAAATTCTGTTGGATTGTGATGTAGCCAGTCTATATCCCAGTATTTTGATCAATTTAGGCTTTAAACCAGCCCATTTAAGATCAGAATTTCTTGAAGTGTACAAACATGTCAAGGATGATAGAATAAGGGCTAAGAATGCAGGAGAAAAGCTTAAATCAGAGACCTATAAGCTTAGCTTAAATGGGTTGTATGGTAATTTGATTAATTCTTATTCTTGGGCCTTTGACTCAGAAGCTGCAATGGGTATTACAATTAATGGTCAATTATTTTTGTCAATGTTGGCAGAAAAACTATTAAATGCTGATATTCAAGTACAATCTGTCAATACAGATGGTATTACAGTGTTGATAGACAAAAATCAACAGGAAAAATACTATGAAATCTGTAAAGAATGGGAAAAATTAACTAATTTAGAGCTTGAATATGTAGAATATCTAAAAATATTCAGAAGAAATGTTAATACATATTTCGCTCATTTAAAAAATGGGAAGATAAAAGAGAAAGGAGAATTTCTTACACAACCAGTGTTAGGAAAAGGATATTCTGCTTTTATTATTCCAATTGCTTTAAAAGAGTTTTTTATCAATAAAACACCTGTAGAAGAAACTATAAGGAACCATACAGATATTTTTAATTTTTGTATGATGCAAAAAGTTGATAAGAAATTTCAAGTGATGTGGAATGGTGAAAAACAGCAAAGAATTAACAGATATTATGTTTGTAACAGAGGAGCCTATCTATATAAAGTAGAAGGAGCCAAAACTATAAATTTATTAGCTGGTTATGCTGTTAAAATCTTTAATAAGTATGAGTCTAAAGAGGATTTTAGTGAGTATAATATCAATTATAATTACTACATCTCTGAAGCTAATAAAATTATTGAAGAAATCGTTTCTAGTCAGAGCAGTTTATTCTAAAAAATAGAGCTATGAATAGTAAATGTTGTAATGCTGAAATTCACAAAGATCAGTATGGACACAAAAGATGCTCTCATTGCCTTTTGGTTAGTGAGAGCAAACTAAGTTTCAGAATAATAATTATATTGCTGCTAATGAATATAATTATAATGGGATCTAGTATAAAGACTTCAGATGGTAAGCTTACTACGTATGCTACAACTGCTGAAGCACCTGTTGATACCTGTGATGTAGAGTTATCTGACAGTTGTTTGTTAAAGGAGCTTATAAAAGATAGTGTAATACTACCTAATATAGCTTTAGCACAAGCTAAAATAGAATCTGATTATTATAGGAGCTATAAATGTGTACATCACAAGAATTTGTTTGGAATAAAGCCTCATAAGTGTGACTTAGTAAAAGGGGAATACTTGTACCAAGCAACTTACGCTTCCTATAAAGATTGCATTAAATGTTACTCTCACATTCAAAGATTTTATCTAAAGTCTATTGATGGACATTATGCACAGAGTCCAGCTTATGTTGATTTGATTAAACAGATGAAATGAATAACGTAGAGATAGACAAACTAATAAGCTTCTTAGGTAAGCTTAAAATAGAATCTTCTTTAGACCCTCTTTTTCCTAATATAGTGTTTACACATGAAAATAAGAAAGTGAGTGTGGCCTTGAGAATATTTTATCGAGAATCTGGTATTGTAAATATTAGGAGAGCAGGTAAACATGAGAATGAGGTTGAAGTTGTTGAAGTAGATGATAATATGTTTTATCAATCTTATATGAAACAAATTATACTCTATCATTTTAAAAAAGAATCATGAGTTATTTAGATTCCTTAGTAGAAGCAAAACAAGCCAGAGAAAAGTACGAAGAAGGTGTACAAAAACTAAAAGAAATTGTTGTAGAAATAGAAGAAATGCATAATCTCCATAATGGAGACTTTCTTTCAGATTTACAAGAATTCATTAATAATTACAAAAAACGAAAAAAATGATTACAGTTAATGTAAATGGTATTAATTACAAAATGGAATGGAGACATGCTGTTATTCCTGCCACAAAGAAAAAGGACTTGGGCAAGATTAAGACTACATGTACCATTAGTGAAGTGATAGTACCAAAGGAAGAATTTCAAGTGCTTAATTATGGTGAAGCTATAAAAGGAAAGGAAGACAATTTCTGTAAAGAAACTGCAAGAAAACTTTCTTTAAGAAGGGCCCTCTCAGGTCTTTTTGAAGACAAAACTGTAAGAAGAGCTTTCTGGAATGCTTATTTCAGTAGAACTATAAAAGTTCAAAATGAAGCTACTGTGCAGGTTGGGGCTGCACTTTGATTGCAGTTGGCCAGCCATAAAAACTAAATTATCATTTAAAAAAATGAAGTTTAGACAAAAAAAGTGTAATTGTTGTAAAAAAGTGTATCAATGGAAGACAAATACTTGGGTGTAGACCCATATTTAGTGGCTGAAAGAGAGATTGAGGAAAGAAAATTGCTTAGAAGTGTAAAAGATCTAACTGTTTTTAAAGAAAACAGACGCTACATAGCAATTCCTCGAAGGAACAAAAAGATATTATTTAGAAAAACTAAATGATTGAAAGTAATGAAACGTATGTAATTGCTAAAAAAGATCAAAGACCAGATATTAGACAAGTATAATATTTCTGCTGATCAACTCCTAATTATAGAACTTCTATTCTTTAAAGAATATTCAGATTTAGAAATCTATATACAAAGAGTTAACATTAATTATGAGGTGATAATGCAGAATCTTTTTAGAAGAGACTTTATTAAGTATTATAATGATGATTGTCCTGGTTTCAAAGAGGTAAGGAACTTATACCTCACCCTTAAGGGGGAAAATGTAATTAAAGCTTTAAGAGATGTTAATCTTCAAGATGATGAATCTCCTGTTGTAATAACTGTAGAAACTTATTTCAATGAATTTTGGGATACTTTTCCAATTTCTGATAAATGGGGTAAATTCCCTGCCACTAGAAGCTTAAGAAGTGATAAAAGTGGATGTAATAAGAAATATGTCAAACTGTTATTAGAAGAAGGATATAAACATGAAGATATTATTAAGGCTTTGAAATATCAAGTGAGTTTATTTAAGAAAAATACTACTCTGGTGGACAACAAAATGAAGTTCTTCCAGAATAGTTCAACATGGTTAAACCAAAAGACATTTACCAGCTACTTAGAGCTCATGAATGACAATATTGAAGATGATGAACCAAAAGGACTCATACTTTGATAAGTTATTTTCAAGAAGCAAAAGATCTGGTAATGAAGGGCAAAGATGGAAAAGCTCAATATATACCTTTAACCAAAAGTCCACTAAGTGATGAATTATCCAAGTTGGGTAAACAGCTTAGTATTGGTAAAGGTCAATATATTTTGTTTGGAGGAATGCCTGGGTCTGGTAAAACAGCCATAGTTGATAGTCAGTTTGTGCTCAATGTTTATTTCTGGTACAAGAGAAATAAAGAAATAGCCAATCTGAAGCCATATTTCATTTATAGAAGTATGGAAAGGCCTGTTAAGTATAAAATACTGAAGTGGATAGCTTATTTAATGTATGTAGAACATAGTATTCTTACAGATACTAGTATTCTAGCAGGTAAGCCTAATAGAAGAAGGGATATAACACAAAGAGAACTTGTCTTATTAGATGAATATGAAAAATTCTTCGATGAGTTTTTCAACTATATGGAGATCTTTAATGGAAGTGAAAACCCAACAGGAATTAGGAATGCTGCATATAAGATAGCTAAAGAGAAAGGTAAATTTATATATAGCAGGGAAGATGGTATATACATCAACGACGTAAAAGTTAGTGATTATCATAACACATCTTCAAAAATCAAAAGAGAAAAGCTATACGCTGATATAACAATAAATGATGAACCATATAGACATTATGAATTTACTAAAAAGTACATATCAAATGATCCAAAAGAAATTGTTTTTCATATTACAGATCACTGTGGTAAGATTACAGCTGAAAGAGGAATGAATGATAAACAGGTGTTAGATAAACATTCTGAGTACATGGGTGAATTTAGAGATGTTTTTGAATGGAATATTATTGATATTCAGCAACTAAACAGAGGAGTCACTGATGTTTATAGGAAAGTCAATACAGAACTGGACATTGGCCCAGAAGATTTTAAAGGTACATCAGATACATATGAAAATGCAGATGTGGCAATAGGCCTAATGAATCCATATAAATTAGATGTATTTGACTATGACAAGTATAAGATCAAGGACATGATGTCTCCAACAGGAGAAAACAGGTTTAGAGGCCTTAAGGTAATAAAAAGTTCTGATGGCATTGATGATTTCAGGATTGGCTACATGTTTGTAGGTGAGAATGGATATATGCAGGAATTACCAAGAAGTCAAGAACTGGCTGAAGGAGATTATCAAAGAATAAGAGAAGCAAAGTTTGTTATGTAAATATTGTATCGGTAACTGTACTAACAACCCATAAGTGAATGTGCATGAAAGGGTGACAATGTGAAATAGGTGAATCTTGACATTTATGTCTAGTACATTCTATGTAAACGAGGAAAGTACAATAACATAGCAGATGAGAATGATTGATTGTGATGTAAATGTGTTAAAAAATGTTCTTTGACAATAAGGCGGCAGCCTATGAAAAAATAGATAATATTATTAAATCTGGTAATATTATGTGTATGCGTGAAGTCAACAACAGAGGAGTTGTTGGAAAGATTATGGGAGTTTCTTATACTGAGGAAGGACTTCGTGGACAGGCTAATAAATCTGGTAGATATATCTACTCTGGAGCTACAAATATAAAGGATGCTTTAAAAGCACCTAAAGCTCCAAATGTAAAAGTAGAGAAGTTTATTCCTTCTACAAGACCTACTAAAGAAGAGATTCTTTGGATAGATAAATCTTACAGATTATTGAATGTATATGAAAACAACAGATAAGTGGCAAACTTAATCGCAATTGTAGGCAAACCTGGTGCTGGGAAATCAACTTCAGTGATGCCAAATTTAGAAGCAAATATTAAAGGACTTGATCCTAATTCAACTGTTATAATTAACGTAGCAGCTAAACCTCTTCCAATAAAGGGAGCAAATAAACTTTTTCCTGTAGGAAAAATATCAGAAGGAGGTAGACAGATAATGACTAGTGATCCTAATTTAATATGTGCAGTGCTAAAACAGATAGACGAGAAACATCCAGAAATTAAAAATGTAGTTGTAGATGACACTGGTTATTTACAAAGCTTTTTATTTATGGATAAAGTAAAGGACAAAGGATATGATAAATTTAACGAGATTGCAGAAGCAGCTTATAAACCATTAAGAGCAGCTAAAGACCTGAAAAGACAAGATCTCAATGTAGTTTTTATTTATCATGAGGAAGATGCTAAGGATGGAGGAAAGAAGATTAGAACAGCAGGTCAAATGACAGATCAGTATATAACTCTGGAAGGATTATTTACTGTAGTGTTATTTGCAAAATCTGTATTTGATCATTTCTCTAAAAAAGCTAAGTATTATTTTATAACAAACAGTGATGGCAATAATACAGCTAAAAGTCCTATAGGAATGTTCTCTCAACAAGAAATACCTAATGATTTAGGCGTAGTGCTAGACACTGTAAATAACTACTATAACTAATAATGAGTGGTGAAGAAATAGTAACGTACTTAGAAAATAAGTATGTTGGAAAAAGAATTGTAATTTGCTGTGATCTTCAAAAGTCAAGTAATAAAAACATAGGCAAGCAAGGTACTGTTCACTCTATTTATAGAGAGGATGGTGCTAAGACTGTTGTCACTGTTTTATTTGATGATGGAAATAGTAGACAATTCTATTTAGGAGAGATTGAACTTGCTGAAAGGGAAAATGTCTCTTATAAAGAAGTGAAGATTGAGTTCTCAAAAAAGACTATAGAAGAAGTGGATGAATTTGGTAATAGTTATATTTTACAACTGTTGCCACCAGAAGAAAAATTCATTTATCTTTCTTCAGCTTTAAGAACTCTTCTAAACATCAAGGATGGTGATTATATTAACTTTGCATTTGACAAAGGAAGTAGAAGTTATTACATCTGTAAAGAAACTGATTCTACAAATGGCTATTTGGTACAAGCTAACAAAATAGAAAGTGTAGTTGAATGGAGGAATCTATACAATACATTTAATTTTGAGACTACTAAAATAGAAGACGCAAAACTTAAGTTTCATGTAAGTCATTATGAAAGAGAACAACAAGAATATCCTGAGTATTCTTTATTTCTAATTAATGAACCATGGATCGAAGTTAAGAAAGAGAAAAAGGTTAAAGAAACACAAAAAAGAGAAGCTCCAACTATACAAGAGTATGGAAATACTTATTATAATGATTATATGAAAAGTGTTGAAGCTTTAACTGGAAGTATTGGACAACGTGATCTGACCAGAGTAGTAGGTTTTGATGAAAACCCTGTACAAGAAGTTCCTCAAGGAGGAGGCTTCCATTTTGATCCCCCTGTTGAGTTCAAAAGAGGAATAGACGCTAATGGTAGAGAATACATAGCAAAAAAAGTCAGCAGATAATTTGATAGTGTTTAAAAACAAAAAAAGATGAATTTTAGTACAAGTAATGTAACAAGTGAAGTAAAGATTTCTCCTAAGTTTAACGTAGGTTGGAATCAGTGTAAGATTGAAGGTATTGACATTAAAGAGGCCTCTACAGGCTCAAAACAACTAAAGTTTAGAGTGTATGGCCCCCCTATTACTGTACCAGGATTTAAGGCTTTTAAAAAGGCTGATGGAGTGACTCCATATCATGGTCAAATAGGTATAGTTCAAACAAGCTATATTAAGACTGACAATGAACAACAAGTTCAAGACTTATTTAGGAGGGTAATTAATCCACTTGCAATTGCTTTTGGTATTAAGCCACAAGTTGATGCAATTAGTGCTGACTCTTTAGAAGCATTTATTGCTGCAGTAACACCTTTGTTCACAGATGAATCTCTTCCATACATTTGGATGAATTTTAATGGACAAGAGTATGAAAAACCAGGTTCTTCTTATCCAGGATATACACTGAGTTTCAGGAATATCACAAATAACGAAGACTTTAAAGAAAAGACCACTGTTGGAACTATGAAAAAGCTTCCTGTAAAGGAGGATTCAACACCAAGTGGAGACTTAGTATTCTAATTAGACAATGAAATTTACTACAAAAAACACAGAATCTCTGCACAATGAAATATACAAGTTAGTCAAACCAAAAGACATATTCATGTACTATTTCCCCTTTGAAGAGAGGAAAATGTATAATTCTCCTTTCAGAAAAGATCCAGATCCAAGTTTCAATATAGTCAACAAAGACGGAAATTGGTTCTTTAATGATTTTGGATATAGGGGTGGAGATGCTGTGAAATTTGTAGAATTATTGTTTGGTTTAAACTACTATGGTGCTTGCAACAAGATCAAAAAGGATTTTGGTTTGAGTGATGTTAAAATAGATGAGCTCCAACAAATTGATTCCTCTATCGAGATAGAGAAAGAAAAAAAGGAATTTAACATTACATTCACTCCAAGACCTTTTACAGATCTTGAACTTGACTACTGGAAACAGTTTGATATTTCTAAAGCAGATTTAGAGAAAGAAGAGATTTTTGCTGCTAAGAAGCTTTGGTATAATGATAAAGAAGTTTATCTATCAGACAAAATTTTAAGATTTATATATAGATACACAAATGATGGAGAAAATTTTAAAAAAAAGATATATACTCCAGAGAGTGAAGATTTTAAGTGGATTGGTTCAATTTCTCAAAAACATATTGAAGGAATAAATCAATTACCATTTAAAAATGAATCTGTTATTATTCAAAAATCTAGAAAAGATAGAGTTGTAATGAAAAAAATACATGAAGATGTTATTAATACTCAAAATGAGAATTTTAAGTGTATAACACCAGAACTTACAAGGTTTTTAGATAAACATTATAGGTATAAGTATATTTTTTGGGATTCTGATTCTGTAGGAGTAGAAGAATGTAAAAAACTTAATGAAAAAGGTTATTTATACTTAAATATTCCTAAAAAGATTTATGAAGAAACAGGATGTAAAGATGTATCTGATATTATAAAACATTTTGGTACTGAAGAAGGATATGCTATAATAGCATTAGAAATGATGAAAAAAGGTATCTCACTAAATTAATCTAATTTGATGATAGATTTGGAGAATTCAATAATTTATTCTATCTTTACTAGACTAAAAGTAAAAATATGGAAAAATCAGGAATTTATCAAATTATTAATCTTCAAACTAGAAAATCCTATATAGGAAGTAGTAAAAATTTACAAACTAGAAAATATCAACATTGGTATAGATTAAAAGCTAATATTCATCCAAATCAACATTTACAAAATGCTTGGAATAAGTATACTAAAAATAGTTTTATCTTTATAATACTTGAACAATGTGATATTAATAGTCTATTAAATAAAGAACAATACTATATAGATATTTTAAAACCTGAATTTAATATAAGAAAAGAATGTATAAATAATAAAGGGTTTAAACATTCTGAAATTACTAAAATAGAAATATCTAATACTTCTAAAAAAAGATGGAATGAAAATAGAGAAAAAATGACTGAATGTCTTTATAAACCAATTTTATGTTACAATAAAAAAGGAGAATTTATAAAAGAATATAAATCAGTAAAAGAAGCATCTTTAGATATTAAAACTTTTAGTACTAATATAAGCCAAGTTTTAAAAGACAAAAATATATTTGTGAAAGGATTTCATTTTAAGTATAAAATCAATAATGAGATTATAAAACAAATAGTAATAAGAAGAAAAAGAAAAAGGAATTAAAAAACAAAGGAATACTCATATAATGAAAAGGAATTTCGGTTTAAATCAAGTGAAGAATACTTGTTCAATGAGAGAATTGACTAGTATGAATCCTGTTATACTTGATGATGATAAGTATACAGAGAAAGACTTCATGGATGAAGTAAATGCCTACAAGAAAAAGTATAGATTTGATCCTTTTAAGACTATTATTTACAACACTACTTTCTCTGCTGGTCAGAGAAGGGAACTTGTAAAGAAATTTAGTTTTAAAGAGATTAGCTCATATGTAGGTAATCATCACAGCACTGTTTACATCATGCAAAAAAATGTATAATGAAGAAAGTACTAATAATAGCATTAATTATGCTATCAACAACGATTATACAAGCGAGAACTCTTTATATTCTCAAACTTAATCTAAGACAAATTAGTTATAGTTTATCTTTATCTAAACAATTTAGAGACTATAGTAATCAAATAGATTTTGAAATTCCAGTGGATAAAGATTATTATGATAAAATGTCTGTTGGCAATGATGTAACAGATAACTTTAGAATAGGTAGTTTAATATTCAAAGGAAGTTTTGGAAGTTGGAGAATAAAAGTGAAGGAAAAATACACAAAAGAAATATAACATGGAAGTAGATGAAGTGGCTCACACCTGTTCAATGGCAGAACTAGGAGGAGGCCTTTCTATTGATGATTTTACTTCTCTTGGAGAAAGAGATTTAGATGTCACTATAAAAGAAGAAATTTTGTGTAGAAATATAAATATAGATCCTCGAAAGATAAGATGTATTTTATATAACACTAAATTTACCTTCTTACAAAGGCTTTATATTCGTATCTTCCATGGTTTTAAGACTATAGGAAGTTATAAAAACAAAAATAATGAAAAGATTTTCATAACAATAAAAAAAGTAAAGTGGGAGGAATGATCAAACACAACGTAGCAGTATATGGTACACTTCTATCTGGACTATGGAATCATGGTTTATTAGAAGGTTCTAAGTTAATAACTCCAGGACAAACTGCAGAGAAAATGAAAATGACTGTTAATGTCATTCCTTATGTCTCAAAAAAAGAAGAGATTTCCAGTATTAAAGTGGAAGTATATGAGGTGAATGACTCTATTTTAAGTGGTTTAGATCACTTAGAAGGACATCCTACTTTTTACAAAAGAGAAAAGGTTGATGTACTAGGAGAAGATGGCAATATTCATAAATGCTGGATTTATTTATGTGATGCTTCTACTGATAATATAGTAGAAGATGGTGACTATAAAGGATACAGAACAAAAAAAGGACTAAAATAATGACAGCACCAGTATTAGTAGAAGAAAAATTAGATGCAGCATTATTTAGGACTATTATTGATAAAGCTGCTGATAGGGGATTTATGTTTCCTAGAAAAAGCATATTCTTTCTAATAGTATATATTAGAAGTTGGCTTGAAAGTATAGATATTCATATATCTATAAGAAAAGTTACTATGGGTATTTACAGTGGCAGGTATCAATATGAAGTGAGAAAAGATGGAAGACCTGTTTATTTAACAAGTCAATATTATTTAACTTCAAAAGATGCTGAAAGAGCTGCTGTTCATGCTATATTGATAGATGAACACAAAAGTTTTTGGAATGGTGAAAGAAAAGCTTAAACCTTATGTTGAGGAAAGATGGCTTAATTTTATAGCACCAATCTTAGAGTCTTCAAAAATATTACCAACTTTAACAGAAAGAAAGAGAGTTGCAACAATAGTACCCAAACAGGTAGATATGTTCAATTGCTTTAAGTACACTCCTTTTGATAAAGTTAAAGTGGTTATATTAGGTCAAACTCCATATCATAGTTTGGTAAATGGAGAACCTGAAGCTCATGGACTTGCTTTTAGTTATAGAAAAAAAGAATTAGATTTTCATGTTCCCCAAAGTTTGGCTGTCATCAGAAATGAGATAGAAACAGATGTGTATAATGGAGAAATGATAACATTTGATCCTAATCTAGAAAGATGGGCAAAACAAGGTGTTTTATTATTAAATACAGCACTGACAACAGAGTTAGGAAGTAAAGATGCTCATATCGAGCTCTGGCAACCTTTCACTGAAGAAGTGATAAAGACATTAAATGAACTTAATTCTGGTTTGATATTTTGCCTATGGGGTAATCATGCTAAAGGATATGCTCATTTAATAAACAAAAACAATCATATTCTTTCTGCAGGACATCCTGCAAGTGAGTTATATGGAGGTAAAGGAAGTTTTTATGGATGTAAGCATTTTTCTGCTGTAAACAACATTTTAAAGGGATACAAACAAGAAGAAATAGAATGGTAACAGTTGAGAATAAAAGTGAAGCATTTACTAAAATATATTTACCTCATATACAAAAGACTATTGATAAAGTAAAAGATTTAGAAATCTTTAAAGATGCTAAATGGAATATTCATCATTATTCTAATGTAGGAGGACTATATTTTACTAACAATGAAGATTACTTTAGTTGCAAAGTAAAATTATTTAATGCAATTGAAGATGATTCAATCTTTTCCAGATTTAACTCAGAATTAGGAGCTTTTACAATATCATGTTTTCCACATTGTTGTGGTGCATGTATTATAACAGCTGATTATGGTTCTTTTGGTAGATATGGTAAAGATAGAAAATGTGTAGAAGGAGAACCATTCCTTCTATTAGCAATGCATATTGCTGCAAGATATTATAGAAATGCTTTCAATGCAGATAGTGAAAGAAATGCTAGTAATCTTAAAGCATATGAAAAATGTGGTTTTACAGTGCTAAATAAATTTGAAGGTAGGCATCAAGCTTCCTTATTTTTAGCAGGTACACCATTGGTACAAGATGAGAATTATTATTTAAACAAATTGATAAGCCTTTATGGAAAAGAAGAGAGTGGTAGGACAGAAACTCCTACACAGGATCAGAATCAGGAGCAGGCATCCCAGCCATCAGAGCCTGAGGAAGTTATTAGCGAGAGTGAAAGTACCAACAGTTTTCAGGTTGGGATCTACAACGCCTTGCGAAGCTAAAGTAGAAATAAATTCTATTGAAGCTGTACAGAATAGTTCTTCAAAAATGAGAATGAAAAAATGTTTTGCAGAAGGAAAAGTTCGTACTGCTGAATACTTTACAGCTAAAGATGTTAAGGAATTAACAACTCAAGCTGCTAAGATAACAGGAGGATGGAAAAGCAAACTTGTTTGTAAAAGCTTTTTTGGTTCAAGAGGTAGAGGTAATTATCTTATAGATAATGAGGCTAAACTTATTGAGTGGACTAAGGGTAAGGACTTATCAGGATATGTATATGAAAGGTTTTATAATTTTACAAAAGAATATAGACTTCATGTTACAGAAGATGGTTGTTTTTACACATGTAGAAAACTTCTTAAGGAGGGTACTCCTGAACAAAATAAATGGTATAGAAATGATTCCAACTGTGTTTGGATATTAGAAGAGAATCCCTCTTTCGATAAACCAAAGAATTGGAAAGATATAGAAACAGAATGTGTAAAAGCATTAAAAGCTGTAAAGCTTGATGTTGGTGCATGTGATGTAAAAGTTTCTAAAGATGGTGAGTTTATTGTGATTGAAATTAATTCTGCTCCTTCTTTAGGAGAAATAACCTTACAAAAATATTTGGAGACTATACCTAAATTAGTTAACAAAAAAGTAGGGTAAATGGGGCATAGAGTTCACGCAGATTTATATAACAAAGATGGTAAAGTAATTACTTCTGTAAGAAATGGAGCTTGTGATAGTGGAATAAATCCATTTAGACATCATGCAGCAGTAAAATGGGTAAGATATATCGAAGTAAAGAATTGTAAATACTCAGCTAAAGAAGTTAAAGCTTGGGTAGATTTTTGTACAAGATGTGGTTTTAAATCTTATCTTAGCCTAAAAGAACAGGAAGTAAAAACAGGATATGGTGGAAGAGCTGATTCCAAATGTTATAGTATCACTCTACTGAGAAAAGATTATAAAAATGATTTACATCTTTTTATAGCTGGTACTTTAATAAGAATGATTAGTTATGATATATATCCTTGTTACCAGGAAATTCCAAAGGTTGTTTTTAATATGAAAGATTTAAAGAAGGCAACTTCTTTAGAAAAACTCATATTAGCACATTATGGAATAAAGCAAAATGTACATGGATACCATGGATTATTCTATACAGGAGCTGGTTATAATGTTTGGAAATTACAAAAGTTTTCAGATTTAAAATTAACTGGTGGTAGTATTAATGCAGTATTTCAGGTTCCTTTAAAAGGTATTACTAATAAAAAAGTAAGAGCTTTAATGGATACTAAAAAGTACAAAGAAGCTTATGCATTATTAAAATCAAAAGAAAAAGAAGATGCAAAAGGTTGATTTAGACATAGTTGACAAAGATGGAAAAGTTTTAAGAGAAATCAGATATGATGTTTGTGATGCTAGAGCTAGACTTTCTCAATATCCATTAGGATATAAATGGGTCAGATATGTTATAATCAAAGACTGTAAGTATAACGATGATGAAATTAGGAGATGGTGTAATTTTGTTACTAGATGTGGCTTCAAATGTCATTTTAGTAATGAAATAGTTAGACCACAAGTGTTTTCTAGTTTTGGAAAAAATGAAGCAACAGATTGTTATACTATTACATTATATCCTAAAGATTATAATAATAACGATATGCATTTCTTAATAGGAAATACAGTTGTTAGAATGATTAATTTTGATGAATGTTTAGAAAACATTCCTAAAATAGTTGAAGAGATTAACATAAGAATGAATCCTCTTCAAAAATTATTGTTAGCTTGTTATACTCTACCATCTTCAAATCATGCACCTGCTAATAAAAATTTATATAATTATGATATACATAGATATGAAACTCGTCCTTATAAACTACTAAAAACTAAAGAGTTTGTAATAAAGGATGGAGTACAGAAATCAATGTCTATACCATTATTAGGTAAAAATTTAGAAACAGTGATGAAATCAATAAACGAAAAAGATTACAAAACAGCGTACAATTATTTAAATGGAAAGTAAGAAAGTATATGTAGTGGGAGGAAGTAATGGCTACGCAAATTGGCTAATTGAAATGGGTATGGAACTAACAAAAGTCCCAGAAGAAGCTGATATTGCAATGTTCACAGGAGGTGCAGATATCAACCCTGCTATATATGGAGAAAAACCAGGTAGTAGAACATACTTCTATGATACTAGAGATAGAATGGAATTAGAAGCCTATAGAACCTTTAGGGAGCTCGAAACTCCTATGATAGGTATCTGTAGAGGTGGACAACTTTTTACTGCCTTAAATGGTCATAAATTAGTTCAACATAGTAGCCATCCATACAGCCACAATGTGGTAACAAACAGAGGAGAACTGTACAGTATAAACTCAATGCATCACCAACAATTTCTTCTTGATGAAGATAACAAGAATTATGAGTTGATTGCATGGGCTGAAAACATATCAGATGTCCATTTAGATGGAGATGATGTGGACTATAATTTCCCAAAAACATACAAAGAACCAGAAGTGGTGTATTATCCAGAAACAATGTGTTTAGCAATACAATGTCATCCTGAAGCAATTCATAATGTCAGGACAATGGATTACTTCAAGAGTCTGGTAAATCAATATTTAATAAAAGAAAAAATAACAGCTTAAAAATGGATTTATTTGAAATAGGAAATTATATAATAGGTTTCGTACTACTTATGTATGCCTTTAATACCACATTACAAATGATGTTTGGATTGACACCAGACAGAAGTAATTTTTATTGTGGTTTATATGGCTTTAATGGAGCCAAAGCTCCAAATGAGGACAAACTCAAAATATTAGGTATGTATAACCTACCAAGAGGAGATGATTCTTGTGGAATTTATTGGGATGGTAAACTCTACAAAGGAGTAAACCTTGAATCAAATGTACTTCGTTTCTATGAAAAAAATACATTTAAGCCAATAAAGGAAAAATTCACTGTCATTGGACATAATAGAAAATCAACAGTTGGAAAGAATGAAATTGACAATTGCCATCCCTTTGGATATTGGTTAGATGGGGATACATCTAAGATTCCTTATGCAGTTGGTGCTCATAATGGTACAATTAGAAATAGAGAAGAACTAAAAAAGAAGTATGATGCAACTCCACATGTTGTGGATTCTGCAGAAATACTTGAAATCATTATTAATAGCAAATCTAAACCTAAAAATATAAGTGTTCTTGAAGAATATGAAGGTTTTGGTGCATTTATGTGGAGTTTTCCTGAAACAGATGATTTATATATCTTTAGAGGTAAATCTGAACAAGGTGAAGACCTTACAGGAGAAAGACCTTTATTCTATTGGAAGAAGGCTGGAGAAGATATGGTATATATTTCTTCAATAAAAGACTCTCTTTTAGCTATATGTGATGATGATGAAAAAATAATAAGAGAGTTTGAACCAAACAGAATACATCATATTAAAGCAGGTAAGATGATGACTTACAAAAAAGAATATGATAGATCTGCAAGGAATAAGACTACTACATATGCTTCTAGTAGTTCATCTTCTACAACAAGTTCTGTTGCAACAACTTCAAATGTAGGAAATGGTATTGCCACCACATTTGGACCAAAGAAAAAGGGAGCTTCGGAGATCTTCCTAAATTTCCCGAAGTCAGCTCTAGAAAAGTACGAAAAAAAAAGTCATCCAAGGGAAAACAATGGGGACGCTTTTCTAGAAACTGAACCTTATATTGATGTTAATGAACTTATTAGAATAACTAATAATAAGGACTTTAAAGGCAAAATCATTTATTGTGGAGGACAGTATAGAAAGAATGGTCACATCTTAGGTGCTAAATTGAAAGAAGGTGAAGTTCTTAAGATTGATGCTAATGGATATTTAGCAGGTCATAAGAACTATGATAATAAGACTAGCAAAGAATTCTATTTCTGGAATGGTTGGACATGTCTTTCTCATGAAAGTATGACAAAGGTGATAAAAATGTTTAAGGATGGAAGTATATTTGATGAGCATGTTAAAACAAGATTTTGCTTATATAAATTACAACCTTTCTTTGATTGTATCATCTTTAATCCTGGTGTTCCTAATGGACATTATTCTATGGGAAGACAAATGGGAGGCAATCCTCAACCTTATCATACTGGTAAGTTTGAACCTTTATTTAATCAAGGCAAAATTTATTTCTTTAATAATGGATATTTTAAATCTGTAGTTCTTCAATTAGAACCATTTATGAAATTAGATCCTAGTAAAGCATTAGTAGAAATAAGTGCAGCTGAGATAGAAAAAAAGGAAAAGAAGGAAGCATCTGAAGCTGAGAAAGAAACATTACAGGCTTTTTATAACGATGCTATGGAAAACCTTAATGTTAGCAAAGGAATGTTTGAAGAACCAGTGGAGTTCAAATCAAACGAAGCAACAAGAATAAAAATGTACAAATGGCTTAATGAGAGCTACATTTATTTGAAGGATCATTATGAACATTTGACAAAGAAAAAATTACCTGAAGAAATATTATATTGAAAATGATTGAAATTAGTGGAAAATTATTAATGGTAACTACTATAACAGGTGATACAGTGCTAAGAAAAGACTGTATACAAAATAAAGAGACAGGAAAGTATTATCAAAAGAATGTATCAGCTTTTTTAGTAGAGCTTGAAGATGGTAGACAAAAGTGGCAGAGGATAGATAATGGAAGAGTGGCCTTCAATTGGGATAGAAAAGAATGGGATCTCATTAAAAGACTTGAAGTGTCAGGCTTAACCAAGGGTATCTTTGAAGCTGGAAAACCAGCTGGCTATTTTACCATGAATGATGATACAGTACTTCTGAAAGAGAAGATAGGAACCTCACAAGGAACTCCTTGTATCAATGCTAAAGTGGCTACAGAATCTGGATATATTCCTTCTATCTGGGATGATTGTTTCTATAATAAGAGAAATCTTAATAGAGATGATTTAGAGTATTTAAGAACTCCTCAGATAGTAAAGTATAGGAATCTTGACTTTAGGTATAATGCTGCTGCTGATAACAGCTCATTTCTTAAAATAAGAGGTTTTTATGATAAGTTTCAACCTGCTGTACCTATGAGAACTCAAGAAGTATCAAAATTACTTTTTGGAAAATCATTTGGTATAGAATTTGAAACAAGAGGTGGTACAATTCCAGAAAAATTCCTTGGTAAACTTGGTATAGTTCCATTGAAAGATGGATCTTTAAGACTTCCTGATGGAAAGGAGCCTTATGAATATACTACAGTGCCATTTTATGGTGCTAAAGGATTGGAAACTGTTAAATACATTTGTGAAGAATTAAATAAAAGATGTATATTTGATGATAATTGCTCTTTACATGTGCACTTAGGAAATGTAAAATTTGATAAATTGTCTATTATTGCATATTATATTCTTATTCAAAATATTCAAGAGGAATTATATTCTATATTTCCTCAGTATAAGAGAGATGAAGTGAAGTATTTAAATAAGCCAAAAGCTTATAATGCTCCTCTTCCAAATATAGGTCTATTAACAAATAGTATCTATAAGAAAAAGTATACATCACATCATGAATTTAATGCTGAAGTAGACTCTTCTTTCTCTAAAATTATAGAATATTTAACTAAGGGAGGTACTAAAGAATGGCCAGGTTGGGATTCTGATAGACCAACACATCCTCTTGGTAATACAAAATGGAATCTTAACAGATACTTTCTTGTAAATATAAATAGTTTAGTATTTAGTTCTACACGTACTATTGAATTTAGGCTTTCAAGTCCAACATTTAATTTTACTAAAGTAACTAACTGGCTTTTTATATGTGCTGCTATAATTACCTATGCTGAAAAGTATAGTAAAGAAATCATAAGTAGAAAAGCAAAACCAACTCTGAAGGATATTCTTTCAGAACTGAAAACACACTTTGGTTATTATGAGTTTGAAGATGTGGTAGGTAGTGAAATATCTTCATATCTGTGTGACTATGTTGACTATAGAAAAGAACTAATTGCAAAAGCCACAAAAAATGGTGATGTATTAGCTAATAATATAGAATTCAAAGCAGACAAAGACTTCAGATTCCAGAGTAGAAACATGTCAACTATCTACTAAGAAATTGAACTTGATTTAATACAACAATTTGTCTCAAAAAAAGACGAAACAAAAAAAAGCTGCTGTGCTAAAGCCTTATAATAGTGGAACTATGACTAAAGCAGCGTTCTTTGGGAAGATTAGGAGTGGGCTTAGGAATACCTTCAGATATTGGAAACCAATGTATGAAGCTCTTAAGCTTGCTTCTAGGCCTTCTCAGAGTAATAATAAAAGGCTAAAAACAGAATATAAGTGTGCTCATTGTAAAAAATGGTCTAAAAGAGCAGATGTTCAGATAGATCATATTATAGAATGTGGCAGTTTGAAAGATTGGGATGATGTGGTGCCATTTATTCAGAGACTAACAGTTGAAGATGTAAATAGCTACCAGGTATTGTGTAAGAAATGCCATGTTATCAAGACAAAAAAGTATAAGGAGGAAAAGAACAATGAATAACTTTGATAATAGATCTCTGTCATTTTCTACACTAAAATATCTACAAGAAGGGCCATCTTTATTTAGAGCTATGCTCAATAAGAAATTTGAGAGTGAAGGACTAACTATTGGTAGTATTGTGGATGTGTTACTAACAGATCCAGAAAGATTTGCAACAGATTTTCTTTTGAAAAAAGGAGTTGCTCCAACAGGCATGATGGAAAAGTATGTTTACTATCTAATTAATGTTTGTGTTTCAAGAGGAGATAGCACTTTAACAGATGAAGATTTTAACAAGGCTTATAACTATTCTGCTTTTAAAATTTCTAAGGATACTATAAAAGAAAGATTTGAGAAGGAATTCTCAGATTATCACAAGGAAATTGTAGAACAGAAAAAAGGAAAAAAGACACTATATACTCAAGAAGATTATGATATTGCTATAAGAGTTGTGGACTCACTTAATAGTAATCCACATATATCTCAATGCTTTAGAAAAGAAGGTAATCAAGATGTGTTTCAGCAATTAAAAATTGAATGGGTATATAAAGGACTAAATCTAAAATCAATTTTAGACTTAGTCAAAATAGACTATGACAAGAAAACAGTTGTTATCTATGATATAAAGACTACAGGATACTCTGTAAATTCCTTCAAGGATTCTATAGAAAAGTATCAATATTGGCTTCAAATGGTAATGTATGGAATGGCAGTTTATTCTTATTTTAAGACTGAAGTGCCTGATATAGAAAGTTATGATGTCAAGTTTAAGTGGATTGTAGAATCTACTAAATATCCAGGAAGTCCTTGTATTTATACAATGTCTAAAAAGGATGAAGAGGCAGGACTTAATGGTGGTAAAATTGGCAATAAGTATTATAAAGGTTTTATAGAACTTATTGATGATTACTTGTGGTATGTAGAGAATAACGAGTGGAATACTAGAAAAGATATAGTGACGAATAACTTTGAAGTTGATATAAGTATATTCAATTGACTGAAGTAGAAAAAATCAAGTTTAATAACACCACTGGATTTGTGCTGCCTATATTATTTAAGGATGATACTTTCAACAATCTAATAAAAAAGTTAGTGGGAATAACATTATTTGACTACCTACTAATTAATGGGTTTAGAAATGCTTACTTAAATGATTACAATTATCCTATGGATGGTTGTATTTATTGTGTATTTAAGCCTCAAGAGTTTACTGATAAGTTTAGACAACTTACAGAAATTTTAGAGCAACATAGTTTATACAAATCAACATATGATATAGAAGGAGGAGTTGTTTTTATATTTAACATTAGTGATGTCTTCAAAAAAGATATTGAGCTTATAAAAGATGGTAAGTATAGTAAGACAAGTCCTGAATATAAAAGGTTATTTCCCCAAACTGTGAGAGACAAAAAAGGAAATAAAGTGCTATTTTCTAATTGGATGATATTACATAAACATCCTCAATTTAAAAAGAGGATGGAAGAATATGTAGGACAATCTATAGAAGATGATGCTGAGTTGTGGGATCCCTTTAACCCTAAGTACGAGGTACTTAATTACAACCAAGAACATTTAGACATTTCTTGGTAAAATAACAAAAGAAAAATTACAAAATGACATTAGAAGCTTATTTAAGAAGCAAATATACACCTAGTTTCTCTTCCACTAGTAGTAGCACTAACTATGGATATGCTCATGGAGGTCATGCTAAGTCATCTGCTGACTATTATGAAGACTATTATGCTCAATATTATGAAGGAGGTGGAGTTGCTGCAGGTGCCTGTAGTAACTTATGCCTTCCTTTTGAGCCTGGTTATAGTAGCAAAAAAGATGAAGAAGACATAAAAGAAGCATCTAGACCTGATGCAGCTGCTAGTAGAAATGGTGAGACTGTGACAGAAAGTGTAGATCCTAATGATGATGGTTCTACAGTCCATTTTAGTCATGATTTATATTGGAGAGAGTATAAGAGTAAGGAAAAAACTTCTTATATAACTTTATATTCATTGACTAAGGGAGATAGAGATGATATATTATTTAATATCAAGAAAAAGGATGTTATTAGTATATCACCTACAGAGGAATGGGCTGTTTCAGATATATGTTATTATGATACAAGAAGAAGTGTAACATCAAGTTGTACTCTTTTTACAATCAAAAATATACATCAACCTTCTGAAATACACCATTTATACTCATCAGAATTTTTTGACTTTTTAAAGAATCAACATGTACCAGATACAAACAATAGAGACCTCGGAAGTGAATGGAACAACTGCTAAGTTCAGAGGAATCTTTAGAGATATGGAACTGACTAGTTTAAAAGTATATTTTGATTTATCTGCTGAAGTAGTAGGAAACAGAGAAATGTATAAACTAGATTTGTTAACAGAGGTTCCTTATGAATACGAGGACTATGTATCTAGAAAAATTTTAGACAACGTAGAAGAATTGAATTTAGTTTAACTAAGAATAATTGGATTTTAAATTAGATGCTGGCTTTATAAAGCAGTATGAGAGTAAGAAAGTGAATTTTGGTTTTAATGGGCTTGGTGAGATAACTTACTATAGAACCTATTCAAGACTAAAAGAAGATGGAACAAATGAAAAGTGGTTTGAGACAGTCGCAAGAGTTGTCAATGGTATATACAATATACAGAAAACCCATATTGAAAAGAATGATTTAGGATGGAATGAGAGAAAGGCTCAGGTCTCTGCACAGGAAATGTATGATAGGATATTTACTTTTAAATTCCTACCACCTGGCAGAGGACTTTGGGCATGTGGAACAGACATTATAAAGAAGGGACTTGGAGCAGCAATGAATAATTGTGGATTTATCAGTACAGAAAATATTGATAAAGACTTTGCTAAGCCTTTCTGTTTTATGATGGATATGTCCATGTTAGGAGTTGGTATTGGATTTGATTTAAAAGGTGAAGGAAAAATAGTTGTGGCTGAAAAGTCACCTATGTGTAATACAATTATATATACAATTCCTGATACAAGAGAAGGATGGGTGGAGAGCTTAAAACTTCTTCTTGATTCATACCTTAGTTCTGATTGTAATAATGTAGATTTTGACTATTCTTTAGTCAGAAAAGCAGGAGAACCAATCAAGACTTTTGGTGGAATCTCATCAGGCCCAGAACCTTTAATCAAACTTCATCAACAAATAAGAGAAAAACTAAATGGCATTGCAGGAAAAGCAATTACAGGAAGAGTGATTGCTGATATTATGAATATGGTGGGTGTATGTGTTGTTTCTGGTAATGTCAGAAGAAGTGCACAAATCATGTTTGGTGATTCAAATAACAATGAATATTTAGATCTCAAAAACTACAATGTAAATCCTGAAAGAGCTAACTATGGATGGACTTCTAATAATAGTGTATTCTGTGATGAACATACAGATTATTTAGGAGCTGCACAAAGAACTGCTATAAATGGAGAACCTGGATATTTCTGGCTTAATAATGCTAGAAAATATGGTAGGTTTGTAGATCCAGTGAATAATAAGGATTATAAAGCAATGGGATGTAATCCTTGTGCTGAACAAACCTTAGAAAACTATGAATTATGTTGCTTAGTAGAAACATTCCCAGATAACCATGATTCTCTTGAGGATTATCTTAAGACACTGAAATATGCTTACTTGTATGGTAAGTCTGTCACTCTATTAAAAACACACTGGAAGGAAACTAACAAGGTGTTATTAAAGAATAGAAGAATAGGACTTAGTCAAACAGGTATTGCTCAGTTTCTAGAAAGACATTCCCTTGAAGAATATAGGGTTTGGTGTAATGAAGGATATAAAACAGTACAGAAATATGATGAAATATATTCTAACTGGTTTTGTATTCCTAAGTCTATTAAAACAACATCAATTAAACCTTCAGGATCTATTAGCCTTTTAGCAGGAGCCACTCCAGGTATGCATTATCCAGAGAATAATTATTACATTAGAAGAATAAGAATAGGAAAGAATTCTCCTATATTGAAAGCTTGTCAAGAAGCTGGATATGTAGTGGAAGTTGATGCTTATGACTCTTCTTCATATTGTGTAGAAATTCCTGTAGAAATTAATTGTCGTACTGTGGATGATGTTTCAATATGGGAACAAGTACAACTTGCAGCTTTCATCCAAAATTGGTGGGCTGACAATCAAGTGTCATGTACTGTTACCTTCAAACCAGAAGAGAAGAAAGAAATCTTACCCATACTAAAATATGGAAAGTACAATCTAAAAGCTATTAGCTTCTTGCCAAAAGCAGAAGTTGGAGCTTACAAACAAATGCCATATGAAGCCATAACTCGTCAGAGATATGAGGAAATAGTAAGAGCAATAACCCCTTTGAATATGGAGAATATTTCACAAGACTCTAAACCAGAGCTTTATTGTGATAGTGTTAGCTGCGAAATAAAATAAGATGCAAAAAGACAAAGTACTAGAGCTAGTTGACCAAAAAGTTAATCAATACAAGATCATTAAGAAGATGCAAGAGCAGAATGATCCTAAATATAATCTCATTAAGGCTTGTGAAGAACTAGCTGAGCTTTCTGAAAAACTACTTAAGAAGGTAGTTAAAGAAGGTACTGATAAGTGTCCCTCAGATGATGATATTATAGAAGAAATAGGAGATGTTCAGATCAGACTTGATCTTTTGGGCCTTATCTTTGGACAAGATAAAGTTGAGAAAAGAATACAATATAAACTATCAAAATTTGAAGGTTATATGAAAGAAGGAAAGTTTGGGGGAAGAATATAAGAAACTTGCTCAAAAAACCAAAGAATTCTGTGATGAAGAATCATTTAGTGAAGAGGAAACTTTTATAATGAGTGGTGATGAATTAAATGATATGAAATTCAACTATTACTATGAAGGTATGGAGGCTATGCTTAAGGACCCTGATTTATCAGAGTTCTTAGCAGATACCATTCAATACAAAAAATGTACTAGTAGAATGGGTTTTATGAGAGAAGTAGAATTAGCTTTAGAAACTTACTTAAAACAAACACGATGATGAAAAAGAAACAAATAGTAAAGTTTCTAAAAACTTTAGGAATTGATTATAATGGATCTTACAAAATAAGTCCAGGAGAATTTCTAACTATGTATGATAAGTTTTTAGAAAAGGAAAGTAAGAAGAAAGTAAAGGTTAAAAAAACCAATACTAAAGCTAAAGAGGTAAATGAATATCTCTATTGGGTTTAATTGAAAGTGATTTATACAAATCATAAATGGATTTAAATGAATACCAGATAAAATCTGCTGAAAGAGCAATATATGGTAATGATATGAAAATTATCTATCCTGCATTAGGACTTGCAAATGAAGCTGGAGAAGTATTAGGTAAAATAAAGAAAGTGCTTAGAGATAATAAAGGAGTTTACACTGCTGAATTAAAAGAAGCAATTGCTTTTGAACTTGGAGATACTCTTTGGTATTGTGCTGTTTTAGCTAGAGACATAGATTATGATCTAGATACAGTGGCACAAATGAATGTGAACAAACTTGAAGATAGAAGAAAACGTAATGTAATTCATGGATCAGGGGATAATAGATAAACTTATACCAATTGCTGGAACAAACAACAGAGTGGTAATCAAAAGAGATGTTACTGAGGAAAAAACTGGTCTTATAATCCTAGCTGAAGGAGCAAAACAGGCTCCTAATACAGGAATAGTAATATCAGTGAGTGAGAAAGATGCAGATGGATATCTTCCAACTGTAAAGAAAGGAGATAGAGTAATGTTTAATCCTGCACAATATATAGGAATTCCTCTTCTCAAAAACAAAGACGTAGACATTTTTACAACAATAGAAAAGGATATTTTCTTAAAATTTCCAAATGAGTAAAGCAGAAAAAAGTACAGAGCTTCTTCAAAAAGTATTAATGGATGAACTTCCAGAAATAGAGAGAGATGAAGAAATCTACAATTATCTTAAAGACAAAGATCAGGTACCAGAAAATTTCATCCCTTATTGGGAAGAAGATGATGATGACTTTAACATAAAAGAACAACTATAAGATGGAAGAAAAAAACACATGGGAGAGTAATACTGCTCTCCCACAAAGGAATAGATGTAAAGAATGTGGCAGATTTGTAAAAGGAGGAATGTATAATATATTAATGCATGAATCCACTGTACATAATATGCACTATTATCCTTCAAAATACATTACAAGAGATAGACTAGTTGAACATATTAGACATATATTTTGGAATGAATGAAGAAGATAAGAAGCTTTTGAAAGCTTACATGAAAGGTTTTAATGATTATAGTGTAGATATTCCTAAGTTTAAGTATTTTAATCAAAGAATGCAAAAAGCTTATAATTTAGGAGTACAACATTTTATAATAGGAGATGATGTGAGAAGTGTAGATTACCTTTCAGATGAGCAAATTTTAAAACTAATAAAAGAATGAAAATACTAGCAATTAGTGATACTCATGGTCAACATAAGAATTTTGCTAAAGAATACTTTGAAGGAATAGATATGATAATTCATGCAGGAGATGAAAGTAACTTTAGGGAATTAGCTTTTAATGAAAGAGAGTGGTTTGACTTTCTTGAATGGTATAGCGAACTCAATGTTAAATACAAAGTATTAATTGCAGGAAATCATTCAGCTTATTTAAGTAAATTTGGTAGGAGAATTAAGGAAGATTTATATAGGGATAATAATATAGTTTATCTTGAACATGAATCAACAAAAATAGAAGGAATTAACATTTTTGGTAGTCCTTATACTCCAACTTTTGGTCAATGGCATTTTATGAAAGATAGAAGTAAATTAGATGATTATTGGAAGCAAGTACCTGATGATACAGATATACTTGTTACACATGGTCCACCAAAAACTATTTTAGATTTATCTTTATCTAGAGATCGTGAGTTAGAGTTTTGTGGTGATGCTGCATTACTTAGACACATAACAGAAAGAATTAAACCAGCTTATAGTATATTTGGTCACATTCATAATGTGGAGAATATAGTAAATGCAGGAACAAAAACAATGGCAGGATTAGACACTACATTTATGAATGTTTCTTGTGTTACAGATGGTAAGTTTAACATGGGACTTAGTTCTCATGGACAAAAATTTGAATATAATAAACAATAAAAAGTTTGTTAGATACTAAAGAAGAAAAAGGCATTAGATTTGATGATGGTAAGGTCAGACATGATCTCCTCTCATCTAATGCAATCAATGAATTATCAAAAGTACTCACTTTTGGAGCTCAAAAATATGCTGCTCATAATTGGAGAAAGGGTATGGCTTGGAGTAGAGTGATTGGTAGTTTAAAAAGGCATTTAAATGCTATTGAAAGAGGAGAAGATTTTGATCATGAAACAGGAGTGTTACATGCAGCACATGTTATGTGTAATGCAATGTTCCTTACTGATTATTACAAAATTTATCCTGAAGGAGATGACAGACCTCATGAATATCTTACCTACAAAAGAATAGGACTTGATATTGATGAAGTGTTATGTGATTTTACACAAGGATGGGGAGATTTATACAATTCTAATCCAAGACCAAATTCATGGTACTTTGATAGACAAATGTTAGAGAAGTTTAAAGAATTAGAAGAAAAGGGAGAATTGGAATCATTCTATCTCAATCTTAAGCCTAAAACTTTAGCTAAAGATCTTCCATTTGAACCTCATTGTTATGTAACATCAAGACCAGTTCCAACAGCAGTAACTGAAAAATGGTTGGACATGCATGGTTTTCCTACAAGAAAAGTTATAACTGTGGATATTAATACATCTAAAGTTGATGTATTAAAGCAGGAAAATGTGGATATATTTGTTGATGATAGATATGAGAACTTTGTAGAATTAAATAAGGCTGGTATTTGTACCTTCTTATTTGATGCAGCTCATAATCACAAATATGAAGTGGGTTACAAAAGAATTAAGAGTTTAAAAGAATTAGTGTAATACAATTTAAAGAAGAAGATTATTTGTTAATATTTATTAATAGTTTGTTATTCTAATTTATTTTTATTATCTTTGTATTATATGAATACAGGTATATATACAATAACTTCTATTATTGATAATAAAGTATATGTTGGACATGCTAAAAATATTAAACTGCGATGGAATGGACATATAAGTCGCTTAAGAAATAATAGACATGAAAATAAACATCTTCAAAGTGCTTTTAATCTCTATAAAGAAAATAATTTTAAGTTTGAAATATTATGGGAATGTGAAGAAAAATATTTATATTCAGAAGAACATTATTGGTGTAATTTATTAAACGTCAATAATCCAAAATTTGGATATAATATAGCTCAAACTAATCCTAATGGTACATGGGGATTTTCAGAAGAAACTAGAAAAAAAATGTCTGAAAGTAGAAAAAATACTACTATGTCTGAAATTAGTAAAAAAAAATTATCTATAACCATGAGTAGAAAAAGGGCTAATGGAGAAATAAAACTTTCTGAACAAGGACGTGAAAATTTAAGATTAGCTCAAAAAAATAGAGTTAAAAAAATTTTAAATATAAAAACAGGAGAAATTTTTAATTCTGGTAAAGAATTAGCAGAATGTTTAAATGTACCATATCAAACAATAAATTCTAGAATGCATAGAAAAAGTAAAATATTTCAAAATTATAAATATGTAGAAAAATGACTTTTAAAGAAGAAGATTTAGATGTAATATACAAAGTTAAGGTTGGAAGTCATGCTTATGGAACTAATATTCCTGAAAGTGATGAAGACTTTAAAATGATATATTTACAAAAACCCATGGATGTTTTAAACTATGGGTATCAAGAGCAAGTAAATCTTACTAAAGATTGTACAGCTTATGAACTCAAGAGATTTATAGAACTATGTTGTACAGGAAATCCTACAATGTTAGAACTTCTATATTCTCCTGAAGATTGTGTAGTATATAAACATCCTATTTTTGATCTAATTCTTGAAAACAAAGAGAAATTTCTTTCTAAATCTTGTAGATGGAGTTTTGGTGGATATGCTGTTTCTCAAATAGAAAAAGCTAAGGGGCTTAATAAGAAAATAAATTGGGAAAAAGAAAAAATAACCAGAAAAACTCCTATTGATTTTTGCTATGTTGTACTAGATCCTTGGACTAAGGTTCAAGCAAAAGAAGGTAGACAAGTAAGTATCAAACAAGGTGTATATCCTTTAAAAGATTGGCTTAAAAGAAAACACTTATCCTCAAAAGATGTAGTGCTAACTAAATTAAACCATTCTAAAGAAGGATATCAACTTTATCAATTTAAAGGTAGAGGAATAGAAGTGGATGGATCTAATAATCTTAGAACTTCAGAAACTCCTAAAAATATACTACCTATAGCTACAGTACTCTTTAATCCTGATGTCTATTCAAGGCATTGTAGGGAATATAAAGAGTATCAGGAATGGATGAAAGAAAGAAATGTTCAACGATATGTAGATATCAATGAACATGGACAAAAGATAGATGGTAAAAATATGCTACATTGTGTTAGACTTCTGGAAACAGGAATAGAGCTAGCCAAAGAACATAAAATAAAGGTAAGAAGAGAAAATGCTGAATATCTTATATCAATAAGAAAAGGTAAAGTAGATTTAAATACATTATTAGAAAATTGTCAAAGTGCACTCACTGATTTGGACAAAGCTTATAATGAATCTACTCTTCCTGATAAAGCAGATAGAGCATTCTTTTTAACATTATTACCAGTAATAAGAAAACAATATCAAATTTCAAAAGGAACAAAAGATGGACTTTAAAGGTGATATAATCATTACAGATCCTTGTTATATAATGGGGAAAGATAGTGATTGGGATAAGTGTGGGAATGGAGATAATATGGAAGCCTTAGGGATAACACATTATCTCTGTGCTGACACAGAATATGGAGATTGGGGATGTGTTACAATAAAAGATGTTCCTAATGCTCCATATATTTTAGGTAAACTTAGTATGAATTATGCTGAACTATGGGATAAATCCAATAGTATAAAAAAGGATGAGACAGCTATTAAAACCTTAACAGAAAAAAGAGATAAGATAATTAATGAAAGTGGAATTATTCTAGGAAGATTTTGTGCAGATGCAGGCTTAGTTGCTGTGTTTTTGTTAGATGAAGTACTAAAATATAATCCAAAGTTTGATTATCATATAACAAGGCCTCATACCACAACTCTTATCAAAGACTTTGATGGTGATATTGAAATAACACACAGAGGAGATGATAATGAAGTAAGTGTTATAGGTGAAGGAAATATTAGCTTCTATACAACACAAACAGAATTATAATGAAATTAACAGTAAAAGAAAACAGTAAGAACTATTTATGTGCTGTAGTGGAGATAAAGGAATTATTTCCAATTGAAGGAGCAGATAGGATAGTTAGAACCGTAATATTTGGAAATAATGTTATTGTATCTAAAGATGTAAAGATTGGAGATAAGATGTTATATTTTGTCTCTGGTACAAAACTAAATCCTGACTTCTGCAAATGGAATGATTTACTTACTGATGCAGATCAAAATAGGAACAAAAAGGTTGGATATATTTCCTACAAACAGTTTAGAGTGAAAGCTATTAAGCTTAAAGGAGTTATATCTGATGGTATGCTTCTCCCTATAAATAGTTTAGAATTTCTTTCAGGAAATCATCAAATAGTATCTTCTTTAAAAGTGGGTGATGAGTTCACTGATATAGATGATATTTCTATTTGTGAGAAGTATATTATTCCTAGTAACCAAAGAGGAGGTGGTAATGGTACTCCTAGACAAAAATCAGCTAAGATTAGTAGGCTTGTAGAAAATCAATTTTATTTTCATAATGATACAGATAATTTCAGAAAGAATACTCACAAGGTAGATCCTAATGATATTATAGGTGTTCATTATAAAAAACATGGTACTTCTGTAGTTATAGGAAACGTTCTTGTAAAGAAAACACTTAGTTGGTATGAAAAGCTATTACAAAAGTTTGGTATCAATATAGTGAATATAGAATATGATATTATCTATAGCTCTAGAAAGGTTGTAAAGAATGGATTTCTAGAAACTCCTAATGCTAAGTCCTATTATAAAACTGATATTTGGGGAGATGTAAAAGAAGAAATAAAAGATAAGATTCCAAAGAATTTTACCATTTATGGAGAAATATTAGGTTACACTAGTGATGGAGCATTTATTCAGCATTCATATGACTATGGATGTGACTACAAGACTCATAAGTTTTATGTCTATAGGATTACATGTGTAAACCCTGATGGTAAAACAATAGAACTTACAGACAAACAGATTGAAGAATTTTGTGAAAAACATGGACTTTTATACAAAGATACATTTATATTTTATGGAAAAGCTAGAGACTTGTTCAATAAGCTTAACTTAAAACATAAATTTTGGTTGAGTCCTGATTTAGATAATTTTAGAGACTGGCAAGAGAATTTTACAAAACTTCTAGAAATGGAGTATAATGAGAAAGATTGTTATATGTGTAAGACTAAGGTTCCTGAAGAAGGAATTGTAATCAGAAAAGAAGCACTTGATCATTATGAAGCCTATAAGCTTAAAAGCAGAAGGTTTCTACTTCAAGAGTCAGATCTTCAAGAAAAAGAAATGACTAATCTAGAAGATAATCAAGAAACAGAAGAGAATAATGAATCGACAGATTAAAGTATTAGTTGGAGTTAGTGGTTCAGGTAAAACTACCTGGGCTACTAAATTCATAAACGAGAACCCTAAATGGGTTAGAGTATCAAGAGATGATATTAGAAGACAACTAGTGGGAACGTTAGATTAAACCTACTATAAAAGAAAGGATTTAAACTCTCTTGAGAAGCAAGTAACGGCTTTATTGTTCTCTAACATTAGACACTTATTACAACAAGAGTTTAACATAATTGTAGACAATACTCACTTAAAAGAAAGTTATATTAATGAACTCGTAGTAGAGTTTAATCATTTAGCTGATATTGAAATTGAGTTTATAGGAATTGAAGAATCTCTAGCTACACTTAAGAGGAGAATAGAAGAAAGAGAAGACAAAAGAGTATGGTGGAAAAAGTTATTTTCTTCTGAAGTAAACACAAGTTATTTGAATAAACAATTCAAAGAATTTAATAGTTTACATAAGAAGGGAATACAAACTAAATTCCCTATTTTAGTCAGAAAAGTAAATCAGAATTACAAGTTACCTAATACAATAATTTGTGATTTAGATGGAACTCTTGCTTTATTTGGAGATAGAAATCCTTATGATAGGGATTTTGAAAATGATATGTTTAGTCCACCAGTATTATTTGTATTAAAGAGTTGGATTCATGATAATCCAGATTGTAAGATACATTTTTTTAGTGGTAGAGCTGAGAAAGAAAGAGGAGAGACTACAAGATTCCTCTTAAGAGAATTTACTGAAGATCAGTTTATTCTTGAAATGAGGAAAAATAAAGATGTTAGAAATGACTCTTTAGTCAAGGAAGATATGTTTAACACTTATATTAAAGATAAGTTGTTTGTTCACTTTGTGATTGATGATAGATTGAGAGTGTGTAGGTTATGGAACAAATTAGGCTTATTTTTATTTAATGTTAACCAAGATTTAAGTGAATTTTAACTGATAACTAAAGTTCTTCTACTAGTCAGTATTTTGGCAGTACTGATTCTACCAGAGTTTAGCACTAATCATATTTTATCTGTAGAGCAAAATAGGATTTAAAATAACAAAATGAAAAAGAAAGTAGTAAGTAAAGGATATACTTTAGAAGTAGTATCATGGGAGAATGATGGTGATAATTATAATACTAAACAGTTTACAACAGAAAGTAAAGAAGAAGCTGAAAAGCTTTATAAAATATGTACAGTATTATTTAAATCTCATAATAATAAACAAGGAGGTGTTGGAAACTCTATGGATGGTAAATGTAAAAAAACTATATTAGAGTATATTGAAGACAATAAAAAAGACTTTTCTGACCTTATAGATGAAGATGATATAATGGATTATTTTTATAATATAGGTTATGAATTAATGGGAGGTTCAGAATACTATGATTTTAGAGTTTGTGAATCTTGTATAGTAATTTTTTCAGAAGAAGATATTTACTTAGAACAAATAGAGTTTAAATAATGAAAAAAGAATTAAAAAAAGTAACAGTCTGGTATTCTATCCAAAATGGAGGAGATGGTTCAGCCCATCCAGCCTGGTTTTTGACAGAAGAAGAGACAGAATATGACCAAGAAAATGCAGATGAAGGATGGGGAGAAACATGTAATGGATCAGTTGAAACCTTTGAAGGATCTGATATACATGAAAGAGCTAAGGAAAACTCTAAAGAGCAGCAAGAAGAAAGAGATGAAGAAGATGGTAAATTATCTCATGATGACTTCTATGAGACTAGGGGAGTTGGAACAAAAGCAAGATCTGATAAACAATGCTTTACGTGTGGCAAGCTTATTAAGATGGGCACTCCACATGACATGCATCACTTTTACCCTGAATTTGTTGCCTATCCAACCCATAAAGAGTGCACTGATGAGTTCATGGGTAATTTGAAATAATTGTTAATAAAGTAGGTAATTTTTGCTAGTCTCGATAATTTTTGTTATATTTGTATATACAAAAAAAATGAGAACAAAAGAAGAAAGCTTAGAAGAACACTTATTACATAAAGAGTTTATAAAAGAGAAAAAAAGTAATAAACATAAAAAGAAAGAAAAAATAAAAACTTTTTTTAACAATTGTAAACCAGGAACAAAGGAGTACAGAAGAAGAAATTTATTAAGATATTATTTTAATATAACTCTAGAAGAATATAACAAATTACTAGAATCTCAGAACTATTCTTGTAGTATATGTAAGAGACATATGAGTACTTTTAAGAAAAACTTAGGAGTAGATCACTGTCATAAAACAGGTGTTATTAGAGGAATATTATGTAATAATTGCAATAATGGATTAGGAAATTTTAAAGATAATATTGATTTCTTAAAAGAAGCAATTACTTATCTTGATAAAAAATATTGAAAGTAATTTATATTACTTAATTGGAACTTAAAGACAAAGAAAAAGTCAAAATTTTGGCAGTGGATTCAGATAACTCTGGATCTAAATATCACAGAATTACCCTTCCTTGGAAGAGAATGAATGGTAAAACAATAGATGTAGGAGAAAACACTCTACCTATTTCTGTAGATATTAAAAAATGTGAAGCAAACAAAGTATCTTTAACAGAAGATGATTTTAAGAATTATGACATTGTAGTAGTCCATTGGACTTACTTAAATGCACTTCCTGATGTAGCACAATGGGCATCAAGACATAAAACTAGAATTATTCAGGATGTTGATGATTTTTGGGAACTTCCACAAGATCATATTGATAGTAAGGGATCATATAGCAAGATAGTACCTCAAGTTGTAATGGCTGATGTGGTAACTTGTAGTACAGAAAGACTTAGTGCTCATCTTATTCAATTTAATGATAAGATAAGTATTAGTCCTAATTACCTTCCTATTGGTGAAGAACAGTTTACAGATAAACGTAAAGAAAAAGATGTTGAAAAGCTTTTATCTATGGGTGCTTCTGTAGCTGTAGAAGTTGATGATAAGATTAATATTGGTATTGTAGGTTCTATTAGCCACTATCATGATTGGATCTCCATCACAAATGTATTTAAGAAGCTTGCAGGGGATGATGAAATAAGAAAGAGATGTAGGTTTGTATATGGTGGATATACAGAAGGTTTTAGATATTGTGAAGGTATTCTTAGAATGCTTAAAAACTCTCATAAAGATATGGAAGTAATCACTGTGCCTGCTACTTCTGTAAATGACTATATGAATATCTATGATTCTGTAGATATTATGTTAGCTCCTTTAACAGATAATGAGTTTAATAGATGTAAATCTTCATTAAAGATTATAGAAGCTGGACTCAAAGGAATACCTGTAGTGGGAAATCCTTTATATCTGCATAAGGAAGTACCTTGTGTTCTTCATGCAACCACTCCTAAAGAGCATTTTGAGCTTATTAAAGACCTTATTAAGGATGATAAGTACATCAGACTAGGAATGGAGACAAGAGAGGCTGTAAAGCAGCTTAATCACTTTGAACAGAGGCTTGAAAACTTAGGAAGTATATGTGAATATCTTCTTAATGAAGAAGTGGAAGTTGTTCCTGAAAACTTAAAGGTTTTTGGAATTACATATTCCCCAGAGCAATCTACAGAGTACACACAGTATGATAATAGTGCTATAAGAAGTCCTGAACAAAAGAGCTACTTATTTGAGTATAATCCAATTATAGACATAATGGATAAAAATACTTTTAATGAAAATGATTATATAGGAATATTTAGTCATAAATTTAGTAGGAAAACAAATGTTCCTAAAAAAGTGTTAAACAAAATGTTTTTGGAAGTAACAAATGAGGAATCTCCAGATATTATTGGTCTTGCTCCTTCATTCCTTAAAGGCAACTATTTGGAATGGACTGAGAATCAACATCCTAATTTTATAAAGGTGTTTACACTTTTATGTACAAAACTAGGACTTAAGGTGGCAGAACCAAAAAATATTGTTTATTCAAACTTCTTCTTAGCAAAGGCTCCTATTTATAAGAAATTCGTAGATGAGGTGATTAAGCCTGCTATAGAAGTTCTTGAAGGAGACCTAGAACCTTTTGCTTGGCAAAATGCTAAGTATGAGGCAGGACTTAATTCTAAAGACTTGAAAGAAGTGAGTGGATTGGAATACTATCCATTACATACTTTCCTATTAGAAAGACTTTTAAGTATATGGGTTGAGAATAATCCAGAAATAAAATTTAAACAAATACTATAATGAGTAATAACCTAAATGATGCAGATGAGGAAGAAACTAAACCTCTGTTTTGTGAAACTATAAATATGAAGTACGGAGAGTTTAAGAATAGAGAAAAACTATTTAAACTTCTTAAGAATTCTATTATAGCAGATCTAGAAGAAAAATATGATGCATTAGATGCTTCAAGAGCAAATGATGAGTATTCCTTCTGTCATTTAGAAGGATATGCTACATGTTTAAAAGATGTAATTGAATTAATAAAAGAAAAGTAATGGAAGAAAAATATTATTTTATCAGTAGATCTAGAGACTATGCTGATGAATTCGATACTCATGGTTGTGGTGTTATGACTCAGGCTGAATATACTAAAGCTAAAGAAATAACAGATGAAACATTAGACAAATTCTTTAATAGGCAAAAAGTATCTGATCTTACTGAAGAAGAATTTAATAAGGTTAAGGCACAATATCCATTTAGTAGTGAATATTTTCACAATGAACTTGGAGAAAAGTTTCGCTATAAATATTTAAGTGATCTTAACTATTGCCATTACCTTGAACACAAAGAAGCTGTAGAAAAGAAGATTAGACAATGCTCTAGAGAACTTGAAGTTGGTTTTGGTACTAATGAGTCTCATGAGTATAGATCTATTGAAGATTACTACAGTGATTTGATTGTGAAAGAAATTGATAGTACTGAATATGAAGTACTAAAAAAATTCTTTCCAAGAAAGTTTGGAATACTACAATTCCCTTTATCACATTAAAATGATGAAATGGATTTGTAAATTGTTTGGTCATGATTGGAAGTATAATTTTAAATCAATAGCAGACAAAAGAACTTGTAGAAGATGTGGAGTTGTTTATAAATTAAACACTCCCTCTCTACAGTATATTGAAAGTAAGTAATAAGTTTACTTAATGTCGAACAAAATATCTGCTAGAATTATAGCAGACAGTGAAAATATAGAAACAGGAGATAGAATTACAACATTTGTATGTGTATTTCCTAGAATAATTTTAGCTGAGTTAAATACTCATAGAGCCTTCTCAAGAAATAGTGCAAGTAGTAGGGCTATTCCATTTAAAAGGATGGTAGAAATGGTACAACAAGATCCTTTTATTCCTATTGCATGGCAAAAAGATCATAAAGGAATGCAAGGTACTGAATATATTACAGATGAAAAGGATGCTAGTTTTATGGAATATAGTTGGAGACTAGCTAGAATTCAAGCCATAAAGAGTGCCGAGCTTATGAATGGTAGAGGATGTACTAAACAACTTTGTAATAGAATTCTAGAACCTTTTATGTGGCATACAGCTATCATAACAGCTACAGAATTTGAGAATTTCTTTAAATTAAGATGTCCTAGATATAAATATACTTATTCTCAGGGAGTAAGAGATATTAATTATTGTGAGGAGATTATACATTTTAATAGTAAAAAAGACTGGTTAAGATTTAAAAATTCTTTATCTACAGAAGCAGAATGTTATAAAAATCATCCTACTCCAACTAATGATATAGAATGGTTAAAGATTAATGAAGGACAAGGAGAAATTCATATAATGGCTTTAGCTGAGGCTATGTGGGATACTCTTAATGAATCTAGTCCTAAAAGACTTTTAAGTGGACAATGGCATATTCCTTTTGGAGATAATATTGAAACAAGAAGAGTTTTTACAGATATTCTTAAAAAGGATATTGATCATTCTGATAGTAGTAAGTATAGCAAAGAAGCTGATGAAGCTAAAGCAAAAATTGCCACTGCAAGATGTGCTAGAGTGAGTTATTTAAATTTTGAAGGTAAGGATGATTATGAAGCTGATATAAAGCTACATGATATATTATTGAGTAGTGGACATATGTCACCATTTGAACACTGTGCAAGAACCATGGATGAATCTAGAAGAAGTGGAAACTTTAAAGGATTTCTCCAATATAGAAAAATGGTAGAAGTATAATGGAGCATAACACCTTATTTGTTAATTTGTTTGCTGGACTAGGATGTGGAAAATCAACTCATGCTGCTGGAGTATTTTATGAGCTTAAAAAACAAAATGCTAAAGCAGAATATATTCAAGAATATGCAAAAGATGCAACTTGGAGAGAAGATTTTTTCACATTAGGTTGTCAACCTTATATAACAGGAAAACAGCTATTTAGACAATACAGAGTTAATGGTAAAGTCGATATAGCAATTACAGATAGTCCTTTGTTAATAGGACTCGCTTATTCTGGTTTTGGAGTTACAGATAGCTATAGAAAATGGCTAGTTGAGGCTCAAGCATTATTCAATAACTTGAATATTCTACTTATAAGAAATACAGATGTTCATCCATATCAGCCATATGGAAGAAATCAAAGTGAAGAACAGGCTAAAAAAATAGATGGAGCTATTAAGATAATGTTAGATGACTATGGTATAGAATATCATGTCATTCAAGTAGGAGATAACTCTCTTAATGAAATATTATCTCTAATAGAGAAGAACAAATTATTAAAACAATAATTTTAATATGGAAGTTAAAGTGGTATTAGCTTTGCTATTCTTACACTGGGTTGCAGATTTTCTTCTGCAGACAGATTGGCAAGCTAAAAATAAAAGTAAGAATAATAACGCATTACTAAGACATACAGCTATATATTCTTTAGTATTTACAATAGCAGCTACAATATATGGTATATACACAGTGAATGATTTTTTTGGACTAAGCTTTGGTTTTATTACCTTTGTTTGCCATACAATCACTGACTATATAACTAGTAGAATAAACACCTATTTGTATGCTAAAGGAGATGTACACAATTTCTTTGTTAGTGTGGGATTTGATCAGTTTTTGCATTTTGCACAATTATTAATAACATTTAAACTTTTACATGGATAATAAATATGCTTTATTTTTGGATGCTAAAAGGTTTCCTGGAGACGCTAGAGTGGAAACAGGGAATCCAGATTATAGTAGAGCATGGATAGTTGTAAAAAGCTATTCTCAATTTATTAATGCTGTCAAGAGTAGAGGGTTACCTGAATTGGTATCCTTTGATCATGATATAAGTGATAAGAGAACATGGTTTACTACTAAGTATCCTGACGCAGAATTAACAGGACATGATTGCGCTAAATGGTTAATAGAATACTGTATCATAAATAGAAGAAGATTTCCTGACTTTCTTGTACATTGTAGAGATGACGATGAAGCCATGGAACTAAACTTCTTATTGAATGGATATAAAACAAATGAAGATGCCTACATACAAAGTAGCGATATGTGCTATTGTTAAGAATGAAGGAGAATATTTAGAGGAATGGTACTTGCATCATAATAGATTAGGAATTAACCATTTCTTTATCTATGACAATAATAGTACTGTTCCAATAAAGAATAACTTTTTGAGAGATAGAGATAATGTCTCTATTACGTTTTGGAAAGATGATAAGCATGGAAGTCAAAATAGAGCTTATAAACATTGTTGTGAAACTCACTCAGACTATGACTATATATTATTTATAGATATAGATGAGTTTCTAATGTTTAGTAAAAAGTACACTAATATTAATGATTTCCTAGAAGCTTATGTAGCTAAGGTTGGTAAATTTAATGGACTAGGAATATCTTGGAGAATGTATGGAAAAAGAATGCCATATTTTCAAATAAGACAACCAATGGAATCTTATACTCAGTATTTTGATAATGAGCATATTAAATCATTGGTTTCTCCTAAAGCAGTGATACATTTTCCTGATCCACACTGTCCTGTATTAACAGGAAAGTATATGAATGAAAATGGAAACTCTATTAAAGGACCTCTTAATCCTCATACATCCACTGATATTTGGATCAAACATGTTTGGACCAGATCTTTAAGTGAATTTAAAGAAAAGATTGAGAGAGGAGATGCCAACTTAAGAGTTAAAAATAGGAGGATAGAAGATTTTGAAAATCATAATGATCAATGTAAAAAAGATGACATTTAATGTATTTAGTATTCAAGATGAGAATAAAGGGCCTTATAGACTGGTAGAAATAAACTTTGGACCAGAGGAAGCATTTGATGAAAGTTATTATGATGATTCAGAACCATTACAAATAGCTATTGGACTTATGATTGAAATCCTAGAAGCTAAAGGTATAAAAGACCAAGTAGACTCTGTGGAAAGGAATCTTATAAGATATATAGATGGATCATATTCAGCTGTAGTATTTTATGAGAAAATAAAGGAATTCTTTGAAGAATTAGAAGAGGAGACAAGATGAAGGTATATAAAATATGGGATCTTGATGCTAAAAAGTATGCAGAATCTTTTAGTAGAAATGTTTGGCAACAAAAACCTACTCAAGCTATCAAACATCTAAAACAAAGAAGTGCTCATGATTATGAAATTCATATGTTTCAGTTATATAAAACTGATAAACATATGAATAATATAATTGGCTTTCATACTTTAGAAGAATTAGCTGCTTATGAAAAAGGAAGAGATCATGAACAAAATGTTATTATAGACTTCCTAGGTAAATGGGAAGGAAGTACTAACAGTGTTATGGGACAAATTTTAAAAGAGTTTGTTGATAAACACAGATAAATAAAAAAGCCCCTTGGAAATTAATCCTTGGGGCTTATTATTTTATACTCTTTTATGAGTTCCTTTGGTAGCAGGAAGTTATCCTTTGATAGGTACTTCAGGAGTAGGATCTGCTGAAGGAGCATCTGGTGTAGGCTCTGGAGCTGGACTGTCTACTAAATTAATAGTACTTACAGCTGCCTCCACTTTATCAAGGAAAATAGCGAGTATCTCATTAGCTTTATCTACGTTAGCTTGTGAGAGTATTTGATAGTTTTTTAATTCTATCACTGAAGATGAAATTATAGAAATAGTTTGTGCTACCTCTACAAGGGTTGGACCATTGTTGTTGTCTGCCATTTATTGTTGTTTATTTAGTTACTAACTTTCTTTTTCTTTGTCTTAGGTTCTACAAAAACAGGAGCTTTAGTATTTTCTTTAGCAACCTGTTCATCAAACTGAACAAAGAAATCTTCTCTAAGAGTTCCATCTTCATTTAAATCTTCTGGATAGAATGCTTTAACATTTCCTCTCTGAAAATTATCTTGCTGAACAATATTTAGCACTGTAATAGCATTTTCAAAAAATCTCAATGTTTTGTTAATTTGATCAAACATTGCTCCATTAATAACGATCTCATCTGTGGGTCTCCATGTAAACCCTCTTGGTTGTCTTTCTTGATTTTCCATCTTTATTTATCTAATTCTTTTTTCAATTCTTCATAAACTTCAATTAGAGTTCTACCTCCATGAACAATTTTCCATTGTTCTAAAGCTATCTTCATAACTTCTAAGTTATATTCTGCTTGTAACATAATATTTATTTTTAATTTTCAACAATACAAAGATACAAATAATATCTGACATTACCAAATATTTAATGTTAAAAAAATAAAAGGGCGATACATTTTTTTTAATCCAGCCCTTCTTAGTGTGCCCTAGAATTAACAGCTTTATTATAGTTCTTAGCCATTTCTTGTGGGCTTCTCATCTTAGTAACATTATAGATACCTGTAATCTTTTCAAAGTCAGTTATCCATTTCTTATCTCCTGCTTCATGTAATTTACTTGTTTTTTCATACTCAGCCTGAGTAACAAAGTCTTCAAATAAATGAGCATATGCAAATAGTACATTTTTAGTACCAAATTCATAAATGAAGTCAGAATACTGTTTAGGACTCACTAGGGTTTCTGTTTCAGTCTTAAGTCTTAAACTTTGATATAGGATGTATGCTTCTGCATTACTCATCTCGTCTATAGCACTATTCTTATCTTTATCATCTCCACCACCCATAAGAGCACTAGTAATTATATAAAGAGAAATAATAGTTCCAAGTTGAGTACAGAATTTAAGAGCATCTCCTTGTTCTTGTTTAGTCATTAAATTAATATCAGCACTTCTAATAGCTCTTGATAAACCATTTACCATAGAAGGAAGGAATCCAAGATGCATACCAGTGTTAGGATTGAATCTAGGTTTAAAATAAATTCCTTTATTAAAACTGAAATCAACTCCAGAGAAAGCATACATATTGATAAACTTAGCTAAGAAGAATCTTTTTAAAAAGCTTATAAGCCCCCATGAAGAGTATTGATCCATAAAAGTTTTATCTAATACAGAATATCCACCCTGAGCATCTCTCACAGATTTTTGTATATCATTCTTTAGTTCAAAAAACTTCTTACCTGTAAATAAATTCCAATCCTCATCTATACCTTTCTTAAGTCTCACTATTCCATCAGGACCAAGTTCATAAGCATCAGCTAAGGAAATAGTTTCTCCATTATAATCTACTTTAGTAGTGTACATATAAGCAGCATATATTCTTCCTTGAATATAATCCTCAGTCTTAGCTCTATTGCCTGTAATAATATCTAATGACATAGCATATCTAGCTTTAGACTTTCCATTAGTTAATGTTTCATCTAATTGCTTTTCAGAAACAGGTTCAAATGCTTCAAATAACTGTGTGTCAGCAGAGAATTTACCTAAGTCTTCATTAAAAAAATCAGTAAATCTATTACCCATAATTCTTGTATGTAGAGCTAAAGATTTAGCATAATCAGCTCTTGAATACTTATTGTGTCCTGCATTAATAATATTAGATGTAATACCATCTATTAAGTTAGTGAAGATAGAACTAAAGTTAGATCCTAACGCTTGAATAGCACCTGCAGATTTAATTCCAGATACAATCTTATCACCTTTCTCACCTAATTCAAAAGCTTTACCAGCTCCAAAAACATCTCTATTTACAAAGAAGTCTAACGAACTAACTCTGGCATTTGTATTAGTCTTAAAAAAGAATATCTTAGAATCCTTAATAGGAAATCTTTCAAACACTCCTTTAAGAGCTTTAGCATATATAAGTGATTCTTTTAATACTTCGCTTTCTTTTAAAGAACCTCCATAGTGTAAAATAGAAGATCTAATATCTCTTGATACTTGATCTATTTCTAAATCTTCAAGATACTTAACAGGAATTGTAGTCCTTTGTTTTGTTTCTTGAGTATCAAAGAATTCAGCATCCTCATCATATACATCTTCCACTTCAGCATCAGGATTACCTGTACCTGAAGAGAAATCTGTTAAAGATTCCCATTTAGATTTAACTCTACCTGGTAAATCTTTCACTGCTTGTATAGGAGATTTAACCCCTCTTAAATTTCTCTCATAAGAACCTCTTCTTTTTCTAGGAACATCCATCCATAGCTTATTATTATATGAATGAGAAAGTTCTTGATTTTCAAGATGATATTTTTTAGCAATTTCCAAAATATTGAATAAAGCTTTATCTTTATCATTAGTACTTTTAGCAAGTCTAAAATAATCATTATTTATATATTTCTTGTCAGGTACATCAACCTTAGGTAAAAAGTTCCCTTTATTATCTGTAGTTATACCAACAATCTCAGGAGTCTTATACTCATCTTTAATTGTTCTATAAGTATAATCTCTAGAAGGTTCCGTTCTTACATAAGCAGGATTAGATGGAAGTACTCTACTCCAAAAGTAAAGTCTTTGCCATTTTTCTACTTTACCTTTAATTTCTGGATCAAATACTTCAGTTTTTATATGATTCTTTTTAAACCATTTAGCAAAGGTTTCATCTTCTTGTAAAAGAATTTCTAACACTGGAGAATCCAATATATCTACACCTGCTAATTTACCTTCTTCATCTAATTTAAGTGGAGAAGCATTATTAAAAGCTTGTACATAATAAGATGTAGGAATTCTTGAGCTAAGATTTTTAAGCTGCTCAAATAATTGAATTATATCATCTTTCATAGATTGACTAACTCCTAAATCTTTACTTTTATCTCTAAGAGCTTGGAATTCATTCCATTCTTCAGTAGAAAGTCCTTTTGCCTTTTGATCAAACAGTTCTTTGAATCTCACACTTTCTTCTTCAGAAAGACCTGAGAACATTTGAAATCTATGTTTAACTTCTTCTATCTTTTCTTGAACCTCTTTTACTTTCTGAGCTTTATTTTCAGAGATTTCTATACCAATAGGTTGTCCATCATCATCTCTAAATCCATAGATTTGACCAATAAGTTCCTTATATAAATCAGCAAGTTTAGAAGCTCTAAGTTCTGATTGAGGAATATTTTCTAGTAAAGAGTTAAGTTTATTTATTAACACTTCTCTTTCTTTGTAATATGCATCATCAATAACAGTACGAGTATTATCTTTAAGCCATTCTTCTACCTTCTGATTATATTGTTCAGAGTCTTCACCATAAGCTAAAGCCATTTTTCTAGAGTAATCTTCTTTATCTCTTTCAAAAGCTTTATTATTAGTATGATAATCCCAGAAATTTCTACTTTCTGCAGATATCTCTTGAGCTCTTTGAGCAACTCTTAAAGCCATATCTGTTTTTTGATCACCATCTAATGTGAACATATTAGAAAGTTGAGAGATTTGATCTTGTAATTCTTTTACAACAGCTTTATCTTCTTCTCCTAATATACCCATCTTAATAGCAGACTGATATGAGTTAAGCTTTTCGTAAAGCTCTTCTCTTCTTTCTTTAAGTTGAATACCAACTTCATCATTATATAACTTATCAAATACCTGATAGTAAGCATCAGTGTATTTTCTAATCATATATTTTGATTCCCATTTAGCATAATCCAAATACTTTTGAGATTTTAACTTCTCTATATTATATGGAGCTGTAAGTTTATCCCATTTAGCTATATTTGTTTCTTTATCAATATTATCATTAATTAAAGTTTCTAATGCCTCAACTTTGTCTTTAAGTTCTTCAGACATAGCATCTTTATCTATAGTGATTCCTTGCTCTTGTTTTAATTTGAGAGCTTGAATATCTCTTAAGAATAAATCTCTATCATACTGATAACCTTTGAAAGGATTTAAAAATGTGAGAACATCCATCTTCTCTCCATTTTTACCAAGTCTAACATCAGCAAAAGTTAATTGACCCCAAAGCCTTTCAGGATCAGCTACTCCATATCCAAGTTTTTTGATATGTGGAGCAAGCTCTCTATCCATCTTAGTTCTTTGTTCAAAAATATACTTCTTTACTTGTTGTTTTAAAGAGTTGACATAATTTTGAAATGCTGCAATAGGACCATAAGTAGAATCTCTATAAGAATCAAAGAACATTGAAGCTCTATTTAAATCCCCATATTTTCCTCTTAACCAGTCTGCAACAACTTTTTCATCATTAAAATCATATTTCTTAGCTTGAGCTTTAAGTTCTTTTACTTCCTTCTCAAGCATACTAGCTTTAGCTACATCACCTAGCATTCTAGCTTTTTCTACAGCTTTACTTTGCTTTGTAATTAAATCTTCATAGTATTTTTTAGTTCTTCTATCAGCAGTATTTAGATTATCTTTTACAAACTTAACAACACCTCTAAAATCATTTTTAGCCACATAATCTTGAGCCTTATCTATTAAATCAAGAGTATCTACTATATCAGAATACATCTGATGTGGTGAATCATTACCCATATCTCTAACAGTCTGTAAAGTCTTTTTATAAGAGTTTAATAGTTTATTATAGTTTAATAGAGTACCCATATTTTCCTGAGCATGTTCTTGATCTTTTACAATCTCTTTCATTCTCGTATATGTAATCTCAGTGAGCTTTCTAGTAGTAGCAACAGCTTCTGCTAATGTTCTAAGTTTTTCTTCAAAAGAAGTTTTACCTAAACTTTTATCAGCAAGTTGAAGTCTTCTAGCAAGTTCTGTATATGTATTATTCTCAGTTACTTCATCTGTATATAAAGCTCTTTGTTCTTTGAATTGTTTATTTTTTTTAATATCAAAAACATTTTCATCAAACTTCTTATTAAACCAAGCAATATTTTTTGTTACTTGTTCTGGCTTTAGAGAGTCTTTTATAGCTTCTATGTAGGTAGGTATACTTTTCATTATTTCTTCCTTATCTTCAGCTTCTAAGGCTGAAAACACGTAGTCTAATCCTCCACCATACTCCATCTCTTTAATATCAGAAGCTTCTTCATAAGATTGTTCTACAACATCTAAAGCCTTCTCAAATGTTTCATCAAATAAACTTCTTTCCTCAAATGTAAGACCAAGATATTTAGTAAGAGCATCACATAGAGTTTTCTTTATTTCATCCCATTTATTACTAGCCCAATTTTGAGTAGATTTTTTACCTCTCAAAAACTTCTGAAAAGAAACATCTGTTAATACTCCTGTAAGGAATTCTTCAGCATTAGTAAAATAGTAATTCTTTCTTTCTTCATCAGTAAGAGAAGCTTTAGTCTCTTCAAATAATTTCCTAAAGGCTTTAGCTGCTCCAACATTAGATTTTAATGTTTCAACAGTTAATGCGTGTAATATTTCATGAAGAAGAATAGATTGAAATAAGTTATTAGGAACATCTTTCATTATTACTTCATTAGTAATAGGACTATAAAAACCAGCCGTATTACCAGCATGATTAGTATCATACATTTTAAGTTTATTATCAATGATATACTGAGCCATATCAGCTTCAGATAATAGTTTAACTTTTACATCATTATGTAAATATTGTAACAGAAGATTAGACATCTTCTTTATATATTTACTTTTAGCAAAGTCAGATAGTCTTATAAGAGCTTCAGTAGAAGAAATTTCAGTTTCTCCTTTAAAAAGATTTTCTTTTAACTTATCATAAGCATCTTGTGATTTATCTATAACAACTTCTTCAGGAGCAGAATAAGTTTGTTTATCTTCTATTGTCCAAGTATTTAAATTAGACTCTCCTACTTGAGACCAATTAACAAAATAGCTTGTACTATTTCTTTTATTATATTTAGCAATCTTAGATTGAATATAAGGAATATTTGATACATCTATTTCTTTTTTATTAAGTCCCACTTCTTTTGTAAAACCTGAAGTAGTAGACACAGTTGGTTTACCAATAGATTCCTTTACAGAAGTCTTATTAGCATTAAACAGTTCTCTTACATACTTAAGTGTAGGTTCACCATTAACATCACTATTAGGAAGAGAGAAGTTAGTTTCCCAGTCTCCAAAAACACTTTTGAATTTAGGACTTCTAACTCTCTCATATATACCAAAAGCAATCTCTCTTAAACCAAGATTTCTTAGTTTACCAAGTTCAAACCACTTTTTATAAGCATCTTGAAGTTTAAAAAACTCTGTATTAGGAAGAGAAGCTAAGTAATCAACTAAACTATCATATAGTTTCGATCTTTCTCCATTAGGAGCTTCAATGTAGTCTATTTCCTTAGTTTCTTTATCTCTGTTTACTTTACAAGCCATTGTTATATTTTTTTAGCACAATCATCAATTTCATTCTCTGGTAGTTCATCATCTGTAGGAGCTTCAGAGAAATCTGTTACTTCTGTTTCAAGAGACTCTCCAACACTTAATGGAATAACATCCTCATCTAATGGTGGTTCTTTTTCATCCTCTATTGTAGATTCAATATCATCAACATTAATTCTAGAAGGTTTAATTTCTATATTTTTAGCTTCTTCTTCTAATATTGGATTATTTAATATCTGTAAAGGAGTTTTAAGTCTATATGCTTCATCTTGATAAGAATGAGTTTTATTTGTTAAATACCCATTTTCTTTTAATACTTTAGGTTGAATAACTTGAGCATTATTTTTCATGAAATATTTAGTATAAAACAATTTAAGCATTTCAGGACTCTCTACAATCTGTTTTAATAAAGGTAATACTTTTTCTATATCTGTAGATATACTTTCTGTTGGAAGTATATGTGTAAAGGATATAGGAGACTTCTGCAGTCCAGACTGAACAAAAGCAAATCTAATTAAGTCTTTAAAGAAATCTCTAACCTTGGGATTAGAATGTTCAACACCTTTCTTAAAATCTTCAATAGCAGTATTGATATCTTTAGTTTCTTTTAAGTCTGTCTTAGTTTTAATATTTACTAATTCAGGTCTTTTTATTCCTTTATCTCCAACAAACTCTTTGAGCAGAGGCACTTCGTTAACAAGTGATGGTATCTCTTTTTTGAGATCTTCCAGTCTTTGCACCATCTGTCCCTCGAAGAAAGGTACCACTTCCTTATAGTTAGTAGTAAGAGTATTGTAAGCATAACCTATTAAGTCGTTTTTAAACCTGTTCTCAAATTTCTCTTTGTTTCCAAAAGATGCATCTCCTATTACTGATAATAAGAAATTATTAACTTCTGGAAGCTCAACAACCTTAAACATCTTAGGGAAGTTATCTATGATAAATTTGTTCATATCTAACATAGATATAACAGAGTTATTCTTAATAGCTTCAACACCTTCTTTATTAAACATATTTGAACTCAACACTTGATTATAAAGAGCCTCTTTCTCAAAAGACGAGAAGATACTCTTAATTTTAGTAGTATCAAAATCTAGTGATGAAGTAAGTTCTCTAAGTCTTCTACCTTGTGCTTCTAATTCTAAATAATGAGTTAGGATAGCTCTTTGCTCATTTGCAAAGGTAGTGTTTATTTTTGAATTATCCAAATAATTTATATTTTTTAACAGATTTTTTTCTGTATAAATTTTCTCATGATTATCCTTATTATATTTATCAAAGTCTCTTACATTGGACTCATATTTATAAGCAAGTATATTCACCATCTTTTCTTCAGTAAGACCATCATAGTATGAATCTAAAGCTTTTCCAGTTTGGAAATTCTTCATCTTCTTAAGTTCAAGGTAATCTTTTACTATTGGTTGATTAACAAGATATACTGCTTGTTTAATAGGAACTCCTAAGTGAGTAAGATAAAGAAGAGTTGGTGTAGCCTCAAAGGTAGCACCAAGATCAAATACCCATGGATCTTTTGCAACATCCACAAATCCATTTATAAACTGAGAAATGATTTCAGATATTTTATATTCACCATTCTTATCATATTCTCCTGCTAAAGATGGATGTCCTTCAAACTCATTATGATCTAAATAAACGTTCACAGGAACATCACCATCATATACATTATTAAGATAGATGTTATGTTGTTTAAAGAGCTGATTAAAGGTATTATTCTTTGCAGCTATACCTAATGACTTCTTACCAACAAGATTAGCCTCAAATTGATTCATTTGAGTATTATAATCATAAACTGTACTATAGTTTACCTTATCCTTTGAACCAAGCATTTTTTTTATGTCATCTGCTAATGGTTTAAGAACTGATGTACTATTAGGAGTAAATAAAGGTTCATACATTTCTGGCTGAGACATAGACTCACTTAATAAACTAATCATTTTATTCTGTAAGAAACTTTTAGTATTAAGTTTAGGGAACTCTGTTATCATTTCATCAATGATAGGAATAAAGTCCTTAAGCTCATTATACTGAGTTCTCTTATTGCCTTTGTCTTGTAGTTGAGAAAGTTCTTCATAGTTTTGAAATACTAAATCTTTAATTTGTTTAGTTCTTGTTTCAATATCTAAATCTTCCTCAAAAATTTCTTTAATACCTTGTATTAAGAATTTAGGAACATGATATTTATTAAGTACTTCGTTTATTTTATTTAATACTTCTGCTCCACCTATTTGAGGAAGAGTTCCATTATCGCTAATATTAGGAACATACATACTCACTTTATCAATATCAAAGTCAGATCCTGCAATAGCTGTAATTTCACTTGGAAGTACAATTATAGAACCTGTTTCTTCTGGAAGAAATTCTTCTACAATAAGATTAAGCATAGAGTTAGCACCTTGGACAGGAATTCTCACTCCCACCATAGATAATTCTTGCTCATGATCTTTCATAAAGTCTTCGTCTTTTAAAAGTCTATTCAGTTTTTCTATAGTTCCTATAACACCTGCTTCATATGGATGCTTAAGATTTAATAAATTCTTAAACTTAGATATAGAAACTTTAGCTTCCATTTTAGAAACATACTGAGTTCCATCTTCTCTAGTTTTAAGCTCAGGAAGTTTCAGATTAGAATCTGATCTCCAACCTGTAAAAGCAGTTTGAATATAATTATCACCATTAAGTTTTCCCTTAATTATTCTATTGCTAACAATAGCTAATATAATAGAAGACATTTTTTGTCTAGACAAGGAAGAGTCTAATGAAAAAGCTAAGTTTCCATTTTCATCTGTCTTTAAAAAATCTATAATATTATCAGGAAGATCTCTAGATTTAAACTCTTTCTTTAATATATCAGAAAGTTTTTTGAAATCTATTTTTCCTTTCTTAATACCTAAATCATTTTTAACCCTTGTAAGCTCTCTATTGATAAGAGTTTGTCTTGTCTCATTATATTCTTTAGCTATCTGATCTATTCTTTTAGATTTAGATTTACCATAGTTAAATAAGTCTACATTAAACAGCTTGTTAAACTGAGTTGCAAATATAATATTAGGCTTAATCTTAGGTTCAAGATATACTTGTTCTTTTAGATATCCCCAATACTTATCATTTGTTAATGGATTTTCAGAATATAAATCATTGAACTTTCCATCTTTAGTTAATGCAGCTTTCTTAGAACCTGATTCAAAGACACCATAACCAATATTGTTTCTAATCATATTGTTACTTATCTTCTCAAGACCTTTACCTTTAATAGCAGATGGCATCATAGGTACTAATGCAAATTTATCAAATGCATCAATTCTAAGATATTCTCCTAATACTTGTGGAGTGTTAGCAATAGTACCAGAGTACTGTGCCTTAATAGGTACAAAGTAATACATTTCCTTTTCATCAAGAGGAAGACCTTGTGCAGCTTTAATATAAGCAGACTCAGCTAAATCATTCCATTGTCCTATAGCCACTTTAAAGTTTCTATAAAAATCAAGTGTACAAAGACCAAGAGCATCTGTTTCATTAACTTCTTTAAATGCTTTTAGTACAGTGAATATAGATATACCTTTAGCACCATGTTCCTCTGTAAGAAGTTTTTCTGCTTCTTTTAAAGGCATGTCTATAAGTTCTTTAGTTGAAATATCTACCCCTAAACTTTTAATTGTATCAGAGAGATATTGTTCTAAATATTGACTTTTAATTTCATTATCATTGAAAACACTTGTTCTAAATGATGGACCAATAGAAGACTTCTTTCCTGTAAGAAGAAACTCTTGCATTCTTCCTGTGGCATTTAAGAAACCTAATACAGCTTTATTCATTATACTAAAATCACCTGTTGCAGAATCTGCACTAAGTCTTTTGTGAAAGTCATCAGCTGCTTTAAATTGAACAACATCACCATTAATTAGTTGACCTTGTTCATAGTTATATATATAAGCACTCACTATAAAAGCATTTAGAGCCTCTTCATAAGTGAGTCCTTTCTTATCTATAAGACCTAATTGATCTTTTAAAAAGTTACCATTATCTGTTTTAGCTTTTCTAAGTCTTTTCTTAAGTTCACTTACTGAATTACTAAAGAAAGCTTGTAATGGTTTTTGTAGATTAATTTTATTTGTAATTTTACTAATAGCCTCATCAAGAGCATTTTCATCTCCAATATTAGCTAAAGTTTCTATTTCTTTTCTTAAGAAATCTTTAGTCTCTTGACCAAGTATTTCTTCAAATATTCTAAAACTACTTCCATTCTTTGAATACTTAGCTACACCATATCCAGACTTAGCATTATTAGTTGTAATTCTATTATGCTTAACAATCTCTGCTATAGTTCCTTTAAGATAGTCTTCAAATATATTTACAGCTTGCTTAGGCATATTATTACCTTTGAATTCAGCAAGATTAACTGGATATTTATTTTTAGTTGTAAAGTATGTAAGTTCAGTTCCAAAAGAGCTTCCTTTATCTGCATATCTCATATGCTCTATAATATTATTATAAAGGAATGAGTTAATATCAAATAAGATTTTATCAAGACTGAATAAGTCTGTAGTTTTAGCTCCTGTTATACCTTTCTCAGTATCAGTTTTAAATCCACCAATATTTTTGAGATCTATAACACTATTTCTTCTTTTTCCATATTCAGTACCAGATATAAGATTACCTCTTTCATCTCTGATTTTAAATAGTGAATTAAGCCAAGTTGTATATCTCATAGAAGGATTCTTCTGTGGATCTAAGTGTTCCCATTCAGGATCAGAAACCAAGTCTTGAAGAGTTGGATACTTCTCTCTATTATTTAATGCAGCATAAGTTAATGAAGTTTTACTAAACTGTTGAATCTGATAAACATTATCTCCATTAGGATTTATTGCTAAATCTTCTTCATACTCATTAGTAGCATTAATTTCTGCTTTAAGCACTGCATCTATACTAGAAGCTTCACCAGCAAAATTAAAGTGTTTCTTTAAATCTCTAGTACCTCTAATATCTTGTATAGGATTTTTAATATCATAATCTTCTTTGCCAAGTTTATTAACTACAGCATCAAAAATTAGATTAAATATATCTTTACTATTATCTTCCATTAAAGCTTTAAACTGATCACTTTCTATTGTAAGAGGATTAAGCTCTACACCAATAGCTTTTAAGAAATCAATTCTTTTATTCTTAGGAAGTTTAAGTACTCCATCTTTATCAACCTTACCAAAATCTTTTCCAATCTTAGTAGTATTCAATACATTTTGTCCTTCAGCATTTTTAACAACATAAGGATTCTCATCATTAGTTGCAAAACTAGCTTGAAGTTTTTTACTAAGCTTATTAATAGCTTTAGTGCTAGACTTAGTATTATAAAATACAGGACTAGGTGTAGGGTTTTCCTTAGTAGCTCTTGGAATAGTCATAACTCCTTCATACATCTCAATTAAAGGTTTTTCAAAAGCCTTCATGAAAGATTGTAGTAAAGTAATTTGTCTTACGTCATTAGCAGGATTATCTAAAACTGGAAGTCTACTCAAAAGTTGTAAGTATTCAGGATATTTCTCTCCAAGTTGTTTTATTCTTCCATACATTTGTTCAGGATCTGTAATACCCTTAACTTCTGTTGCAAGTCTATACCAAGTAGTTTGAAGAGGAAGTAATTTAGGAAATCCATACTCATCTGTCTCTCCTCTACTTAAAGTGGAAAGAAGATAGATTATTTCATTAGAAGCTTGCTTAATAGCACTCTTCTTATTTTGTTCTTTAAACTCTACAATATTATCTCTTGTTTCTACATGATCATCATCTGAAAGAATCTCATCTGTAGTTACAGGAAGCCCTTCTTCATCTTGTGAAGACTTTTCTTCTTCTGCTTTAATATCACTAAATAAAGAAGAGTTTTGTATATATATCTGATCAAAACCAACTTTAGTTCCTTCTGTTATAAAGTTATCAGCTAAGAATTGAAGTTTCTGTTTAGCATCATCTGATAATGTACCAGAAGCTATCTTAATATTAATATCTTTAAGTGTAGCATCATAAAGAGATTTAAAGTTTTTAGTTTTATTTTCTTTGATACCAGTAAATAATATATGAGACTTCTTCAATCTATCAAGTCTATTAATAATAGAAGAGTCTATTAGGTTAACAAAATCATTAATTGTTCTACTACCAATAGTAACACCATTAGCAGTGAATGATTTATTAAGTTTACCAAATAAAGCATTATTTAAATTAGGAGAAAAATTATTTATATTTCCTTTATAAAGCTTATCATAGTAAGTTTGTATATTTGGAAGAAGTCCATTAAGAGTTTTAATAAACTGCCAAGCTTTTTCAAAGATGGTTTGTTTTGATAAATCTTTACCAAATAACATCTTTCCATCTGAATCAGCATAGTCTTCCCATGACTCAGCTATAGCTTCTTCAGCCTCTTTATCAGTTAAGTCTTTATAAGCTTTATTAGTAAGTAAACCTGTAGACTCATCTACAATTTTTATAGAACCTGATTTTTTTCTAAGCTCGTTATATAAATTATTCTTTTGTCTCTTAGTCAAAAACAATTGACTAAATCCATGCCATGCTTCATGTAGTAATGTTCTAGGACTTGAGTTCTGATATAACGTAATAACATTATTAACAAATGTACCAGCAGCATTACTATTTATAATATTAGCAAAGTGATTAAGATCTATGAACTTACTCAATGGTGAATCTTTCCACCAGTCTTTAACTTCATTCCATTCTTTATTAGAAAACTTATTTTCTATCTTAGTACTTTTTAAAAGTTCTATTTCTTCATCTATAGTCTCTTGTGTAACTGTAGGTTTAGCAGGCATTTCTTCTGCAACATCTGAAGTACTAGGAATATAATCTGTAGCATTAAGTTGTATATAACTTCCTACAAATCCTCCCACCCCATTAGCTAAAAGTTCTTGAGAACCTTTAACATCATTTACATCAGAATATACATTAGAATTTTCTACAATAAATTCTTGATAAGAATCATATTTTACAAAACTAAGTTTACCATCACTATAAACTGGAACTTCAAATTGTCCTTCTTCTTGTGGAACTATGTTCAAAGTTTTTTGTTTAATAGCATGTGCAAGAGCTTCTTTAAAAGCATCTGTAGTATTTACTCCTATATTAAAATATAAAAAATCTTCAAGAGGTTTAACTCCTTCTATCTTAGTTACATCTGGATAGTTAGTAAAGAAAGAATTATGAATAAGAAAATATTCACCAAATTTATTCTTACCAAAAGATATAGAATCTTTATCCATATATAAAAACTTATCAAGCATACTTCTTCTATCCTCAAAAGTTTCAAGTCCTCTTGAAGATACACTTCTAGTACCTATTTCTACTAAAGCATTTATAAAACCATGTATATCTACTTGGCCCATTTTAGGTCTAGATATAGGATATTGTAATCCATACTTTCCATCTACTAAATAAGACACACCTTCTACTTTACCAATTTGAGAAGTAGTAGTTACAACTAATTCTAAATTAGGAGTAGTAAGTCCTGCTGAAAAGAATTTACCTTTTAAGCTCTCAGTAAATGATTTTGTTGGTATAGGATCTTTAACAAATTTAGTAACCAATCCAAGATTAACTTTAGATATTGGTAATGGTTCTATAGGTGGATTAGATCTAATATCTTTTAATTGTTGAAGAGAAGCTTTATATTCTTCAAAGGCTTCTTCTTGTTCTTCTATTCCTTTTCTTTTAAATTCAGTTTCAGCTGTTTTAATAGAAGGAAGATTATATATAGCAGGAATTCCAGCAGGATTTTTATTTCCTTCTTCATCAAAGTTTACTATATCATTATTAGCATTTACTAATACTAATTTTACCACTTGTGTTTCATCACCATATCCATTCTTTTTCCAATAGACATAGTCATTTGGAAGCTTATCTTTAACAGCTTCTAATCCACCAAGTCTCTCTACAAGTTGAGAAGGTCTTAAAACTAACACCTTAAACTCATCTTGAGTTTGATCATTGATTATATTTCTAATAGCATTAGCTCCTGTTTTGAAGGCAGGATCTATAATATTAGTTCCTTGAATAAATAGATTTCTTACATTAAGTCCAATAGTTCTAAATACTGAAGCAGGTTGAGCTTTAAACTCAGCTTCTTCAATCTCACTAGGAACCTCTGGAAGTTCATTATTAAATCCTGTAGCAGCTAAGTAGTCTTTTATAGCCTTAGCTAATGTAATATCCTTAGAAGCTCTATCTATTACTTCTTCATCACCTTGTGCCCATTTGTCAGAAAGATCTTTAATATCTTCTGGAGAAGCTACTTCTACTATTGGAAATAATTGGCTAGCATGTACTCTCTTACCATTAGCGAGTCTATAGTAGTCATCAGGATAAGATTCTACTATTTCAGTATTTTCTTTTCCATCATTAACTGCTACACCTGCTGTAAGAGTAGTTCTAAATTGCTTTAAGTTTTCTTCTCTTTCTGCTTTATTAGGATCTTGTTGAAGTTGTTCTATTTGATCTTGAAACTTATATAAATCTACAAGATGATCTTGTAATATTTTATATGGTTCACTATCTTTTTCTAAAGCTGATTGAGATTGTAATACAGCATCTATTGTTTCTTTTACAGAAGTATTAGCTGCATCAAAATTCTTTTCTTCTATAAGAGCAGAAATATCAGATTTAACTTGTTCAATATTAGAAGCATCTTTAGCTGTTTTTTCTAGAACTATTTCATCTTTTCTTTGCTCAAGACTATCTTTATATGTTTGTATTTCTTCTTTAAACTTCTTAGATACATTTCCTGTTGGAAGACTAAGATGACTATCAAGAGTTTTGATTAGCTCATCTATATGTGCTGTATCTTTTATCTCAGAAATATTCTTAGGAGATAATTCCTTCTCTAATGTAGATAGAGTATCTTTTTCAAAATTTCCAGTGTTAGCAACAGGAGTTTCGTTAACTATCTCATCATCAGTTTTAATAGTTTCTTGTTCTTTAGTTGCTTCATCTTTAACTTCATCTGATACACTTGATCTACTCAAGACATCATTAATATTTCTTTGCTTAAGTTCATTTCTAAAGATTTCAAATTTCTTTGCTTCTTTAACTTCTTCTGTAACTGGGAGTTCATCTATGTGTTTAAAGATTTCTTCCTTTGATTTATATATATCACTATAATGAGAAACTAAATCTTTCCTTCTTTGAGCTTCAAGATCAGTAACCACTTTATTTTCTATAAGCTTATCAATAGTACTATTATAAATACTAGGTGCCATACCAACTTGGTATTGAGCATATTGTCTTTGTTGATTTTGTTCTCTAAAATGAGTATAGAAACCTATACCACCTTGAGGTATCATAGTAGCCATAGTCTGAATAGCTGTATTCAGAATATTTTCCATAGTTAAAGGATCTGTATCTTCATAGTCTTTCTTATAATGTTCTTGTGCAAATTTAGTTGCAAAGTGATTCAATACAAGTCCAGCTTCTTCTTCAAGTGTTTCACCTGCTAAGATTTTAGCAAATTCCTTAGAACCAGATTTAAGAGCTGCTCCATCTAAGTTATATAAAAACTTAAATATATAAGGAGCTGATTCTTTATCTGTATATCTTTCTAATACACCTTCCACTGCTTTTTTAAATGTACCATTACTTGTAAGATGTTCTAATGTAGATATCTCTCCACTAGCAATTAACTTCTTAACATCTAGTATATTATCAATAAAAAGTCTTTCTGTAAGACCTTCTATACCTGCTCTGACAGTACCAAGTCCAACTGCTTGATTATAACTAAGTCCTTTATCAAGTTCTTGTTTAATCATATCAGGACCAAATAGTAAAACAGATGGAGCTATAAAACCTACAGTGGTACCTGTTAAATATTTACCTGCTTCAAGTCCACCCTTAGCTGCTGAGTTTAAGGCAGTATAGAATGCTGGAGCATTAACTTCAGATAAAGCTGCTGCTCTTAATGCATTTGATTCTAAAGCACTACCATATAAAGCTTCTTCTAAAGCCATACCTTCTCCACCAGTTATTCCTAATAATGCACTCTTAAGAGCTACATCTGTTGTTTGGAATAAAAGTCCTGTCTTATCAATAGTTAATTTTCCATCTTTAAGTTTAATACCATCAAGTTGAGAAAGATTTACATATTTCCCATTTCTATACACTTGAGGTTCCTGTCTAGCATAGCTAGATCCATATAATGCATTTATATCAGCAGACTTTCTAGAATATGTTTGACCATTTTCTAATTTTACATCTTCTGGATTAGTAATAGCATTAGTAGCCATAGCAGTCCACACTTGTGCTGCTGTAAGTATGCTAGTAGCAGTGTTTCTTACTGGAGTAAGAATAGTGTTAGATATAGGATATACTTCATGAAGTTTATTAAGATATTGCTGTTGAGCTTCATACTTTTCTAAGTCTGGAACTTTAGTTTTGATAACATTATCAATCTTTCCAATATACTTATTCTCTTCAGCAATTTTATCCTCAAAATTCTTCTTGACATCAATTAAATCGTGGTATTGTTTGTATCCTTCATCAGTAAGTTTTTTAGTCTTATCTGCTAATAATTTATCAAATTCTGCAATTTGTTTATTAACATTATCAAGAAGAGGTTTATCCTTATACTCAATTTGAGCTTGCATACTTTTCTTCTCAAAAGAAGCTCCATCATATACTAGTCTTTGAATATCTACAGGAGATTGTTTAATCCATCCATCATTATCTTTAGCAGCTAGTGTAATAGATGCAAGTGTTTTATTTAATCCATTAGGATCTCCTGCATTTAATGTTTGAGCTGCATTAGTCATTAACTTTTGTGTAAGACTTTTATCATCTTGAACATTAGCTTCTTTAAGAAACTGAGTAGCACCTTGTAATTTCTGCTTAATTTCTACAGGACTATCTTCTGATTTTATAGGATCTACTATATAGTTTCCTTGTTTATCTTTAGTTCCTGCAAGAGAAAAGTCTTGAGCAATTCTACCCTTAACATAGTTAAGCATTTTAGTAGCACTCTCAACTCCTTTTTGATTCTTTATATATTCTGCTTCTGCCTCAGGAGTATCATCTGTTCTTTTTTGACCTTCTGCTATAGGTTCATATCTTCTTGACATTTCACTTTTATAGTATCTAGCCCATCCACCTAACTTATCAGCTTCTTGTAAAAGTTGTTTATTATCAAATACTGGAGTGGTATAATCAAACGTAGTTTTTCCATCAGGAGTTACTTTGGGAGTAAGTCCTATTCCAGCTAAAGGAATGTCAAAATACTTAGTTGCTTCTTGTACATCTTGATCTATTGTAGATTTAGTTGTAGAAGGAGTTAGATTACTTTCCTTTAATAGTTTATCTTTAGCAGTTCCTAAAAAGTCAGCACTTTTATCTACTAAATATTCATAGTTACTTCTCTCAGGAATTCCAGAATAATATTTACTCTTGAACTCATCATAAGTAGGAAGTTTAACATTAGCACTATCAAGCTTACCATATAAAGACTTAAAACCCTCTTCAGTGCTATATTTGCTCTGAAAGGTATTATAGTCTGGTACTTGTATATTAGCACTCTGTAATTTTGTGTAAAGATCTTTTAATTCTGGCATATTATAAACCTGCGTCTATTTTAGTTTTAGAGCTTCCACCACTTGTTGGGGTTTCTCCTATTGCATTTAACAATTCATCTGATGTAAATGTTTTAGTAGGGTTATTCCAACCCCAAGCATCATACATCACCTCAATTTTTCCATCTTTTACCTTTATATCTGTAGGTTCATTTTCAAATCCTAATTTCTTATAATTAGTTTTTATAAGAGCTTTCACTTGCTTTTCTTGTTCAGGAGTAACAAATCCCTTAGCAAATTTATCCACTGCTGTTCTAATACTTTCATCTGCCTTAGATGCTTTTCCAGGAACTGTTGGTAATTCTGATACTGGTATTAGTTCACCATTATCATTAAATATATCAATACCTTTCTTATAAGCTTCTTTATAGGCAGCCTTTTCAACAGAATTAGTAATAGACTCAATAGCTGAAAGTCCTTTATTATACTTCATTTCATTAGTTCTATTAGCAGCTGTTTGAGCTGCAGCTAATCCTTCTGGAGTATTAAGAGATTTCAATATAGTTCTTGGATCTTGTCCTTCTGCTAAAGCACCTGGAACAATTTGACTAGCTTCTGCATTTGCAATATGCTCATCAATTCTATTATTATGCTCAATACCTATTCTTGTTAAATCATTTAATTTCTGAGACTTAGTTTTAGAATAAGCATATGTTTTTGCATTTTCTATAGCAGACTGATTAATATAATTATCAAAAGCATGTGACTTAGCCATCTCACCATCTGGGTTTTCGTACATTTTCTTATACTGCTTTGCATCTTCCATAAGTTGAGTATAAGTGGCAAAATCTTTAGGATTACCTTGAGCTTTATATAGAGCATAGGCCTTCTGAGCCTCATCAGAAGAATGTTGATATAAAGCATAGTTTTGGCTTGCATCTTGTTGAAAGAAATTAGTACCTTGTGTCAAACTATTAAATTTCCTTTGTTGTTCCTGATATAAAGCAGGATCATTAGTAAGTCTTCTTTTCATAGCAGCTGCAATATCTGCTTGTCCTTTCTTTGCAGTTTCAATATCATACCCACCTTTATTAATATCAAATCCAGTGGTTTCTTGTACTTCTTTAGCAGCATCATCTAACACTTTGTTTAGATTACCTGCTTTATATATATCTCCACTCAAGTCTACATTTCTAATGTATTTTCCTTGTTGAATATACTTTTGAGCTTTAGTAATAGGTTCCATGTTCCAAGCAGGAACAGTTTCACCATTTTCTGTTAAATCAGCATATTTTCTCATACTTTGCTGATACTGAGCACCTCTTTTCACAACAGTTTGAAAATCAGGATTTGAGACTAAAGCATTTATATTCTGTTTCAATTGATTTTGAACTGCAGGATTAGTAAGTTCAGAAGTACTAATACCATTAACACTCTCACTAAGTTTACTTAGTAATTGCTTTTTAACATCTGTATCAGCACCTGGAAGTGTTGGTAAAGACCATAATTGATCTAATTGTGCATTAGTAGCAAATTGTGCTTTATCAGCTTCTTGTTTCTGATACATAGTTCCTTTCATGAGAAGTTCCAAAGGTATTGGAGCTTTCCATTCTGCAGGCTTAACTATTTGACTTGAATAATTCATTATTATGTATTTTGGACAATTGATGTAAAGATAAGTAAAATTAGTGAGATTTCCAAATTTATCATCAAATTAAGTGAATTTAATTATTTTTTAACTTTTTTTCTGAGCATAGACTTTTTACCTATCTTACCACCATAAGCAGCAGTTTCTGTTTGAGTAGTAGTCTCAGAATATGTACCATCAGAATTTTTAACATATTTCTTTTGATTTTTAATTCCTGCAGCATAATTAGGAGGAATTAATCCATTTATTTGATTAGGAATATAATTATAGGCTGTAGTTCTAGGACCAAAAGTGTTATTTATATAATTAGCACTATTAGCATATTCATTAGCATTATAATAGTTTTGAATAGCACCTTGTTCATCAGTACGTCTTTGAGTATCTATAACTCCTTTACCCCTATTAATTAAGTCCATAAATCTATTTCTCTCATTAAGGTTTTCACTATCAACTCTAGAAAGTTCTCTAGAATTGAACTCATCTACACCCATTCTTCCTTGTTGAGATCTATTAAAGTTATCTGCGAAAACACCTTGTTTAGCTCTCCATGAGTTAGCAAAAGATTGTGCATCATTAGCTAAACCTGTTGGAGAAGAATCAAGAGATCTTGTAGTAGCTCTAAATCCTCTATTAGCTTCAGCAATAGCTGGTTCAATATCAGTTGGTCTATATTGAATTAAATGGGGATTAAGTTTACTTGTTTGTAAAGGATCTAATTGATAGCTATTCACAATAGGAAGAGGCATTAAATTAAATCCTGCTCTTTTAGCTTTAGTAGCAGTTATACCAGTACCAAGTCTATTCATTTTAGAAGTAGCTAAAGCATCTCCAGGATTTGCAGTAGCAGGATTTTCTCCATTATCTGCAGGTCTCAAGTATCTACTTTCAATCTTAGAATCTATAAAATTAGCTCTAAGATCTTTAAGGTCTTGATCAGATAGTTTAGAAAAGTTATCATATTTCTTAAACTTATCTTTATCTTTATTAGTAGTACCAAACTCTGCCCACATGTTTCTAATTTGATCTCTACCTTGTGGAGTATCTAACAGATTGTCATATATATATTCCTGATAGTCAGTATTAGCTCCCCTATTAGTTTTAGGAATAGCTTGGCCTTTCTTATTAGCCCAATCTTGCCATTGATCTCTACCAGTTTCCCAATAATTATTAGATACTAATGGTCTACCATATTTATCATGGTGAGCAATACCAGTTGGTGTCACACCATTATATTCTGTAGAATCATGTGGAGTGATAGGAACAAAATTATTACTATAAGAAGGATCTATATTTTGAGCCATAGGAGTAGTAGTAGGAAGAGCACCAGTAGCAAGACCTTTATTAATAGGAAGTGCATCTGGTTGTAATGATTTATCTAAATTTTCCCAAATCAAATCATTATAATGTTGTCTTAATTCCTTAGAAATAGCTCCTGGTTTGTTAGGATCTCCTTCCATTTCTGATAACATTTTTTTATATTCTGGAGTATTTATATACTTTTCCCATTTAGTTTCTCCTCCATCTGCAAACTTAGAAAGATAACCACCTAAAGCAGCTTTTTGAACCTTTTCACTTATTCCAGGAAAATGCCCAATAGCTTTACCCATTTCTTGTAGATCATATAACCCTGCCACTTTATCATTCTTAAACTTAAGGTTTAAGTCTGAAGTAGTTTTAGTAATTGAATCTGCGTATTTCATATTTAAATTTTCTAAGTCTTTATCAGTGCTATATTTAGCTGCTTCGTCTGCAAAAGTTTTAGGTTTTTCTCCAGGTTTAAATTGAAACTTGAGTCTATTAGTTAATACTTTTGTATCAGGTGCATCAAATGGAATTCCACCTTTTTCATGTGTTGGACCATTTACTTTTTGTATAAGTCCTTGAGATGTTTGTACAACTTCTCCACCCTCTATCTCATCTTTAGAGAAAGGAACTTTAAAGTCATTAGCATTATCTGTAGTAGGCATAGTTGTTTTAATACCTCCAGGTATCATACCACCTTCATCATAAGCTCTAGTTTTACCACCATAAGCATTTTGAAGAGGGTTTTTCATTTGACCAAACATATCTTCTGGTTTAAATGTAGTATATGAATCTCTTTTAGTGCCACTTAATTGATCATTAAGTTGATCATTATGCCATTGATTAGTAAACTTATTTTGTCTATAATCCCCTACAGCTTTAAGAATACCTTTACCCATATCCATTCCAGATAAAATACCAGCAGTAACACCTTCTCCAGCATTTGAAGCATTAATAGATCTATTAAGCTCTGCAAATGATTGTTGAAAGTATGGACCTTGTCCTTGAACAGGAAGATTAACAGTGGTGGCTGTTGGATCATAAATAACATTATTATCTTTCCTGTACATTTGTTTAGCAAACTTTTTATGTTCAGGAGAGTTATTATATGTCTTTACTTGATTAGTTAAGTTTTGATTAACAACTGGACCATTTACAGTGAGATCTCCAGTGATAGGACTAGGCATCATTCTTTGATCTCCAGCAGGCTGAAGTGTTTGAAATTGACTAGGATTATATTCTCCTGGAATTTGCATATTAGCTACATTCTGGTCATACTGATCTAATGTAGCTTGAGAATCATCTGTAGTACCTCCAATAGCAAACTTAAATGTTCTATTATAATCATCAATAAACTTCTTTAATTGAGCATCATAATTCTTATCATTAGATTTTTCAATCTCAAGTCCATTAATTAATCCTCCTTCAGCATGTTTCCATTTCTTTGCATTTTGTGCAAAGATTGCTCTCTTTCTAGTAACAGGATTTTTACTATGGGTTAGTTCCTCAGTAGTTTTTCCTGTAGCTTTCTTAGTAGCATTAAACTTACCTTTATTCTTAGGATTTATATGTATTTTACTTTTCATTATAACTTATTTTAAAGACAGTAGATAAAGTGTTTCATTAATTAGATTTTCTACAGAATCTAATTCATTTTGTATAGGAGTATTATTTTTATCAAAAGCTGTATAACGCTGAGTTTGTACATATTTTAATACTTCTTTTAAGTAAGTAGAAGGTTCTACATTCTCATATTGTGCTATTGGAAAATCTTTCCATCCAGAAAGATGTTGTCCCAATTGACCAGAAGATTTTTCTGCTATAGAATCTGTTAGTTCTAATAACTCATCATAGAACTTATTTAATGCTTTATGTGTAGCATAACTATTAGTTTTGAGATGTAAGATATGAGATACAGTTCTACAAGCAAATAAATAACTTATAAATTCTGTTACTTTTCCCACTGGTTTCTTTTCTATAAATTTAACATCCATTATGCTTCAAATTTAAAATCATTCAATCTATTAGTCCATCCTATTATAAACTTCTTTTGACTAGGATTATTAGCTACAATATCATTTAAGAATTTAAGTCTTGCTTGATATATTTTATTAAACAAAGTTTGAGGATCTTGAGCATTTAATGCTGTAAGAGTATTCTTACCTACAGTTCCATCATCATCAACTCCTAAAAGTCTTTGTGGAATTATAACACCCCATCTACCAGATCCCCATACCCAGTCTACAAGAATATCTGCTATAGATTGATTATTTATTTGATCTGCATGCCAAACATCCCAGTATTTTCTTAATACAAATTTAAAATCATCTGGAGTAAGTTTTTTTAAATCATCTACATCTACATCTCCATCATGATCTTTATCATAACCAACTTGTTTCCAAGTAGCTATTGTAACTCCCATATTTGTTGCTCCACCAAGGTCTTTAGGATCATTTACCCATCCTCCTTCCCATTTTGCTACTTTGGGAGCTAAGTGTTCTATTTTTGCCATATTTATGTCTTTGAAAGTGTGTTATTTGAAAAATTAAATTTAAGTATATATTTGTGTAAGGAATCAGATGTATTCATAAGTCTTACTTGGTTATAATCATTTCTAAGTTGTTTAGTTAAAAAATACTGAGTATAATTAACTGCATTATTGTTAGGAACTTTATAAGGATTATTACAAGTATATACCATTAGAGGATTTCCTGATTCTTTTGCTACATCTATAATACTATTGAATCTCCAGTTGTTTTCAATATTTGTTACAAGTATATTAGTTGAATATCCATTAACAGCAGGATAATTTTCCATTTGTGATAAATCATTCTTATCTGTTGGAGTTAAATTAAGAATACCTGTGGTTTGATATTGATTATATACTAAAGCTTTATCAATAGTTTTATTTTGAACAGCATAGTAATTTAAAGAATCTTGATACCTTAAAACTTCACATTGATATTCTATATAATCTAAAGTACTATTAATTAGTTTATCTTGAGTAGCATATTCCACAATCCAAGGATATAAGTCTCCATAAAATACCTGATAAGACTTATTTGTTTGTAAGTGATTCCATATTCCTAAATGTTTATCTTTAGTTGAATAGTTAACACCTGATTGGAAATATGTATTATGAGATATATAATAGTTTGGTTCAAAATCATAAAAACTTATCCATTCACCAAAAGCAGGATTGTAAGCAATAGTCCAAGATTTATCACAAAAATATCTAGTATCAGATAAATCTATAAGACCTGATACTTCACCTGTATTATTTAAGAAAAATTGACCATTTACATAATCAACAAGTCCTTTATATTTTGGAAGAAGTCTATAATCCTTTTTAGTTATAATATATCTATCTAACTTATTATCCCATACAGTTGTTATACCAATTCCTTTAAAATTATTATCTATATCTACATTAGGGAAATCTTTAATTATATTAAAAGGAAGATTTTCTCTAAACCAAGATTTAACTTTTGTTTTTTCTCTACCTCTTGTAATATCTAATAATTGATTACCGCCTAATTGGAATACTGAAGGATTCTCTGTGTTTATATAGAAGTGACCAAATGGTGTACTTTCAAAAGATTGATGAGTAGATCCACCAAAACCTAAATCAGATTTGTAATATTCTAATGGTTTTGTTGCAAACATATTACCAACTGTTACTTGTTGTTGTTCTAAAGAAGTTTCAATTGTTATAAAAGCATTAAACACTTTAGTGCTATTTGTTTGTCTAGCTACAACTTTATCTTGTTCTATACCATTTAAAGCTATCAATGCTCCATCTTCTAAAGGAAAATCATAATAGTCATTAGCAGAGAAGTTTAACCAGTTTGGTACACCTTTCTGAGAATATACTGCTCTATTAGGATGTTGATTCCAAATATAAGAAAGAGAATCTTTATAATCATTTCTTAATGTATAATAAGAATTCTCAGTGTTTTGTTTTGAGTAGTCTATATTATAGAAGAAATAGTTATCATAAGAAATAGGTATTTTGTACTGTTGAGTCCAATCTACAATATCTCCTACATTAGGATAGAAGTTCTTTTCTTCATAGTTTTCACCATGTCTTAAATTAGAGTTATATTCACTTTCGCATATAAAATATGGGATACCATAAAAATATAATGGAAAGTATCCTCTTTGAAAGAATACAGTGTCATTTTGATTTATAGGTACAAATACTGGAGGTGTAAAATTAAAGAAAGCTTGAGCACCTGTAGGATCTACTGGAACACTATCAAGATAATATGTAGGAAATCCAACATTACCTAATAAAGAGTATTGAACATCTGTATTAGGCTGATAGTTAACTCTATCTTCAATAAACATAGGCATCTTTTTCTTAAGAGCCACTTTACTCAAATAAGTATCACCACCAAAAATTGTTTCACAATCATTTCTCTGGTCTTCATCTTTCCAATCTATAACACCACAAAAGCCTGTATCAAGCCACTCTATTTGATCTATAGTACCATATTGATCAGGAACATAATTATACAAAGCTCCATAATATGAACCTATATTACTATATATTCCAGCATTTTGCTGATCAGGTGCCAAAGATTTAATATTATTATAAGGAATAGTTTTACTATTATCACCTGAAAGTGGAACAGATAAAGATCCATTATTAATTATATAATCAATTGGTTGAAAAGCTTTATTAGGCAATAGATTTCCTGTTGGGTTATAAGCATTAAGAGATACAAATACAGAACTCTCTCTTAAGAAGTTATTAATTCTTAAGCTAGTATTGTTATCTAATATTTGTATATTACCTGGATTTAAATACAAGGCATTATCCAGCATACTTATCTTCTTATAATTTCCATTTGGAATACTCATAAATCCATTATAATTACCCACTGAAGTGTAATATATAGCAGGATTTCTTGGAGTACCAATAGACTTAAATAATTCTACATAATTAGCAGTATATTTACCTTGATTTACAACAAATCCAAAAGCTAAGTTAATAGCAAACTCAATAAAGAATCCTACTAATGGAGCTGAAGTACCAAAAATTGTAATTGGTGCAGCAGCAGATGCATATTGAGCAGCTTCTAATATGATCTGTAAAGCAGCTAGAGCCTCTGCAAAAGCATAAGCACCACTGGTTAATAGAATATAAGGAGCATGCTTTTTAAGCTCTGTAAACTCACCTCTGGACACACCATAATGGATACCATCAAGTTTAAGTGATGAACCTAAATATGGTTTATTATAGCTTGTATCAGGAGAATGAAATGTATATCTAGCATTTTTATATCCTTGATTATTATAAGGATGTAAAATATTAGGTCCATTTTTCTTTTGTCTAAGCCATGGATCAGAATTTAAATCATTAAAATTATAAGAAGGATACCATATAGACTCATAACTTTGACTTCCAACATCATTTTTTATAGGATCACCATGAGAATTTAATGCTGTACTTTGAAACAAGTCATAAAGAAGTCCTTTAGCAACAATAGATTTATCATTTCTTCTATTACCTCTTTTGATACCATATCCAACAATATTTTGTTTTTCTGCATCAGTTATAAGTCCTTGTGCAACTGCAGCATTTAATATTCTTTTTACATCTCTAATATCAAGTTTTATACCAATAGGGTAAACTTTATTTTTAAAGCTATATTGAGAAGGAAGTGCTGAACTAAGTCTATCATTAGGATCATATATTTTGTTCATATATGGAGATACCACATTATCTGGAAACTTATAATGTCTTATTTGTTTACCACAAAGTTCTCCCCATATGTCAGGATTATTTGGATATCTTTCACTAGATTCCCAATATGCAAAATCTCCATACTTATATGTTTGTATTAAACATCCACTATCTACAGGAACTTTTACAGGAGTTGTTGTTAAACTCTTATAAGTACATTCAAATTCATATTCTCCTGGAATATCTTTAGTGATAGATCCAATAGGACTAGGAGTAGTTACACACACTGTTGCAAAAGACCAATGAGCATCACCAGGATTATTCAATTGATACATTGTCAAAAGTGTAGGGTCTGGTGTAAATAATCTAAAGTAGTATGTACTACCAACTGTAAGACCAATATCACCATTAGCTATGTCTCCTGCTAACATATATAAACCTGAGTTTACATCTCCAGGAGCTGTACATTTAATAGGAGAGGAACTAGTTAAACAATTTTCAAATAACTCCATTGATATTTTAGCAGATGGAAATGGTCCTGCAGCTTCAAAACCATTAAATCCAATTCTAATAGCATGAGTTGTAGAAGTAGCAATAAATGAATACCATACTTGATTATCTGTATAACAGTTTGCAAATCCTTGACAAGATTGACAAGTTCCTGTTGGAACATATAATTGAGTAGGTGTTACTACTCTTGCTAAGTAAGCATAATCATTAGGTTGATGTGTTGCATAGTTTACAGCACACGCACCTGTAGTAGAAGCACCAATTTGTATAGCACTTCCACAGTCTTTATTTGTAGGAATAAAATCATTTGTATCTGTACAACCAGCAGTACCAGGTGGACATACACTAGTTACACTATCACCAAATGGACCAGGTTGTCCTGATGGATTTGGATAATAAGGCATTGGTACAGGTATACTCTGAGTATATGTATTTACAACAGCATTTAACTTAGGTTCTTGTAAAGTTATAAAGTGATAATTATCAGCTATTGTTTCATATCCAGCTGGTACATCACATGCACAACTAGTAAATGGTGTACCATCCTCATTAAAAAAGTCTGTGTGAGAATTAGGAGCTGTAGGTGGTTGATTTGGAAAATTATCTGGTATATAATATACCACTGCACCAGAAGGTTCATCTACTTTAAAATAAACATATCCTGATACATATCCATTTACATCTCCAGATGGAGCATTAGTATATAATGGACTAGTACATGTAAAATAAGTAAATAGATCAATAGTTTGTGATCCACCAGCTATATAATTACAATCAGCTATTCCTTGTTCTTGTGCAGTATTATATACTTCCCACAGTTGATTTATTGTTGTTCCACTACATCCTGTAGACTTAATTTCATTACCATCTGTAATAGTAGTATATACATCTAATGGAGCTGTACCACCATTTGTGATGACATCTTCCATTTGATAATTTATAGAGTAATATGCATCATCATTATTAGATAATAAGAAATCTGCTGTGTTATATCCTCCTTTTAACTTAAAATAAATAGAAAAAGGATATACTTCATCTCTTAAATAAGAAGTGTAATTAGCAGAATTAATTCCATTTGCATAGAAATTTTCATCTACCTCAATACTTTGCCATTTAAGTTTTAAGTTATTTACTACAGGTTGTAGATTGAGTTGTCTTTGTTCTTCAAGTCCATAAAAGAATAAAAAGTCATTTGCTTTAGTTATACCTTTAGCTTTATTATATAAAGGTCTTCTTCTTAAGATATCATCAATATTGAGTCTAGCTTCATCATCATAAGCATTTCCAGAATAAGTGCTAACATAAGTATCACTATTAATAAAGAAAGTTCCTATAAGGAATGGTGAAGTAGTGTTATTCACTGTAATTAATACAGCAATATTTATATAGTTATATAACTTACTATCAAGATTAGATACCTTATATTTTATAGCATTACCTGTTACGTAGTCTGTATTAGTAGTGATTACATGCATCAAGTCTGATATAGACACAGGATTACTAATGATGGAATAGTCAGAGAGAACTACTCCAATATCATTAGCATAAGCTACAGCAAATTGATATGTACCAGCTTTTAAACTACCTCCTAACACTATATCAGTAGAAGTAACACAAGGTGGTCCATATGGTTCATTTACCATTATTTTATTGCAATCAAGCTCTTCTGTAAAGATTGGAGTATTGCAATTATTCTTATCCACTATATAAGGTATATAAGGAATATTATTAGTGTTAATATACCTAAGTGGATTTAAATTATCTGTGAAGTAAATAGTGAATGCACTATTATCTGCAAGATTGTTATTTGGATCAAATCCAATACTATATTGAGCTCTTATAGGATTATCTATACTAAAGTTTAAACATTTAGCATTTATAATTGTAACATAGTTACACAGAGGATATTGTACAGATATTTCCAATGGGTCTGATTCTACTAAAGCATTATTACATTCAGCACAATACACCATACTATCTGACTCATCATCAAAATAAGTATTTTTAATATATCCTATTTCAGAATCTCCTGTTGTAGGATTTACTAAAAAGAATATAGTTCTATTCTGAGGAGCTACAGGAAGCACACCAATAACTTTATATCCCTCTTTAAAAGTGGAACATAATAGATTACTTGGCTCATTAGTGACTTTAGCTACAGATCCATCTGCTGACTGGACATTACCATTCACCATTAGAGAAAACTCTTGAGGTTGTAGTTCACTAGGATGAGTATCTATGTTCATCCCTGTTTTTAAAGAATTGACGTAAGTTTCCTGACTAGCCATTTATATTAATTATGTATTGTATTTATGATTTCAAATGATTTATACTTTTTCCTACTTCTTTCTGCATTTTCTACCATTTTAGCATAAGAAGGAAGTACTGAAAGATAATGAGCTTCTGCCATAGATTCTCTTGATTTCTCAGCCCAGTATTTAATCTTATTCTCTACATTAACATCTTGTGAATCTGTCCAAATAGACTCAAAGAAAAAGAATGTTAAATAGTCTTGTAAAGCTTTCTCTAAAATTGGGTGATCTGGTGTAAGAGGAAGTTTTGTTTCTGGATCTATTGGACTAGCATAGTATTTAACGTATATAAGAGGATTTTTTAAATTAGAAAACAAATAGAATGTAGATCCTTGTTTTCTTATACTAATATCATCATGTCCACCTCCTCTATAATTTTTGCAATGTTTACTGCAATATTGATATGTAACTTTATTTCCAAGTCTGAGAAGATGAGGAGAGAAATGATATTCTCTATTCCAATTTTCCCAAGAGTTACCCATTATATATTCTTTAATAGTGACTTTATTGATAATGTCTCCTTGTGTACATCCATTAATATATATACCATTAGTAAGTCCTTGACATGGTTGATTTATAGTTTCACATTCTCTGTGATTGTAAATTACAGCTTTAGATTGAAATTCTTTCCATGGAAACTCACACCCTTCTTCTATATTTCTATGGTTGTGGTGACAAAGCCATGCTGAGTCTAATAAGTAAAAATCACAAGGAAGTTCTCCCTTATGATCCTTAAGTACTACTAGAGCATCTTTTTCTTCATAAACTGCCAGATTCATTTGGCTATTAAACCAATTTATTTGGTCATAGAATTTACCTGTATCTAAAAGACCATTAGCCATATATCCTGCTAATCTATCTTCTAAAACAGAAATAAGTCTGTCACATGGAATAAGGTTAAAATCTGCCATTATATTTCTGGATTTACTTTGCTACTATAAAAATCTTCAAAGGTAAAACTATCATATTGTTTACCTCTTTTCACTTGTTCTACTAATTTATTCTTAAGGCTCTTAGCCACTTCAAATCTATATACATCTGCCTTCTTAGAGCTACAATTCTTTCTATTAAACCACATTATCCTATAATAATTCATATAGTGATTTAAATTCAAATAACGTGCTTGTCTTTCATATTTAGTTAAGATTCTCTTTTTAAGAAACTCTGGAAGACTTGAGGCTTTAATTTTTTCTATTATATCTTCTTTATCTGGATTTAAAGCTAAAGGAAGATATTTACTAACTGAAAGATATCCCATGTTCTTATACATCTTAAATCCATCAGCATTATCTATCATCCAATTACCTATTTCAAGGTTGGACATTTTAATTACTTTATATATATCTTGATTAGAAAGTTGTCTTTTAGTTAGGTTTAACTTAGCTCTTATCTTCTTGCATAAGTCATTACTAAAAACATTTGTTTTATTTCCAAATCTTAATACACCTTTTTTAGTGACTATTTTTTGCATTATCTGTTCCTCGTTGTTTTTCTAAACCATCAATATTTGGAAATTGATCTGGTTGTATTTGCAGATATACTTCTCTAAGTTGTTTTATAATCTCTTGTTTTACAGAGTTATATAGATAATCAGGACAGACAAACTCAAAGTCTAATGGAGAAGGAATACATTCTGGTATATCACAATCTTCACAATTATTAAGAGTAACTTGAGCTACTTCCCAAGGCTTTTTGAAATAAGCATTTATTCTAATAACTTCTACGTTAGAATCAGGGATATAAATATATCCATTTATAAAGAAATAATACTTCTTTCTATAGTCTACAAACTGTCTATTCATGATAGCAGTGTATTGTCTAGCAGAAATAGGATCATAAAACTGTCCCATATTCACTGAAGCAACATGTTGTATTAGATTTCCATATCTGGTACTATATGTCTCTGGTACCTTATCTACAGTTCTCATAAGTCTCTTACACACATAGTGGTTGAGTTCTGGACATGTAGTGATGGGTACTTCCATCATATTCATACATTCAATTTCATTCCACCCTTCAGAAAGCTTATATATCCTTCTAGAGTCATTTTCTTTCTTTATAAAGTCTCCTGCTATGTCTATAGCTTTTTGTACTATAAATTGAGGACTTATATAGTCATCAATATTTAAAGCCTTCAAGTCATTCCATATGCTACTAACAAGTTGTCTGTTATCTGTCATAATCTACAAATATAATAATTTTTATTTAAAATTCCAAATGTTTAATCAAATTAGGTTATTTTGGTGATAATAAAAAAGCCCCTACCCATTGCTGAGAGGAGCCTTTTCTAGGTTAGTTTAAATATTCCAGAGAAGAATTCAGCAAAACTATGTTTACAGTTCCTAAAATGTCTTCTGTCATATCTATAAGAAATGTATCTTTCTGATCCTCAGCCCATTCTAAAAGGTCTTCTAAGAAGCTTCCTAGTGTTTCAAGGAGTCTTTTGTTGCTTAAATCATCTGATGTTTCTGCAGTTATGGTTTCTGGTGTATATTCATATTGTCTTACTAAATGTTCAGGGATAGCTTCACTATAATATACTAGTTTGTTATATAGGGTATCCAAGTATTCTCTTTCAGATTCTCTTTGTGTTAATTCCATGTTACATAGGAGTTGCTCTGGAAACACTACAAATCCTATAAAAAATTCTTCTAATTTGTTCATTTTGTTATTGTTACACTCTGATAGTTATCCTTTTCAATATCTTTAGCAAGTTTAATTGCCATAAGATCTGTGTAATTTCCTGTTACTCTCAATACTCTTCTAGAATTATCTTTACAAAGTATTGTAATTGTTGTAATTATCATTTTTTTAGCTTCTAAATCTTCTTGTTGGTGTAAATTCTTGTAGTTTTTCATACACCTTTTTCAAAATTAAAACATCATTTTCACAGTAGCTAATCATCTTATTTAAGGCTTCTGTGTTATTATTCAATACCACTTCTTTCCATAAATCAATTCCTCCTGTTTCTGTTTTCTTTCCTACTCCAAGGAATTGGGCTAAGTAATCTAATTTATTACTATTGAATTTAAAGTTAGTTCTTGCTATCTTTAGTGTATCAAGAGTATTCAACTTATGTGGGAACTGTATACCATGGTAGATAAATCTAGTTCTTAAGTGTTTAATATCAAATGCATCTGAGTTGTGTCCTACAACTATATCAGCTTGTTCTATTACTTTAGCGAACTCATTAAGCATTTTAGTTTCATTACCTTTGTGCCATGCTAGAGTATAAACTTTATCTTCATTTTCCCATGAATAAGAGATACATATAATCTTTCTTTCTTCAAGAATATTATCTGGTGTAAGTCTAATTTTTGGACCAATACCCCAAGAATACACTATGTTAAAAGAAGTTTCTATATCTATAAAAAGTTTCTTTTTAGGAGTGTCTTTATCTAAGATGTTCTCATCATTAAGAGCTCTTATCTTTCTAAATCTTCCTCTGATATACTCAGAACTCAATCCTTCTCCTATTTTATTACTTATGCTTCTCCATTTAAAACTTTTGTTAGTGACTCTGTCATTTTCAATTTCTAAATAGTGTTGCTGTAGGTAATTATCTACTTTTTGTTTTAATGTCATAATAGTCTTATATTATTTTTCAAATCTGTGCAGAAGTAAAGAGTTTCCTCTTCTACATCTACTTGTTCAATTGTTGGAAAACATATCTCTTTTAATTGAGCACCATGTCTTAGTGATAGATTAAAGATTTCTCTTTGATATTCTAGAAACTCTTCTAATGTAAATACTACGTCATAATCCTCTAAGTTAAAAAAGATAAGTGTTAGATCTTTATTTTCTATCCCATTTTGAGCCCAAAGGAATTCTAATTCATAATATGAAAAATTTATTTTGCTTTCTGAATTAGAAGGACCTGGAATATTGTTAATTTCTTCTCTAATCATTTTCTTTTAAATAGTTTAAAGCTTTTGTTAATCCTTCTATATTATCTCCTAGTTTACCAAGTCCAGTATTACATTGTGTACAAAGAAGACCTCTAACTTTGTTGGTAATATGATTATGATCTACATTAAGTTTTCTTTTAAAATTGCTAATATGTCTTTTACATATAGCGCAAGAAAATTCTTGTTTCTTTAGTAAATTATCATAATCTTCTTTTGATATGTTATATCTCCAATCTAGTATATACTCTTCTCTTTTTTCTGAGTTTATATATTTTCCTTTATATTTATCATGTTTTCCTAAAGCTCTTTCTTTTTTAGTTCTTTCTCTTTGTAATTTTTTATTACAATCTTTGCATTGATTTCCTTTTTCAGGATAACAAAAATCTTCTTTTGTTTTTTCTAAAGAACAATATTTACAAACTCTAGTATTCATATATAAATCTTATACTACAAAGATAAACAAAATAATTGACAATTCCAAATATTATATTCTGTTTAACAGATGTTAACTTGGTTTAAAACTTCCATCCACTTGCTGCTAGCTTTACTAAAATTGCAACTACAACTGTAGCTGCTGCTCCTACAGGAACTCCTATTACAAAGCCTTGAGCACCTTTGCTTAATTTAGGCTTAACAACTATATTTTTCATATCTATAGTCTTTATAAAAGGATTTGAGTGATGAATAAATACTACTGGTTCATCTTTAAATAAATTTCCTTTATCTCCTATAGTATTAGTAGTAGAATCTGGAATTATGATATGATTCACTTCTATTCCATCTACCATTACAGTTTCATCTATTTGAAAATGAGGAGTTATTATTTGAGCCCTTGCAGGTACTTGAAGATATTGTGTACTATCTTTAGTAGAAGAATCTACTTTTGTAATTACTTTAGCAGAATCTATAAAAGGTATTTTAACATCTTTTATTTCTGTTACAGTTTTTGCTACTACTTGAGAGTTAAGAGACTTAAGATGTTCTATCTTCTCAATCTGTTTTACTATTTGAGCATCTTTACTAGCTAGTAATTGTGATTGCTCTACTAATTGAGTACTATCTTTTTGTACTCTTTCTACAAATGGTTGAAACTGTGCATATGCTTTAGTAGCTGCATTATTCTCTAATTTGTTTAAATTAATCTCCCTGTATGCTGTATATGCTCCAAATGATAGTGTTATCAATAAAGATACCACTGCAATTACTTTCCATACAGTGGGGCTAGAATTAACCTCCTGAAGTGTTGTTTTGATTTCCATTAGTTTCTTGGTTTATTAGTTTATCTTTTTGTGTCATTACCATTCCATATCCACCATAAGTGAGCCATGGAGTAACTACTACCATAAGGTCTACAGGAGTAAGAGTTTGAATATGTGTATATATAAAATATAAAGAAGCAGATAACATTGTTGAGACAATCAAACATCTTTCTAATTTCTTAGAAGAGATAAATGAAGGCTCTTCAGATAAAGTTGCCCATAGTTGTTTTACTACATGTTCAATTAACCAAATCATGTTTTATCTTTTATAAATAGTGTTACTAATAATGTAGTGACAAATGAAATTATAGCACTAAATACTACTGTTGATCTATAATATGCTATATTCTCTGTTTTAAATTTTTCGTGCTCTGTTATTTTTTGTTCAGCTGCCTGAACTCTTTCATCTATTCTATTAAAGTTTTCCTTTAATCCTTTAATTTCATAAAGTATTGCCAGATTTATTTCTCTTAAGTTAGACTCATTTGGATGATTTAGCACTTTTTCTGTAACTGTTTGAAATATGTCTATACTCATGGTTTTTGTTTTATGGTGTTGATGTTATTATGGCCCAAGTAGTGCCATTCCAAAACTTCATTTTTGTCAAGGTAGTGTCAAAATAAAATTCTCCTAGAGTTGGAGTAGTTGGTTCTGAATCTGTTGGTCCACTAAATGTTTGTATGCAACATATCTTTTTCTTAAGTTGTTCTATCTGAGCTCTTAAATTGCTAAATATTTGCTCTGCTCTATAATCTGTCATTTATATAAATTAAAATTTTTTGAAAAAAGAGGGAGATTTCTCTCCCCCTAATAAGAGTTCCCAAAACCAATAAAGAGACTCTTAATATTTTATATTCTTTGTAATACTATAGTTACTAATACTTTACCTCCTGGAGTTACTTTTGATGAATTGATTTCCATTCTGCTTAAAGTAGCAGAGGAACCACCAAATGTTGCAAAAGGAAAACCAATTGCTGTATGAGCTATAAAGTTTCCTGCTGTTGTGCTAGCTGGAACTGTAACTGTATCTATTATTGTTGAACTTACTCTTGTAGATATACTTAATATACCATCATCTGTACCTGTGAGATCTTTAATTACTGTAGTACCTATATTTACAACATAACAGTTATAAGGAATATAGATATATGAAGCACCTTGTTCATTAGCTTCAAAAGAAACTGGAATACTAACTGTTTCATATACTCCAGACACTAAAGCTCCAAGTCCTACAGCACCAATACCACTACCAGTATTACCTAATACTTGATTACTAGCTAAAGCTAAGTCTGTAACAATACCTGAATTGTTTGTAATTTTTACAGTGTTATTAGCTCCTGGAGTTAATTTAGCATTTGATATACCTGCATCTTTTACTCTTAAAGTATCTGTATTAATTTCTATTGTAGTATTGTCTACATTTACTCCTAGAGCTGAACCATTTCCACCTGTTAAACCATTACCTGCTACAGAAGTAGTAAGATAGTTTTCATCAATAGAATTTGTTTTTACTCTTAAAGTATCTGTGGTAATTTGCAATGTAACACCATCTACATTTACATCTAAAGCTCCTGATATATTTTGAGATAAACCATCTCCTGCAACTGTAGCTTCTAAAGCTGTTCCAGGGATTGATGCTGGTGCTGGAATTATTGTAATTCCACTTTCTAATTGATCACCAGATATAAAGTTTGTACCTCTTGTAAAATCAGGAAAATATTGTGTATGCCAAGTAGCAGCAATATTATCATAGATAGAAATTATTCTACCATATGTTAAAGCCTGCTCTGGTGTTAAACTATAACCAAATATTGTAAAGTTAATACCAGATGTTAAACTAACATTAGCATTGTACTCAATCTCATATGTCATACCATTCACTGGTACTTGAGTAGTAGTATCTGCATTAATTGTTAATGAAGAAGTGGGAACTAGAGTACCATAAATTAGATATTGTATATTTGGATCTTGAACAGGTATACTTAAGGTACCTCCAGATCCAGCTATAGTATTTACATTATAATTAACTGTTGAAACTATTTGTGGCATATTAGAATTTATTTAAAGTTACTTTGCCATATAATACTTTATATTCCAATCCAGATAAACTTGCTGTAGCTGTTTGTACAGTGATAGTTTGAGAAAGGTTAAAAGTATTTAAATCTGGAGTAATTGTTAACTTATTATAGAAAGTAGAGGTATAGTATTCATTTCCTATTCCTTGACCAGAAGTAACTCCTGCAGATCCTGAAAATGTTGACAACTTACTTCTTGTTATTGTTCTTAATGTAGTATTACTAGTTCTAGTTGCTGTTATTTCAATTTCCAATAACACTGGAGCACTTATATTAATTCCTGCTACAGCTGCTACAGGTTGAGTACCTAAATAGATTCCCACTGTAGTATCATAATTATCAACAGGAGAAGGTATTGATACTCTATTATTATTTATAAGTATAGTTGTTTTATAAACAAGTTCTTCTAAATTAACAGCATTAAAACTATTTCCTAAATAGGCTTTAGGTACTGTAAGTATATAAGGACTAGAATTAGGATTGGTATTAAAAGCAAACTCTGGGAAGTCAACTTTTTCAGCACTAACTATTCTATCACCTTTAATATTAAAATCAAAGGATGGAGCATTACCTGCTATCCTAGTATAATTAGCTCTACCATCAAAGTCTATACTAATATCTCCAACACAATAACTAGCAGGAGTATATGAAAAGTTATTATCTCCATTTTGATTAGAGTTAAGAACTATTGTAGGTTTCTTAGGTATAGTGGTACTTGTACCATTATAACTAAAAAGAGTGTTACAAGAACTATCAGTAATTGCTAGTGTAGGAAGTCCACCTGTTGGAGGAGATATAGTACACAATTTTGTATTTATAGCATTTATAATAGTGTTAAGTGTAGCACCTGTAGTGATACCTAAACAGGAAAGATTATTACCTGAATAGAATACACAGACATCTTTTATCTGTTCCTTACACCCTGTACATTGAGTATTACAATGACTATTCTGGTGAGATATAGTGCAGTTGCAAGGACTTTGATGACAAGTGTTACATCCATAATAATAATTTGTATATCCGTTGTACATTAAGCTACTTTTTCAATTGATAAAAATAATGCGTCATTACCACCACTGTTAGGATTATAATGATCTATATAAGCTACACCTGCACCTGCATTAGTAAGAGCATTATAAACTTTTATATAGAAGTTACCAGAACTAGAGTTTGTAACAACATATCCTTTTGCTCCTAAATTTATAGGAAGAAAAGCTTGTTCATAACACATAGATGGAACCAATGTAGAACCAAAACTATTAGTGTTAGGACTTTGTAAACCAAAACCTGCTATTATATATCCTGTTCCTTGAATTGCATTAGTCCAACTAAGTCCTCCATATATTGTTATATCATAAACACCTGGAGCAAGAGTTATAAGTCCTGTACCAACATTTCCTATTGGAGCATTAGCTTGGAAAGTATCTACATCTGGTGTACTAAAATTCCATACACCACCAGCTCCTGCTGTACTGCCTGTTATAATAGTACCATTTGTAACACCTTCGTGTTTAGGACCTGTGGCACAAGTAGCTATATTATTTGCAATTCCCTGAGGACAGCAATGTACAGTCCATACTTGCTTTTGAAGAGAAATATATTCATCTCCACCAGCATTTTGTAATATTGGAACTACAGTACCACCTCTAATTTTACCAGAGGTTAAATCTGAGCTAGAAAGATAATCACATGTAGTATCTGTTGGACTTGCATAAACTTTGCCTTGACAAGGGTCTACAGGAACTTCTAGATCTATTACAGTACAATTACCACTAACAGTTTGAGTTGTTATTGTTATAGTGTCTGAAACAAGTTTGTTTATAAGATAATCACAACATTGATCATCTGCATTCACTTGTACCATACAACTATTAGTAGGAGGTTCATTATTTGCACACAACGCTTCCACTGCATCTATAAATACTTGAATTGGAGAACCACTTAATACATTGAGACAATCTAAAGAAGGTCCATTGTAAATTATACATCCTGTATTTATAATCCCATTAGGACAAGAATAATCAGGAGGACAAGGTGATACACAGATTGGATCAGGTATAATAGAACTTTGATTAAAAAGAGTTGTTGTGCAACAGTTATTTGTTATGGACATAAGTTACCTGAATTATTATTTAAACAATCAACTTGACTTTGTAAAGCTGTTACTAAACTAAACAATGCTGTATAGTTATTAGTTATCGTTGTGATTTGAGTTTGTTGATTTGCCACTGAATTGGTAAGAGTATTAGTCCTAGAAGTCAAATCATTTATTTGTGATTGTAGATTGTCATTAGTATTAACAACTCCACATATACACGTGATGATGTTTTCTAATGCCTGTGATAGTGTCACTGTACCAGTAACAACACAAGGATTATTAGAACAACAACTAAAATCTACAGTGATGAGGGGATTAAATCCAACGAGAGTTGTATTAATAGTATCAATCTCACTTTGTAGTGTACAAGATTCTTGTAACAAAAGATTGATAAAATTTAGTATTGTTGGATCTTGAGTAGCCCATGCTTGAGTAAGACAGGCTGGAATTATTATGGAACTCATATCAACTTCTCCTACTAGAGTACAGATATTAGTGGCAAAGGTTTGCATAATAGGTGTAATAGAACAACCTGTGGTAATTCCTAAGCAAGGAATATCTGGTCCTTGCCAAGACACACAATTAGTTGTAGTAGGTGGACAAGTCTCAAGAGAGAGTGAAGAACGTGTCATATTTTATTGATATTGGTTTTTATAACTGAAACAATTTGTTCAGGAGTATACTTATTATAACAAGTAGAACATCTATCTTCTAGTCTGTCTAACATTCTGTTATATGCACTTAGCTTCAGAAGAAGCTCTTGGTCAAACTCCATACCAAGATCAAATTTTCTATTAGTATCTATTTTTTTAATAGCTTTAGCTAATGATTTATTTACATTTTCACTAAGTTGATTAGTGTTTCCTACTATTACTCCCATTAGTTTATATTTAAATTTTTAGTAATAGCTCTTAACTTATCTTTAAATTCCTCTAAACTGAGATTCCTTTTCATTAAATTACATATACCACAACAGGGCACACAGTTTTCTAGAGTATATCCTATATCATTATTAATTCTATCTATTCCATTATAGATATATTCTCCATTCATATTTTTAGAATTATATCTTGTAGAAGGTTCTATATTACAATAAAAACAATTTTTCTTTGTTAATTCTCTAAACTCTTCTACATCTAGTTCAAAGTTTAGATTTCTTCTTTTACTATTATTCTTATAACTATTATATAATTTATTAAAATTACCTAATCCTTTTTCTTTACTATGAGCAAACTTTCTACTACATCCACAAGATCTTGTAGTACCTTTTTGAATACAATTCCAAGATATAATTTTTTCTACTCCACAATCACATTTACATAAATATTTTGGAGGATTATTTTTACTAGTAGGAATAGCTGAAACCATTTTTAAAAGGATTAAAGAATTAAATTTCTTTCCTATATAATCTATACTATTATGTTTTTTATACATTATCTACAATCTTTACATTCAATAAGATTATCTAGTAATCTATTAGCTACATTATACAACATAGTTGCTTGTCTAATATTTCCTAATCTTGCGTTTGCCTTAGTTCCTTCAATATAAAGTCTTATAGTTGTTAAAACTTCTGCAAGTTTAGAATCATAACAAGTAGTACAATTGTTTAAGTCTAATTGTAATATTGCTAAATCATATTTACAATCTATTTTACATGTTCTATAAAAAACTTTTTCAATCCAATGTTCATTATGAGGACATATAGAAATCTTTATGACATAAGCACCATCTGGTAGATCTACATAATTCTCAGGTCCAATTACATTTGTTATCTTTAAGTTATTAGACTGTAAAAGAGTAATACCTGATTGATTATAAAATAGTTCTACAGGTTTTAAATATCCAGGAACTAATATTTGTAATACATTTCCTGTAACTTGCTGTAATGGAGAATAGTATGATGTATCAAGAATAGCCAGTGTTTGACAATCATTAGTTTCTAAAACATTAAAGTTTAAACTTGTATTCTGAACCATTCTTTCATTCTTTTAATTCCATTAGCAATACATTGAGCACAAAGCCCATTTGTTAATTGACAGCCACATCCAAAGGTTTTGTGGCAATTTCTGCAAGCAGCCATATAAATTGGTTTTATATTTGTTAAAAATTAGCTCCAAGTTGGAACTACTAATGTTTCTTCAGGTATTTGAATATATACTCCTACTGAAAGATTTTCAGTAAATCCATATAATACTATTCCTGATATTGTAAGATTATTTCCAGGTACTAAAGATATAATCTGACTAGTTATTATACCATTATCATAAGTGCCATCTATTCCTATAGTAGGAGTAGCAGCAGTATTATCCATTACATTTAGTATTGTATAATCTAATATACTATAAGAAGGAGTTGTATCTATTATAATTCTGTATTTATTAGTTGCAGAAGAATCTGAAACTATTTTAATAGAAGTAGTATTTACTATACAACACGGCGAAAGAAGTAGAGATAGAGATTTATATATTCTTTTAGGAATTAGATTTTTAATAGAGTTTAAAATACTATCTTTTCTCTGAGGTGTTAGAGATTGTGCTAATCTTGGCATTTTATTTATTTTTTATAATAAAAAAAGGGGAAGAGATAAGTGTTATCCCATCCCCTTTTTTAGGATTAATTAAAATTTATGTACTTAGAGAACTACTGGTGTTATCTGTATTGCTGCACTCTGCAGATAAGCATTGATAGCATTTTGGAACTGTGCACCAGTTGTTTCTGGGAAGAAGAAATGCCATTCAAAGAATTCTGTTTTATGTCTAGCAAACGAACCTTCTGGAGTTTCAAAACCATAGTTCAGAATATATTCATCATAGTACTGATCTAAGTCTGTGAAGAAGAACCAGAGCTTCATTGCTCTTTCAGCTGCATCAGCTGCATATTGATCATTGAAGTATGCTCTTGACAGTCTTTCCATTTCTGCAACAAATCTACCATTACCTGATGGATACTTAACTTCTTGGATCAGAGTTACTGGCCATGAAGGAATACATAAAGCAGAGTAGTCATTAATGTCTGGATTTCTTTCAGAGATTTCAATGAACAGTGGATCACTTTCGTAAGGCACCTCATCAAAGAAACAAGCTTCTGATTGTCTAGCAACATATGCACTTTCGAGCTTAACACCACAAACACAATCTGTTCCAAAGACATTTCCATCTACTTCTACCCATCTAATACCTTGGAAAGCATTTGGAGCAGTGAAAGTATAAGGTTGAACATCACAAGTATCGCAAGCTACATTATCAGATAATACTGGTATTGCATATATTGAAGTACAAGTTGTGACATTATCACCTAAGAGATAAACACTTGAGCCATATTCTGCTTGAAGAGCTGCAAGACTTGTTCCACCACACACTGGATTTGCCAGAGTAATTTGGAAAGTTGTTTGAGCCTTAGTACAAGCACCTGTTGCTGTCCATGCTATTGTTACACCTGGAGAATTTGCTGTACATATACCTTCATAAGCACTTATGAATGTTACTACATCACCTGCTGTAACTGCTGTTACATTGTTAGTAGAACTATGTACTTCGTAGATAGAAGAGCCATATTGGTAACTTAATCTGAAAGCTGCTGTATCACTATAGTCTGTCTTAAGTGTTGCAAGAGCTGCTGAATTACCTGCATCTGTCCTAGTCACTGTGTACACAAATCCACCTGCACCATAAGTATATCCTGATGGACAATTTGCACAATTAGGGATTATAGTACCTGGAGCAACTGTGAATGCTGCTGGAAGAGAAGTACCAACTATTTGATAAGTTGTATATGCACCAAGAGTACTTGCTACAGTTACAACACTAGCAGGATATTGAGCTTGTACAGCTGCAAGAGCCTGTGGAGTATTACCATCCAATACTGTAAGTTGGTAAGTTGTGAATGCACTAGTGATATATCCTGATGGAGTACCACAATTCAACAGCTTAGTTGCCTTTACATATTTAGAGAGAGGTTGTCCACCAACTGTCTTTCTACCATTTACCAAGTTATGACCAAACTTCTTACCATTGATAGCCTTTATAATTTCATCAGAGATTATATTGCAATCAACTGTTGCTGCACAATTGTCAGAACATTCATCTACACAAGGTAGAGTGATTGTTATTTCTTCAACCAAATACCTACGTTGGTCAGGGAAGAAATTCAAAATTGGTTGTCCTGACAGTTTAATCCAGAAGGTGTAAGTTTTTCCTGGAACTGCAGTGAGTGTCTTAGTTGTGTCTACACCATCATAACCTAAAGTTATAATTCTATTTTGGGGTCTTTGAGAAGCTTGACCTTTCCAACTCTTAACTAGCTTGCCATCTATTACAGGAGCTTTAAAAGTTTCGTTAGCTAAAGCTGCACCATCAGGAAGTTCTGATCTGTCAGGTGTACCTTGAGCTATTAAAAGCTTAGGATTCACATTATAGGAAGGACTAGTTACAGCTTGATATGATTTAGCATCAAAGATGCCTATCTGACCAACAGCTAAGTTAGTAGTTGTTCCTGCGTTAAGAAGAGTACCTGTAGTAGCTACAAAGCAATTACGGTAAGATTTGTATGCCATTGTTTTTTATTTTAAGATTCTGAATTTGTTCTATCTTTTGCGATTTGCAGAGCATTAGTGTTCTCATAATTTCTCATGAATTCTTCTGCTGCTCTATTTATAATTTGGTCAACATATTGTTCTGATAGGTTTATATCTATATTAGTAGATGGAGTTCCATCTATATGAGTATAACCTGCAATATCTATATTAGGAATTACTTGATAATATTCAACGTTTAGTTGTATGACATCAAAGTCTTTTTTATAAACTCTAACTTTATTATCTTGTATTGTAAGAGTACTCCATTCCCAATCAAAACTTGGGGAGTTATTTTTATCAAATAACAAGAGTTCTTTGTTTTGATTTTTGATTTCTCTGAGTCGAAGTATTCTTCTACATTTCCCCTTAGTAGCTATACAATTAGCATTAATAAACTCATAAAAATTATCTGTGAAAGGAAAATCAACATATTCATCAGATATAGAAGGGCTAAGAATTAAATCTGTTTTTATAATTTGCTGAAGTCTATCTATTAGAATTGAGTTTTTATTCTTTAGAGAATGGTCAACCCACCTATTTTTAGCTTCATTAAATATTACAACAAACTTTGGCTTATCACAAGCTCTGTTAGCTCCTGTATTATTTTTATTTATCTTTATTGAAAATTTATTGTAACACTCTTGAGGGGTCATATTATCCTGCTATATTTTTCTTCGTAGCTTCGTATTTCTTAACTTTAGTGATTATATCAGTAAGTTCACTTGACAGTTCAGGAGTTTTTAAATAAACTATACTTTCTTCTATTGTTGGTCTGAAATTCAAACCACCTCTATAATAAAGTTTGTCTGTCTTGTTATACTTGATTATACCATAACTATAAGCTCTTTTAATAGAATTTGCTACTATTAAGTCCTCATTTGATAATTTCATTGCATCAAAGAACTTTTCTAACGAGTTCTCCAATTCATTACCAACTGTAGTAAATAATTCAAGATCTTCTTCTAATTTGTCAAAACTCTGGCCTTTCTTAGGCTTCAAACCTAAATAAAATGCTATGTTCCAAGCTCTATCATAATTAGCAGATTCACTATCAAAGAGTTCAGTCATCAGGTTACCCCTCTTTCTATCTGCTCTTATTTTTACTTTATTAAAGCTAGTTTCTTCTACATCTGTAGTTAAATAGAATTTAGCGTTCTTATACCTAGGATCATGCATTTCTGCTTTACTCATAGGGATCTCACCTCTTCTCTTTAACACTATTAAAGCAAGTTCATCTAGTGGATTAACATCTGCATCAAAGGTTCTAACATCGCCTCTCATATTCACCACCATTGGTATAAGATAACCATTCCAAAATGGTTCATTCTTGTATGTGAGATCTGTTCCTATTAGAGCTTCAAGCCTTTGTCTAGTTTCTATAATTTCTGCCTGCCTTGTTTCCCTTTCTTTTTTATCAGGGATTCTAAGAACAATTGGATCATTTTCATCTAGTCCTGTTAAGTACCTTCTTAGATTATCATCATAAAGAGGTCCATAATAGTCTCCAGTGTTTGGAAACTTAGACAGATTATACTGTCCCAATTGCTCAAATTTATTTACTTTTTGATAAGCTTTTACTACTGACATTTTATTGGTTTTTGGTTTTATTTTTCAAATTACTGGAAAGTTCCATCAAGTTCTATCAGAACACTTCTAGTAGGGTCTTTCAACCAGATAGAAGATTGTCCTTCAGCCATCATAGTGAAACCATCTTGTCTTCCAGATGCAACTCCGTATTTACCAGAGTACAGTCCATAAGGTGAAGTTCTACCATTTATGATTGTGAACTTAGTTGCTGGCATTCCAGAATTTCTGATCATAAAGATGTTAGCATTTCTGTTAGCACCTTCCATGAATTCTACACTAGAACTTGGAGTAGCTGCGTTAGTAGACTCACCATTAGTTACATCAAATATAGCAGAAGTATAAGAATACCTACCATATGCACCAATTAGTGGCTCATCAGCTTTCCTTGAAGTCTGTGCATCAAATGCTGGATTGTATTCAATCTCAACCCATCCAGTTCCAGGTAAGTACATCTTACTAACCTCGAAACCTGCACTCAGATTCATTCTATCACCAGATACAATATTCAATCCTGTGTTGTTCAACACCAGACCAAATTGTGTAGCTGTTCTTTGCAGTTCTTCTGCAAACAGTCTTGTATACTCATTAACTGCACCTCTACCACCTTGTACCTTGAAGTATCTGTCTTTAGGAGCAATATCAGGTCTTGAGTAGAACAGAGATCCAAAGGCATTCATGATAAGCTCTCTAGTGTACCTAGGAACTCTATATCTGTTACCTTTCTTCATCTGATCATACAGACCACCATTGATGTACATTGACATTCCCCTTGCACCCATTACTTGGCCAGGTTGTGCCCACATTAACTCATTTTCTTCCATCTTCAGGTATTCCTTAGCAAGCATGATTTCCACCATAGATGCCCAAGTGAGTGTACCCTTTTGGATTTTACCAGTTCCATCATTCTTACCAAACACAAGAGCGAACTCTTCAGATGTTGGAGTCATGTAGGAATCATATTTCCTTGCTAAATCAATATTATGAGGAAGTTTCAATCTCTGAGCTGAACCTGTAATGGTGTATTCAACACCTCTCCAAGATCCCAGCTTATGCAGAAGCTTCATCATACCTGATTCTTCAACAATACCAGACATGTTTTCTGTAAACTCATTGAGTCTATTAGAAACCTTAAAGTATTGAGTACCAGGAGCTAAATAATATTTATTAAACCAAGTATTCTTTTTATCTTGAGCTACAATTTCCACTGTATACTCGAAGCCTTCGCCTCTTTGATCACCAACTTCTCTAATGAAAAGTTGATCACCATCCCTATAGTCATAGGAGATTGTATCACCCTTCTGGAATGTAGGTTCATTAGAACCATCACCCAAGAGAACTTGGAATGTTTGACCATCTATACCAGGGGTAAGATTGGTTACATCAGTAAGATCTTCCATTACCCTAACACCTTCCAACTTGTAAGGCATTGAGAAGGTGAACTCACCATCATCTCCATTCACATAAATAACATTTTTTTGAAGCTCTGTCATCTTGATCAGAGGAGTTGATACTAAGCTCATTTGGTTCCATACATCAATCACACCCAGATAGGTACGCTTAATGTCCTCACCCCATATATTAAAGAGGTGATTGGCATCTGAAAATATTCCAGATGTCTTAAAAGCAGATTTCTTTACTACTAGGTTATTGCCAAATGCACTAAAGGTAGGATATTGTGCCATCTTTTATTTTTTAAATTTAAATCGAGAAAGGATTCTTAATCTTTGTTTTGCCTGAAAATTCAGGTTCTGTTGTTGTTTTCTTATTAGATTCACCTTGACCTTTTCTTACAAAGTCAAAGACTTGTTTCTTCACTTCATTTGCAGTTTTAGTTTCATCCTCAAACTTATCAAAGTTTTTAAGGAATTTCATAAACTTATAATACTTCTTAGGATCTTCTTGAATCTCTCTGAATTTAAGTAAGAAATCATTAGCCTTTTGGCCATTGCCTACATCATGTTTATATTCAAAATAAAACTTTTCCAGTTCTCTCTTTTCCCTATCAGGGATGTTATCCGAGTGAATGAATCTCTTTAGATTCTGATTATATTGTTGTTCTGCAATTTTCTTCCTTTCTTCCTGAGCTTGTTGTACAGCCATCATTTCTTCTGACTCTTCTTCAATAACTTCAAGCAAAAGTTTCTTATTTTCTTCAGCTTCAGTTCTTAAAGCTTCTTCACCTTCTTCTTTTAAAAGGTTGATTTGTTTACTAATCCAAGAAGGACTCTTCTTTGCTCTAGTATAATATTCTCTTATGACAGTTTCTTGTCCTTGAACATCATCTAAATCTATATTTTGAATATCTACAGACTCTTTAAACACTTCAAATAGTGCTCTAGGATTTCCATTTAAATCTTCAAATTGAACTAGTTTTCTACCAATATCTCCAAGTGAATTTATCTTTTCACTGAATTTCTGATTAGCTTTATGATCTGCTTGAGCTTCAAGTAATTGAGCATAACTTTCTTCATCATATTCTGCTTCTTCTCTACCCTCAAAATCAACAAACAATCCTTTAGCCACCAAATAATCAACTGCAGCTTTATAGTTAATTTCTACTGCAGGCTCATCCTTCTTAGGATCAACCTTATTGGTTTCTTTGGTTTTAGGAGCGTCTTTTTTAATGTCTTCAGGTTTCTGACCTTTATCAGGCTCTTGGTGATCCTCGTTTTCTAAATCATCTTCTTCAAGAGTCTCTAGGTCTTGGACAGGACTTAAAGTAGGTCCCTTAGGAGGGATAGCGTCTACTTTCTTATCTTTTGTAGGCTCAACTTTGGTATCGAGCTTTACTTCTTCTTGTTTTTCATCCTTCTTTCCTCCTATGATCTCATCATCGCTAAGCATTGACTGGATTTCATCATCAGAAAGAGTATCTACTTGAAATGTAGGTATCATGTATTATTATTGGTTTTGTAATGTAAAAGTAATACTAAATTTCGTCAAATCAAAATATTGGTATATAGATTTCCTTTATAGGTATTTTTATAACCAGATATATTCAACTTGAGAAATCCAGTATTTTTTCTTGTCTAATTTAGAGGCAGTTATCTTTTCAATTGTTTCTTGTTCTCTTTTCACACCTCTTTTCTGAATTGAGAGTAGAGCTTTAGTTTCTCTAGAGTGTCTTTTTCCTGTATTACCATGTACAAACATATTATTTCTTAGGTTTAGGTTTATTTCTTATCTTCATCTTTTCAATTGCTTTATCTGATGCCATTTTTTCTCTTTCCAGTTTTGCAGCCTTAGCAGCATCTTCTTTCTTGATATTCAATTCCTTATCCTTTAAATCTAACTTAGCATGTTCTATAGTATTCTTAGCACTTCTTTCAGCTTGCTTATCAGACAACTCATTGTAATGCTTAAGTCTATCAAATTCTAATTTCTCTCTCATGAGTCCTTCATCAGCTGCATCTGAGGCTAAAGATGGGTCTTCTGAGAATCCTAATGCTTTTATTTCAGCTTCTCTAAGTTTAACTTCCCTATCAAGCTGTTTATTCATATTATCATTCTCTCTAGCTTTATCTGCTTCTTCTTGTTGAGCTTGGATTTGTTGCTGTTGCATATCCTGAGCTTGTTTCTGCTTTTGTTGTTCCATTTCTTGTTGCTCACCTTCAGCTTGTTCAACTCTTTTCTGTAATTCTCTTACAGATGTAGCTGTAGCCATGTCAATAAGTTTACTCATAGGAAGGTTAGTAGTGTTATTCTCTAAAGCTAATTGTCTGATAGTTTCAAACTGTCTTTGAGCTTCTGCAGAATTTACCATGTAAACTCCAAGATCTCTTAACAATAATTCTGTACCATTTATCTTTAGGAATGCTCTACTTAAATCACTTTGAATATAAGATAAGGTTATATCTTCTTCTCTGGAAGCTACAAACTGAGCAATATCCAAATGCATCTTATTTCTTCTTCTCTTATAGTTATAGAACTTCTCAAAGTAAGATTCTGTTTGAGCATAGGAGTTATTAACTGCTGCAGTAGTTCCTGTAGCTGTTTCTGAGGCTTGTACAGTACCCGCTCTCTGTGGAGTGATACCTATTTGATTATAAGCTTGTTGTTCCACTAGCATGGCTAGATTGATCAATGCTTGTATTCTATTAGACTCATCTAAGTCAATAGTTTGATAGTGTTGGAAATTAGATCCTTGAGTATTACCTGGTCTTGCATCTACAATACCTACACCTAAGGATTTAGCAATGTTCATAAACTTCTCGTATGAATTTTCTCCACCCCAGTCTTTTAACTTAGGAAGGATGTTGACATCCATTAAGAAGAACTTACCATTATTTCTTTGAGCTATCTCATATGCTTGGTTGTAAAGAATGTTATAGAAGATTTGATAAGGTTTCATTAAGTCTACTAAAGACATACTTCTACCATTTCTATTATTAAATACTTGTCCACATACAGGGAGCTTAGCATTAAAAGGGCTATAATCTCCCTTAAATTGAAACTCATTAGGTCCAAGATCCAGATATGTTGCCATACCTATTCTCTTCTCTGCGTTAGTATTATAATTAGCATTTATCTTTATACCTTTCCATACTTGTGGTACCCATGCCCAACATATAGTGTTTGGTTCATCTGAATCTCTAAAAGATTCCTTTACTACCTCTACTCCATGAAGTTTAGGATCAAAATACTCATCTACTATTTTTACTTCTAGCTTTTGAGTTTCTGGATTTATAGTATTAAGTTTGCCTATTTTTCTTTGTGATTTCCAATAAGCTTCAGTAACTTGTACTAAATCTCTTTGTGAAAAATAATGAAGACCTCCTGTTAATAGTTCATTCTCTGAAGCATTATCCATAACTGGAATAGAAGCTAAAGGACGTCCTGAGTGAGGATCAAAACCTAAAGTGTTTACTTGACTTGCAAAGTCTCTATAATCACTCCAAGGCATCATAGTGGCATTAAAGAATTCTGAATACACATCTTCTTTATCACTATCTTTATAATATTCTGGATAGAGTGCTTCAAGTTCATCTTGAGTCATCTTCCATCCATATCTATCTATTACTTGAGACTTAGATATGTAGAATACTCTTCCTACAAAATCTCCATCTTCTATATATCTTATTTCAGGACTATAATGAAAGAATGAATTAATTGGATTCCAATTCTCTATATTGTATCCTGTAGATGTAAGATACATATGTGAGATACACCTATCAGCAACAAGCATATCTTCAAATTGTTCTACATCTTTTTCTTTAAGATTAAATCTTTCAACATCATTAACAAGTATACATTCTCCCCATGCTTCAGCAGCACTTCTATAATCATATCTCATATATCTCTCAATAGACTTAGGAGTAAGTTCTTTCTCCTTAGCCATAAGATCTTGTTGATATTGATCTGCTTCTTCTTGTGTATCAAAGTCTTTTTTATCTACATCAATACCTTGTCTTTGTAACATTCCCATTACTTCAGAATGTACTTGCTCCTGAACATAAGATTGTACTAGTTGAGTTTTAGCTCTGATGAATTCATTATCAGCTTCTTCACCTGCTGCCTTCACTCTAAATATGTCTGGTCTTTTTATGAATTCACCTACTAGAACATTTACTGCTCTGGAAGTAATATCATAATGTTTAAGATACTTAGGAAGATTAAACTCCTGAGAAAGGGAATTAGTAATATCAGAATAGTCTTCTCTATCAAAATAGTGTTCAGCTATGAACCTACCTTTGATAATTTCATAATTCTCTTTCAATGAAAGATTCTGAAGAAACTGTTGTCTACCAATAGCTTCTATAGAATCCATACAATCTTTAGCCCATTTCTTATCATCCTTAAGTTTCCTTTTTAAAGGAACTTGCTGTGGAGGAAGGATAGTATTGACGCTTTTGTTTAATAACATATTTATTATTTAATTCCTATAAAAGGAGATTTGAAATTTGGTGTGTTGTTTCTTTGTTGTGAAAAAGGACTTGAAGAATGAGTATCCATTCCCACAAATGGAGAAGTGAATGTTTTTCTATGTGGTTGTTCTTTTTCTCTTGGTGCATTTAAAACAAAATCTGTAATTGGCATACTAATATCTAAGTACCTAGCTACAGTGAGAGCATGTCCAAAAGATATAATTCTATCATAGTTACCATCATGTATTCCTTTAGAAGCAGATGATTTAGCTTTATATTCTATCATTTCCTGGAGAAGCATTGGATCTGGTATTCTTACACATCCCATCTTAATTATCTCATCTCCTTTATCATCATAAAGAAATATATCTTCTTTAGTATATTCTACCTCAAGATTCATATAATATCTTTGATTTACTGTACTTGCTGATAATCCTTTATTTCTTGTTGATTTAGATTGAGGATTAATTTGTTTTGCTAACTCAAGAGAATCTATAAGAAGATGTCCTCTATTCTTAAAGAAGAAATATTGTATTAGTGTTTTATCTTCATTTTCTGGAAGTACTAAGGCATTATAATACTCTGCAAGATCTAATATAAGTCTATGAAAATCTTTGACCTCTCTACATCTTCCTGCATATGAAGCTACAATACTATTCTGATATTCTCCAAGAGGAGTATACATTCTTTTAAATACATAAGCTGATCCCAGAGAGTTCACTCTATCACTAGATTCATTCTCATTATATGGATCCACTCCCATTACATAGGTTCCAAAAGGAAGTCCTGCTATAGGATGTTCATATATAACCACTGGAGCTTCTTTAGGATCTTTTGGATTCAAAGGAAACTTAGTAATGGGCATTTTATCAGATTCTTTAGTGGAAACTTTAGAGTCTGTTGTTCTATACATCTCTACACATAAAGGCTCATAACTCCTTTCTAAGAATGTCTTGTGAGCTTTGATTGCATCTATTGGGAAGTTATTATTAGAGTCTGAAAGGAACATTTCCTCTATTGTAAGAGGATAGTACATCTTCCATTTGTTGTACATTTGTACATCACCTGATTCTAACAAAGCATCAAGTTCAGATTGAATCTTCTTTCTTGCTTTCTCTTTATCAGAAACTTTAATTTCAATATCCCATAATTCAGAGTCCTCAGGAATTGTTTCTAACATTCCTTCTTGTAAAAGATATGCTGCTAAAGTAGAATCATACTTACAATCAGATCTATATTCTCCTGACATAAATGTACAGGTTTTTCTTCCATCAGGTTGTATTTCAGCTATAAGATTATGTGCATCTGGATTAAAGAATATCTTCTTAGCATCTTCTGCTGATACAACATTACCACCTGTAAATACCAGAATAGGAAAACATCCCCATCCATTTTCACCAAGCATTGCTGGTTTAGAACCAAGAAAAGCAGAGAGCATTTCTGCTTTGGCTATCTCATCCCAAATATTACACTTAAGATTTGATACACCCGCTGCTTTTTCTGTACTCTTACCTGCATTAGTATTCCTAATTACATATTGAGAGTACACAATATTATCATTATTTTTTCTCTTAACACCTAAGAGAACACGTTCATCACTCCAATCCCTTGTGATTCTTGGGATTCTAAAATATGGACTACAATTAAGAAGGCCATAATCTAAATACTGAGTGAGGTTATTTAAGTCATCTGTACTTGTACCCATGATGAGGTTCTGTCCATCTCTAAAGATGACACCAGTTCTACCTGCATATGAGGATTCAAAAGTACTCTTAGCAATCTGTCTACTTCCACCAATACAAATACCTTCATTTGTTTTCTGTGCCTGTAGAATCAAACCATTAATCTTAACTTCATTATCCCTAAGAGGAGGAGTAACAGAAAGAGGAATTGTTTCTCCCCAATCTGTTTTCTTCATCATTCTAATTTTCCAATGATTAAGATGCCAATAAAGCCATCCTGACATTTGAAAACCATCTATATTGATTCCTCTCTCGACTTTAAACTTTTCTTTTTCCCAGAACTTTTTATATTCTGGATCATCTTTGTCATGAGGAATATCCCCCTTGTCAAAGTTTACAAACATTTGTTTACTCATCTATTTCCATTATACCAGAGATTTCTACATCTCCTTTAGTTACTACTTTGCTTTTAGCTTCTTTCTCTCTAAGCTCAGCTAATCCCTGTAACATCTTTGGAAGCTTTTCCAAGATAGTCATTACAGTTTTAAGCTGATCCTCTTTAGAAGAAACCAATGCATCTACAATTTTACCATTAGGCATAGCTCTTGGACCATATCTATCAACAAGGTTATCCAAATCATAGTTATCTATAGCTTGTCTTGTTTGTTTTAGTTTAAGTTCCAACCATTCTAGTTCAAGAGATATATAAGTATTTACTTTATTTGCTGCCATTAATTACTTTTTGAACTTCGTCTGTAAATTTTACTTTACCATCTTCAATAGAAACCATACTATCTAAGGAAGAAACTTTCAAGGATTCTAATTTTGCATTCTGTTCTACAGAAAGTTCTGTAGCTAAGTCTGCTTCAAATACTCCTTTGAGTATCTTACATACAGTTTTAAATTCTATTTCAAGAGCCATTTTCTTACTGATACAAGCTCCCACTTTTAATTTGTCTCCATTGGTGACAAGGTTGACTTTGTTTTTGTCAATCATATCTTGTACTATTCCAATATCGACTAGTATACCATCTAAACTATCTATTAATATTTGTTTTGTTTCCATTATTTTATTATGAATGCATTATCAATACTTTTTTCTAGGCTTATCCAACCAAGATCCATTATATAAACACTTTTAATTCTAAATTTACTTGTTAGACTTTCTAAATCTATACTCTCTAATTTAAACATTTCAATATAGGTTTTAAATATATTATGAATGTTATGATAGATAAAATTAGGAGCTGTTATAGTTATATATCTTTTACTAGCTTCCTTACTACATAGTATTGGAACAGAATCAATATAAATCTTTATTAAGTTTTCTAATGAAGCTTTACTAAAAACTTCTCCTATGTAAACTTTTTCTTCATCTTCAGATAGTGTACATACATCTTCTAAAGATGGACTTTTAAAAGCATTATAAATATTAAATATTTCTTCATTAGATTGGTGCTTATCCAAAGAGTCTTTACAACTCGATATCTTAGTTCCAAAAGATTGGAAGGTAGGATTAGTTATCTTATCTTCCATACTTGGTATTGTATTCATAATCTTCAGAAAATTCTCCATTGCCTAGATAGGATTGTTCAAGTTCCCTTTCATATTCTTCTAGCCTTTTAAAATACTTATCATTAGTCCAATTATATGGATCAATGATTGTAGTGGTTAGTTTCTTAGGATTTCCATTTACTTCTCCCTTACTCCTAAGCACATTAAGTCTGTGTTGTGCAATTGAAATGTCTGGATATGTTTCTGCTATTACAGCTTCCTTGTTAAGGATTGCGCTTCTCAGATACCTTTCATTCTTGTTATCTTTGAAGTCTTTGATTGTTAATTCCATTGGTTTTTGGTTTTAATTATTTTAAATCTAATGTGGAACCCCTAAGACTCGAACTTAGATATCTGGAGTTTCAGTCCAGTGCATTGACCATCTTTGCTAGAGTTCCTGGTCTTTTTCTACGCTTATAACTTATAGCTACCCTATGAAAATTTTAAAACAGTCTCCAAATCTTTATTTAGTTAATTCAAATTCATAATGTTTTCTAGTATCTTTATTACTCCATACTACTTCGTACAGTACTGTAAAAGAGACATCTACTAAAAAGCCACATACAACTCCTTCATCTCTTCCTATCTTATTATTGAAAAACACTCTGTCTCCAATATTAAACTTTGTTTCTATTACCATAGGTTCTTTGGACAATGTATTTTTTCTGGATTGTTTATATCTGACATGCTCTTTACTTGTAAAGGACATCCACATATTCCACATTCATCTTTTTCAACAGCTAATTCCCAAAGCTTAGTCTCTTCATTAAAAGACTTTCTAAAAGGACATGTAGCACATATATCTAGTCTCTCTTTAGAAACCTTTTCTATCTTTTTAAAGTCCATTAGTTAAATAGTTTATATACTTTCCACATTATAAAAGTTTTCCATCCATCATATATATCATGCTTGTGTTTCCACAAATAGGTTATTCTTTCTTTCTTTTCTTGCAAGGTAGACATGTCTTAAATTGTTTAGTTGTTTTAATGCTGTTCTAAGTTTAATAGTAATACTATTATCTAAATCCATAATCCCTTGTATATTCACCACATTCTTTCTAGCTCTGATCCTTCTTAAGACACCTAGAAGTTCTCTTATATACCTTCTTAAGTTCCCATTATGAACATAGAATAAACCTATGTGTTTAACTTCTATCACAGGATATTCACTTTCATTTAGAAGTCTTTTCCATTCATCCCAGTACATCTCATTAATAAGCTCAACCATTTTAAACTCCTTAACTGGGCAATCTTTATCTTTGAATACCTTATGGTTTATGTATGTTAGATTTCCTATCATTTTCCTAGTTTATTAACTAATTCTTTGTAATAAGAATACCCTTGTTCAAATATTTCAAAGTCTGAATAGATGCTACAAGTGGAGAATCCTATAAGTCTAACTGGTTTTCCTATATCTTCAGGATAGTCTTTATCACTATAATAATCTACCACTATTTCTGCTCTATCTTTAGTTCTTGTAATAGAACATTCATTAATGAACTCTGTTAGATTACTATATATCATCTGTTATCTAATAGTATTTTAAATAAAGCTATATCCCCAAGTTGAAAATTAAGCTCATCACACAACACCTCATCAAACCCTCTACTCTTTATAAGTCCATACTTCCTGAATTTGCTAATCATATTAGCTAGGGTTGACTGGTTCTTCAATATCTTATTCTGTACTATTTGCTCCTTAGTAAACTGGTTATATCCTTCACTTAAGAAGTGTGCTAATATAATTATCTCACTTTTAGATAGCTTAAGTCCTTTGGTTAAAGCTACTAGCTGTACTACCATTCTACACATATCAGCTCTATGCAGGGTTTTAATTACAGTCTTTAAGGTTATTGGTTTTCCTTCCATTATTGTATATTGTATTATATCTCTTGTATTTTCAATACAATTTCATACCTCTAAATAGAGGTTCATTTATTTTGTATTAAACTTGCTCTGACTATTCTCTTAAGAAGGCAGGTTTAAAAACACCATATGTTACCACTTAGGTGTTTCTTATTCTAGACAAGGGAACTTTACTCTCATACCATTTATAGGCTTCCCACTTCTTTATAAGTTTATAGTTTAAGAAAGCATCTAAGGAAATCTATAGTGAAACTTCATTTCTTATTAAAGCTATAGGCCTTAGAGTATATCTCTCAGAACTGGTACAAAGATAAGATATATTTTATTAATATCCAAATCTTAATTGGACTTTAACAAAACATTAACAATATAATGTACTTAGAGGTGCAAATATAAACTATGTTTTTTATATTTCCAAATTCTTCATTATTTTAGGTGAATTTGGTGAAGACTATATACCCCATTTGTTAAATAAGTGTTAATGGGTATACTTAAAATAATAGAATTTATTTACATTATATAGCATTTTTGTTACCAAGGCTGCTTTTAGATACCAAAATTATATTCTCTGTGTGGAATGAGTAACCCAGATCACAACAAACCCCTACCTGAAGTAAGAGAGTGGGGTAGTCCCCCCTCTTCATTATCAATTTAACCATTAAATCTATAAGCAAATGAAGATCCTCGCAGCAAAACTCATCAACACAGGCAATAGTGGCCCTAAAGTCTTAGTGCAAACAGCCAAGACAGACATCTGGATACCTTTTGGTCAATGGAAGTCTCAGTGCCAGTCACCCATTCCTTCATATATAGGGGGAGACATAGAGCCTGACTTCTATAAGGAAGGCGAGACACTGCTCAATGAGCAAGTGTGTACCAAAGACAATACTATCCTCAGGAGCTTTGTAGCCTCTGAGAATCCATTGGTCATAGCCATAGCACAGAGCTACTCTCAAGAGAAGATGGAGAGTGAGGCCAGTGATAAGGCAGCTTTGTTCTCAAGGCAAAGGGCCAGCTCACGTGCTCAAAACAGTGCACCATCTGGTGGTTCTGCTGAGCAACCAAAGCAAGAGCAGGATAATAAAGCAGTGGTAACTGCTGGTGGAGGTGCTGATGTACCTGTCACTGAAGAAGCTCAGTAAGAGCTCTATAAGACATGGAGAGAGATGGGCTTAGGCTTGTCTCTCTCTTTTTATTAATCTTTAAACCATTATACTATGGTATCTCAATATCTTCCTAACCCTTTTAATAGGGAACAAGTCATTGGCCTACATACTATTACCTTAGAGGTAGTAGCTGAAACTCAAGAGGATGCTATAGCTATAATGATAGCAAGACTTGAAGAGTTAAGAGACAATCCACCATGCTTACCAGGCATGTGTGAGGAAGTTTCTGTATCATAAAGAATATAAGAGAGTGTAATGGTGAATAGGTTCCTTGTGAGCTGAACAGCCAGCACTCTCTTTCTTTATATTGTGCTCTTTCTTTAGTAGAACCCTATAAACTATTGATTATGATATACTTTATAGCTAGTTTAGGCATTATTATCATTATTTTAATGCTATTCTCTCTATTCTTTGATAGAAAGAGATGATTTTTTGTGTAAATGTGTAAGTTTTATTGTACATAGATTACACTCCATCCTTTGAACATTACAATTTATTCTTCTACACTCACATGAGATAGTACAAGATATAAATTTCAACATATTATTGTTAAATCTTGTTAACCTAAACACCTAAACCATGAAGCCATTAATGATATATCAGTATGTTGGAGATGTGGTAAAAAAGAAACAAACACATGAAAACATATACACTAAGAGTAGGAACATGTCTTCAATGTTCAAGAACAGATAATATTTATCTGATGGGTATGTGCCAAGAGTGCTACCTAAAAGACCAGGAATAAAAATTCAAATTTATGAATAATTCTACTACATGGGGTGAAATGCTATTTATAATGGCTATCATCGTCTTTGTGCTGCTTATTATTTACTAACCCTCACAACCCAAACCCAATGACTTTAGTTTATATAGTGGCTATACTTATAATAGCACTCGTATTTTTCTCAGTAAAGCTCACATTTAATATGTTTGTAGCTTTATTTGGAGTGAAAAAAGATGTGGATGTAACAACATTCATATTACTCATCAGCTTTATAGCTGGTCTCATCTATCTTCTCACCCATTTAAGATAATACCATGATCAAAAACATTCTAATAACACTATTAGTACTGTTAAACATACATCTAGCATATGAAACTAGTAAGTATGTAAACAAAAGCAAGAAACTGGAGCAAGAGAACCTCAAGCTCACATATAAAACTGATAGTGAAGTAGACTTATCTAATGAGTATACACCTACAGTGATGTATGAAAAGATACAAGATACATTAGGTAATGTACATATAGACACTTTATATAGGTTTTCAGTGATAAGATCAAAAGAAGCTGGTAATACTGAACCAGATGTATATTCCTTAGCACTACCAGATAGTGGAGGATATGATCATTTATCACTGCCTGATCTAAAAAGAGCTATTAGTATATATCCTAAAGATCTATAAAAGCCTGCGAGTATAGCAAACCCTTAATTGGTCTGTTAGATGCTTTATGCATGAAAGTCAGATTTTTTACACACCCAAAACAAAACGCCATGTTATCTATAGTATTCAAATCAGGAGCTGAAGTACAATGGCACATCAATCAGAAAAAGAAATGGCAGTACAAAGATGTAGCTGACATTACTGAAATACAAGCAGATGGAGATGAACTTGAACATATCAAGTCTATATTCTGTCTTAAGTATGATGGAGCACAAGTAGATCAAAGACCTACAATACCTCTTCCTAAGGTAAGAGTTGTAAGATGGTTTGGTGATATAGCCAAAACTATCATAGGTAATATATAGTCATTATTCTTAACCAAAACAACCATATATTTGTATGAAGCCAATAACTAAAGGTGGACAAATACTCTCCAATAGGAGAAAGAAAGCGCTGAAAAGGCTTTTAGATCAAGCAGCTCTAGGGCTGAAACAACCAAAGGGAACTTTCCTCGCAAAGGAGAAAGTACCATTGACAGAAGGAGATAAAACAAGGATCAACAGGGAAATAGACCTGTTGAGACAAAGAGTATAATGGCAAACTCATAACGAGAAAGTGTTGCCTTTGTAAGCAACTAAAAAAGCCATGTCATGAGAGGAGCCTAGGGGGAGAAAATTCTTTCTCTCCCAACGTTCCTGTTTTATTATTCACCCAAACAAAACATTCAATGTCAATCACAAGAATTGCAGCTCTTGAATGGTGGAATACTATTAAATTAGAATCCAAATACACAGAGCTAGCTGAAAAGAATTTTCCTGGCAGACATTTCTCAAGCCTTACAGGTAGTGAAATAGAAACCATACATAAGAAACACTTACAGCAAAAGGAAGACGAAGACCATATTAACTAATACCTTCAACAAGGGAAGGGCAAGAAACTTAGTAGTCGAGAGATAACTAAGAATCTTGTGGTGTAGTAGCTCATCTGGAATTAGAGCACTTGCCTTAACAAGCAAGAGGTTATGAAGGAGCAATCCTAAGGTTCGAGTCCCTTTACCCTGACAAAAACAAATCTATGAAATATAAATTTGTAAAATATTTTCTTTTTGAATGGAACAATCCTATAGGAATTGAAAATTCTCCTTATCTCTATAGATGGAGAATAGATTTTTATTTTTTCTCTATCAGATTACATAAATGGATATGTTCTGATGATTTAAGAGCATATCATTCCCATCCTGTAAACTTCTTAATATTTATATTAAAAGAAGGATATTGCGATTGGAGACCTGTTCTAAAAGAAAGTAAAGTCTTTAACGCTTTTTCTGTTAATGTATTAAGAAGAGACACATTACATTGTGTTGAAATAAAATCTTCTCCTACATACACATTGTTATTCACATGGGGAAGTCCACATAAATGGGCATTCTATGACAGAATAACAATGAAGAAAAAGAATAGAGATAAATATTTTATAGAAAACAAACATCATGTTTGTGATAATTAAATAAAATAACTAACCCTTAAAACAAAACCCACATGAAAAGACAACTTTATGTTCTACTGTTTGCAGTAGCAATATATTCTGGAATAATAGGAGTAGGAATGATATTCTAAAAACTATATATGAAAGAATATAAAAAGAAAAAGAAGAAAAAGAAAGAATGGTCAGGATCATTTAATCTCTAATTTTTATAATAAGATTTTTTTAATTTAACCCATAAACAAACACAAAATGGCAAAAGCACGTAAAGACTACAACGTCGATGAAGTGTTGTCTCTTCTGAGGAGGAAACATGACTGTAGAGTCACAGGAAAAAGAGTAGAAATTCTGAATGGACAAGGTGAAAAACCTGCAAACAGACAGAATGACCTCGGAAATGGTACACATGGTAAAATAGACTACCTGGTCAACCACTGTGGATATAGTAGGAGCTATGTAGGTAAGTTTTCATAAAGATAATGCGTTTAGCTTACAACTAAGCGTTTTGGTGATTGTTTGGGTGTAAGGGGAGAGGTAGTAATACTTTCTCCCTTTTTTATTCAACATCATCATATTATATTATAACTAATCTTTTAAAACATTCAAATGGCAACAATAAAAATAAAAAAATCAGAATTCCAAAAGCTATATAAAGTAGCTTGTGATGGATGGAAGACTAAATTTAATGAAAAGTTTAAACATCAATTATTTGATGATGAACTTGAATTTGAAGAGTCTTTCATTGAAGAAATGGAAAAGGCATGTGATTCAAGTAGGCCTGAACAATTAAAGACACTAAAAAGTATTTTTAAAGCATATATAAAAGAGAATATATTCTCTCAGATTAGAAACTATTCTGATGTATGTAAAGCTCTGAAGATAAAAGAACTCACAATAAGTGATTTCAAAGCCTTTGGGGAAGAAGCTAAAAAAATGCTAGCTTTTCATAAGATCAAGAATATAGAGAAGCTATTCAATGAAACGTGGAAGCCTAACTTTATAGATGGAAGTCAGTATAAGTACTATCCATATTTCACTGCAAATAAGAATGGTGGTCTGGGGTTCGGTGATTGCAGCTGCTACTACTCTGGCTTCTGTGGCCGTGTTGGTCTTTTTAAAGATTCTAAAACAGCTACATTTGTAGGAAAGACTTTCACAGATATCTATCAAGATCTCATATAGGTTTATATATTATTAATATTCTAGTAGTCTAGAGTTCAATGATTACAACAACTACAACTCTAACTTCAATAGCAATGTTAGTCAATACTTATTTTAGTATATAAACCGTGCCTATTGGCAAAAAACTAAGACAACTTAACACTCTCTAGTAACTTCAATGTTGAAAAAGAGTTTAGATAAGTAAATTAATTAATCAAAACTTCCCAAATAATGACTCAGGAAAGAACTATAAAACTGACTTTACAAAAAGCTCAAGAATTATATAAGACAGCAGAAGCAAGTCTTAAAGCACTCCTTGAAGCTAACTTCACAAAGGCAGAGCTATCTACAAATATAATAGATAGAATAAAAAGTTGGGATAATGTGGTAGAGTATTTCTCATCAGAGAAAATAATACTTCCATATAGTGATCCTACAACAAAACAACAGAAGTCCACAAACGCCTTTGTTAAGCTTCAATATATAATTAAAGCTTTAAATGAAGGATGGATTCCAGATTTCACAAACTCAGGACAGTATAAATATTATCCTTGGTTTGAGAAAAAAGCTCATGGTGGCTGGGTTTTCGGCGGCTCTGGTTGCGGCGGCTGTGGTTCTGTTGTTGGGTCTGGTTTTCACCTTAAATCAAGGGAATTATCAGACTATGTAGGAAAACAGTTTTTAGATATTTATAAAGAATATCTACCAGAATAAACAAGTTTACAACTTGAAATAAACTACTCATAGTAGCTGAGTTTTCAACAACTCTAATTACAACAACTGTAATTCTAATATTGAGTCTAGTTTTCAGTACTTATTATATCGTTGTAAACTTTACCTATTGGTAAAAAATGACACAAACTTAAAAGCCCCTTAGTACCTTAAATGTGGAACAGGGGCTTTAAATAAGTAAAATCACTAAATGAAAAGAATAGGAAATCTTTATGGAAAAATAATAGATATAAAGAATTTGTATCTAGCAGAGAAAAAAGCAAGAAGAGGAAAAGGTAACAGAAAGGAGATAATAGAATATGTAGATAAACTAGATGAAAATATTCTAGATTTACATTTAAAACTTCTCAGTGGAACCTATACTACAGGTGAGTATTATCATTTTATAATACATGAGCCAAAGAAGAGAGATATTGATAAGCTTCCATATAAAGATAGAGTAGTACATCATGCTATTTTAAACATATTAGAACCTATATTTGTAAATACATTTGTAAGTACAACTTATAGTTGTATAAAGAAAAGAGGAATTCATAAGTGTTTAAAAGATCTAAATAAAGGACTTATAGATAAAGAGAATACTAAATACTGTCTAAAAGTAGATATTAAAAAATTTTATCCTTCTATTTCTCATACAATTCTTAAAAAATTGTTAAGAACTAAATTTAAGGATAAAGAGCTTTTATATCTTCTAGATGATATTATAGATTCTATAGCTGGAATACCATTAGGAAGTTATACTTCTCAATGGTTTGGTAATTTTTATTTGAATAAATTTGATCATTGGATAAAACAAGACAAGAAAGTTAAGTATTATTACAGATATTGTGATGATATTGTAATCTTAGGATCAAATAAGGAAGATTTACATAATCTAAGGAAAGAAATAGAATTATATCTCTTAGAAAACTTGGAGTTAGAACTTTCTAATTACCAAGTATTTCCCATAGAAAAAAGAGGTATAAATTTTGTTGGTTATGTCAGTTTTCACTCACATATAAAGCTAAGAAAGAGTATTAAGCAAAGATTTAAGAGGATGTTATTAAAATATCCAAATAGAAAGTCTATTGCTTCATATTATGGATGGCTAGCTCATTGTGATTCAGTCAATCTACAGAACAAGTATATCACCTAAACACCAACAATCATGCAAAAGTTTTTATTTAAGTTGATGGCACAAATCAGCTTTTTCTTTTTTATAGCATTTGTATCTACATATCTGACAGATTATTTAGTTTCAATTAATTTCTTTAAGGAAGCAGATCCTGAAAAGTATATTAATGACTCATTTAATTGTCATTATATGTGGTCAAGCAAACACTACATCTATGCTTGGTTCAAATTTATTATATTCTGTATGGCTATAATCAGAATAATAATTTGGGCATTCCAATCTTTTGAAAAAGAAACAATAGGAGATAATTATTATGAATACAGAGGTAAACTCTGACAAGTAATAGGCTATTCTGGTTGTACTCTAACATTAAGAGATGGAACAGAAGTAACAACAAAAGTAGATTCATATCCTACATTTGTACCAAAACATCTAGCTACACAAAAATAAAACATTCACAAACAATCAAAACAAACAAAGCAACGTCATGTACAACCCTTTTCAAAAAACTAAAGAAGACAGAGCTCTCCTCAAACAAATGAAAGCTCAATGGAAAAACAATATGCACACAACACACTCTGAACTATCAAGGATGGGTCTGTCTGCTGAGCAGATCTGGAGAAGGAATTTAGTTATAAACAGCTAAATCCTACACACAATGGTAAAGAAATTTATTGAAGGCGTTATATTTAACGCTAAATGGCTTCTCATTCCTTTTTACATAGTGCTGATCCTTACTTTAGGAGTCTACACATATTTTGATATCAAAGCTTTTGTTGACTATATGCTCAATATTAAGCACATTGATAAAGAAGGCGCAATGCTTACCTTTATTGAGTTGATAGATATCACTATGATAGCAAATTTAGGTAAGATGATTATCACTGGTAGCTACAACTCTTTTGTCTCCAAAGAACATGGGGAACAAGGAGAAAATGTCAGTTCAGGTATGCTTAAAGTAAAAATGGCTACATCTCTAGTAGGTGTAACTGCTATTGCTTTATTGCAAAAATCTATTGACATAGCTAGTGTAGATTGGGATACACTATATAAGCTAGGATATGTTCATGGCATATTCTTATGTTCTGCTTTAGTACTAGAAATAGTAGACTTTCTCCATGAAAAACTTGAATGCACTAAAGAAGCTAATGAGCATAAAGAAACTGCTCCTAAGCATATTGAAGTGAGAGACAAGATGGGTAGTATTTAATTTTTTAACCAACACAATCAACAAATGAAGAAAATTTTCATTTTTGGTCTGATAGCTATAATGGCTATGTGCTCATGTGAATCACACACTCACAAAGAGAAAGATTGGACAAGTGCCAATCAGGATGTAAAGTGCTATAAAGAGAAAAAACAAAACTCTGATGGCACATGGGAATATGTATATTGGTATATGCTTTTGACACACAATAGTGGTGGCAATGTATATCATTACTACAGTTCACCAACAGCTATAAATTCTGTAAGTGGCATTAACTGGACTACGTCCACAACTGCTCCTATAGACTTTAATAATAGCAATAGCTTTGAGGAATCTACAGGATTTCAAACAAGCATATCAGAGCTGCCTCAGGATATACAAAGTGACTTCACTGAAAGCCAGGGTTTTGAATCACCCAATAGTGATGCAAATGATCCAGGTTATACAGAGAGCTCAGGCTTTGAAAGTAGTCCATCATCAGATAATAGCTCAAGCACAGAATCTAGTAGTTCTGATGGAGGAGGTGATTCAGGTGGCGGAGATGGAGGAGGAGGCGATTAATACATAATAGTATGAAAGCAAACATCGTAGTACAACTGACAGGAGCTACGTTAGATAAAATGTATAAAGGCTGTTTAGGTATCACTTTGGTAGACAAAGGACCTAAAACAACAGTGGGTATTTATACACCTCAACAAGAAGGGAAGAATGCTTTTGTAAAGAAAGTAGACTTCAATGATGGAGATCTAACAGTAGTAGGGGAAGTTCCTCTAAAACCTTTAAATTAAGGTTTTCTCTAAAGATAAGCTAGGTTAGTTCAATGGCACCAAACAGGGTTCGGAAATTCATAAAATATCTCTTAGGAGATGGTTTTACCAATTGAAGACGGAAGTTTGGGTAGAACGCTACTATTACATAGTAGAAAATGAGGTTCGATTCCTCACCTAGTTCAATATGGTGTATGTAGTTCAGGTGG